CAGGCGATGGCACATATAAAAGCGGTGGTTTGCCAATGGTAATTCTATCATATGGTCACTCCACTTGGCAAGATTTTATAAACGCATATCATAATAATGTTATTGTTTATTGTCGTGCTTCTTCTAACACCAATCCTGGAACAGGTAGTTTGACTCGTATGGCTTTTATGGCTTATGTTAACAATGCTGAAAATCCAACAGAAGTTGAATTTCAATATTATCGTTCTACAAATCCTACTGCACGAACCATAAATGCTATAAATGACCAAGTATATGTTTATAAATTAGAATCTAAAAATGGCGGTACTTGGACAGTTACTGCTCGTGAAGCCGGAATGAAATCTCTTGCATTGGCTGCGGGCAATGCAGGTTCTGTTACATATGATAAAAACACTGCAATTGTAACACTTGATACTAATTTACCAGCCGTAACCGCAGCAGATGATGGTAAGGTATTAAAAGTAGTTAATGGCATATGGACTGCGGTGGCAGAATAAGGAGGAAAATAAAAATGGCTTTTGCTAATGTATATACCGTAAATGCTTGGATTGTAGATACCAATGGTACTTTTAATTATTTATCTGGTTATCCAAAAGCATTTCAAAGTAAAAATTATGGTAATGATGTAAATAAGGCACTTCAACGTGCAAGAGGAGAATTCCATACGACAATTGGAACATTGTGCTCAAGAGATGATAGAAAAGTTCAAACAGTAACAATTCATGATATGTATGGTAATGAAATAGAACCACCATTTTCTATGGGTGAATTTGAGGTTGAACCAGAATAATATTGAGGAGGGATAAACCATGGCGCAAATTAATTGGACGGGTAATGGCAATGGTCATACTGCAAATGTTAGCGCAGGTTTATCATTAACACTTAGTGGTTCAACAGTGCCATCAAATGCCACAATTACTTCCGTCACTTGTCGTTATGGCTATTCTCAAAGTAAATGGGGTTCTAATTATAGCTGGGTTGCAAAATGGATGGCTAATAGTAATTTGAGTAAATTCTTTTATGGCGCACAAGACAACACGAATCGGTTTTCTGAAACAATGACTGGCAGTAATTCTGGTGATGTACTTAGTCAAGAAGCGCCAACAGGACATGGCGTAACTGCAACTTTAAGTTCTAATCTTACCGAATTTAAAGGTAAATCTTCTTACACATTTAAGTTTAGAGGTGGCAGTACATCACCTAGCTCTTATGGCAGTGCTTTATTACGCTATACTGTTTTACACATTAATTATTATGTTGCTTGCGGTAATCCATCTGGTATTACCGCTTCTGGTGGTTAGAAAAAAATTACATTAACATCATTTACTGCTGCTACGAATGGTACAAGTGATAGTGTTTCTTCTTATGAAATTTGTTATGCTAGTTCAAAATCTTGGAATAGCAATACTGCAGTTGCTCGTACAACCTCATAGACATCAACAGCATATACTTGGAGCAATATTACTACAGCTGGTACATATTATATTGGTGTACGCGTAAAAGGTAGTTCTAGTGGTTGGCATAGTCCAGTGTGGTCATCTGCACTTACTGTAACAGTTAATACAGCTCCAGCTAAGCCAACTATTCAATATCCGCCCGCAGCAGGTAAAACAACTTATAATACTAAACCATATTTTAGAATGACTGGTACTGATGCAGATGGTAATACGCTTAAATATTAGTATAAAATTGATAGTGGGTCTTGGGCCGATGTTGCTTCTTCAGTCACAAGCGGGACAGCGAAAGATTGGCAATGCTCCACAGCATTAACTGCGGGATCGCATACATTATATGTACGAACTTATGATGGAACTGCTTATTCTGAAGAATTAAGTAGAACATTTACCGTAGCTACTCCAACTGCAGTTACTGAAACCACTATTACTGATGAAAATACTATCGATTTATATTAGACGTATATTACGAATCAACGGGCTTGGTATAATTTAAGTGCATATTCATATACGACAGTTAATACGCCGGCTACACTTAATCGAGCAGTTATTTTAGAATTAGAAACCGCTATTGAAGCTACCCCACACGTAGCAACATCATATATGACCACTCCATCGGCTGGAGCCGTATGTAAAATTAGTGACACTTTTACAATATTAAGAAATGCTTTATTATCTGCGTAAAATATTTGCATTTCTAAAAAATTTTTGCTATAATATATATGTAAAATAAAAAGGGCCAAAAAACACAGCAATACTTTTTTAGAAGATATTTACAATTATTGGTGGAATTGTATTGCGACTTGTCGGGCCGTGAGACCTGGCCCCGCGAAAGCGTATGGGTCATATCGGGGAGACAAGAGAGAGTAATTCTGCAATATATATTATACATTTAATTAAATTATTACATTATTTCTATACATATATATTGTTCTGCGGGTCAAGGTGTGAGCATACTCTCGAAATCGCAACTCACATATACCCAAGGAAATGGTTGCGGGGGAGCCTCGACTGGTCATCGAGGTGCGATTTGAAACATGGTGTTCCTTCCTTTCTGTGTGTTGTTCGTTTAGGATTGAAAGATCCGGATATGCGGTTGGGCCGTCGTAAAGTGTGGGGCGGTTTGACCGCATATTTTTTATAGAAAGAGTGAGAAAAATGACAGCTTTATTACAAAAATTTATTGATAAAGTCCTTTATATTAAATCACTCAATCCAAAACGCCGTGAGCCTGGAGATGGCTCAGATGGTTACTGTGATTGTATCGGTTTAGTCATCGGCGCAATCCGTCGTTGTGGACTTAAATGGACTGGTATTCACGGATCAAATTGGGCTGCTCGTAAAGAAGCAGTAAATCTTAGACCAGTAAAGAGTATTTCAGATTTAGAATTAGGCGATGTAGTACTTAAAGGTTGCTAGCCAAGCACAAAGGGGTATGCTTTACCTGCCCGCTATAAAAAAGGTGGACAATATTATAATGGGGATTTAACTGACTATTATCATGCTGGTGTAGTTACAAAGTTAAATCCCTTAAATATTACCCATATGAGTTCTAAAATGACCGTAGATACTAAATTGGGTAAATGGAATTATGCTATGCGCGCAAAACCCCTGGTTAATGCTGGCGCATATGCAGCAGAATCTACGCCAACTATAAATCCTATTCCTGTGTCTGGATCTTAGGCAAAAGTAACTGCTCCATCTGGTGGCACAGTTAATATGCGTCGTACACCAACTTTAAAAGGTGCATTAATTACACGTATTCCTCTTGGTACTATTGTCAATATTATTTAGCCAGGTGAAGAATGGTGTAAAATTTCATACGGCGCTAAAACTGGTTATATGATGGCACAATTCTTAGAAATACTTTAATCCTTGGGAGTCGTAAGACTCCCCTTTCTTTTTTATATTTGAGTTTTTGAAAAAAATATGATATTATATATTTAGAAAGTGAGGAGATAAGATGTTCCAAAAGGTGAATGAATTACCTGCCGCGCTTGTCGCACAAATGGTAATTGCTGAAGATTGTCCAGATAATATTCGTATTGTTTGGAAAGGCAAAACACCTGATGATAATATTATCTTCTTGGCTACTAAAGATACTCTTGTAGATATGATACAAGATACAGCTCAACCAGACGATATATTCGAAATTTGGCAAGACATTGAAGATGATGATTTGAAAAACTAAAAAAAATATGATATTATATATTTGTAAGGTTGAGAGATAAAGGCTTGTCCAAGCCTTCGACTGAAATATAAAGGAGAAATGAACAATGGGAAACAACATGCTGAATGCAATGAAGTCTGCTTCTAACTGGACTCTGACCGAGAATGGTGGCATCACCCACAAGACTACCAACAGTGATCTGTTGGATATGTTTGCTATGGGCGCGGCGATGCGTAATCGCTCTGATGAAGATGTTATCATGATGTTCCGTAAGGCGTATGCGGAGAATGCTGAACTGGCTATGAAGATGCTCTTCTATATCCGTGACGTACGCGGTGGCCAGGGTGAGCGTCGTTTCTTCCGCGTGGTAATCAAGTACATGGCTGACCATGCCGAGTACCGTGATTCCATCCGTAAGAACATCGCCAATATCGCAGAATATGGTCGGTGGGATGACCTTTATGCGCTGTGTGATACTGCTCTCGAGCAGGACATGTTTGCGTTCATGAAGGGTCAGCTTGCGCTTGACCTGGATTGCAAGACCCCTTCTCTGCTCGGCAAGTGGATGAAGTCTGAGAATGCCAGCTCTCAGGAAACTGCTCGTCTGGCTGACAAGACTCGTCGCTACCTGGGCATGACTCATAAGCAGTATCGTAAGGTGCTGTCTACTCTTCGTGCGCGCATCAACGTGCTTGAAGTGCTTATGTCTGCGAACCGCTGGGACGAAATCGAGTTCGATAAGATCCCTTCCAAGGCTGGTCTTATCTACAAGAATGCGTTCGCTCGTCGTGACATGATCAAGGCCAAGTACGAGAAGTTCGCCAAGGATGAGAATACCAAGGTCAACGCGGGAACTCTCTATCCTTACGAAGTGGTAGAAAAGGCGATTCAGCTCATGGGTGGATACTACGGCTACGGTCGTCGTGTCAGCCTGGACAATACTGATCGTCTGATGATCAATAAGTACTGGGATAATCTGACCGATTATTTCGCTGGTGCTAAGTTGAACGCTCTTTGCATGGTAGATACCTCTGGTTCTATGTCTGGTACTCCTATCAACGTAGCAACCGCCCTGGGTATGTACTGCGCTGAGCGTAACCACGGACCTTGGCATAACCACTATATCAGCTTCAGCTCTCGTCCTCAGTTGATCGAGACCGCCGGTGTCGATTTCTGTGACAAGGTACAGCGTATTGTGGCTACCAATCTGTGCGAAAACACCAACATCGAAGCCGCGTTCGATATGGTGCTAAACACTGCGGTGCGCAATCATATGTCTGACGTTGATATGCCTGAATACATGATCGTCATCAGCGACATGGAATTCGACCAGGCAACTGGTAATGGCTGGCGTCGTAACGGCAACATGACCGTGGCCAATGCTGAGACCGTAATGGAGACTATTGAGCGCAAGTTCAATCAGGCTGGCTACCATATGCCTAAGCTGATCTACTGGAACGTTGATGCCCGCCAGGCTAACATTCCTATGATCGGTAACCACTACGTGTCCTACGTAAGCGGTTTCTCTCCTTCCATCTTCAAGAGCATCTTGACTGGTAAGTCTGGTTGGGATCTGATGCTGGAAGCGATCGACTGCGAGCGCTACGCGGCAATCCACGCCTAATAAACACACAGGAGGGTGTCAACCGATTGACATCCTTCTTTTTTTTTGATATAATATAAATAGCATAGATAGAAAGGACGATGTTATGAAGGTTTACTTAGCTGGTAGTATTTTTTATCTTGGTGATAAATTTAGAAATGAATATTTCTCTAAGAAATTACGAGACGCCCTTCCTGGGATTGATCTCTACAATCCCCTTGAAAATGCTGCTATAAATGATAAAACGAAATTTGCTGATGCAAGAGCCATTGCAGATGGAGATAATGAACGTCTTGATAAAAGTGATGTTCTAATTGCCTGTATTGATGGTGATGTTCTACCAAGCGGCACTTGTTCAGAAATTGGCAAATTCCATGAAAAGATTGCTCGTGGTGATACAAAACTTTTGATTGGAATTTGCACTGATACTCGTCAGCAATATCTCACACATAGTGCAGCAAAAGACGCAACATATACTGAGCCAGGTGAGTGCCAGTATTGTTATGAAAATCTTTATGTTACTGGTTTAATTAAGCAGGGTGGTGCTTTAGTAACAACTATTGAAGAAGCAATCGCTGCTATTCAGTTGTGGTATCAACAGCATCCTGAACTCAAAAGCGACCAAGAAAAACTCCAAGATTTTTGGGAGGATAGATAATGGCAACATATACTTTACATGAAAAACCTCGTAATTGGAAAGATGCAGTAGGTTATACATTACAATTTGTATTCGCGGTTTTAACCGCTACAATCTTAATTGCCACCATTTGCGGGACAAGTATTGCAGCAGGTTTAGTCGCAGCAGGTTTGGGCACATTAGTTTTCTTATGTGTCACTAAGTTTAAGGCACCAATCGTTATTTCTAATAGTGGAGCAACGGTGTCAGCAGTTGTTGGTGCACTCGCGCTGACTGGAGCGGTAGCAACGAATTTCGCCGGTGTAATTATTGGTGGTGCAGTAATCGCCATTATTTATGGATTAGCGGCCTTGGCTATTAAGAAATGGGGCATTCAATGGTTACAACGAGCCATTCCACCAATAGTCGCTGGAACGACAATCTTGATTATTGGTATTACCTTAATGGCCTTTATCCCAACATATGCTTTAGTGGGAGGAGCATATTCATTATGGGGAATTTTAGTAGCTGGAATAACAGCATTAACTACGATACTTTGTATGCAATATGGCAAAGGCTTGGTGAAAACAATGCCCTTCCTTATCGGCCTCCTCGTGGGCTACGCAGTAAGCTTCATCCTTACTGTGACAGGAGCGGCTCCTTTAGTTGCAGTAGGTGCCCTATCTGTTTCACATGTTTTTACAATGCCGCAATTTGCATTTCTGAATACGAACTTCTTAACATTTAACTGGGCGACATTGCCGCAGATTGTATTATCATTTGGCATGGTTAGTCTTGCAGCATTAACTGAACATATTGGTGATATGACTACAGCATCTGCGGTTACCGGTTATAATTTACTTGAAGAACCAGGTTTGCATAGAACTCTTTTGGGTGATGGTCTTGGTAGCTTGATGGGCACAATTATTGGTGGTCAACCCAATACGACATATAGTGAATATACTTCTACAATGGCAATTAGTGGTGTATTCAGTACACATTTCACGCTATATACAGCATTAGTCTTAATTGCTCTTGGATTTATTGCTCCATTTAATGCTTTCTTAATGGCTTTGCCAAATGCTGTATTTGCCGGTGTATCCATAGTCGCATATGGCATGATCGCATTAGCAGGTTTGAGAACTATTATTAGCGGTTTGGTTGATTTTACTCGCACGAAAAATCAGATTATTTTTGCAACTATGCTCTCAGTAGGTTTAAGTGGTTTAGCTCTTACTATTGGTGCCTTTAATCTAACGGGTATTGCTCTTGCTATGTTAGTGGGCGTAGTTCTAAATCAGATTTTACGTGATGAAAAAAGTAAACCACTCGGACGATGGCATCGACCAGGGATGACTGCCGGTGATTATCTTAAACATCATGAAAATGAACCTGGAACATTTTATACTGAAGATAAAGAATAAAAATGATTAAGGGAGGCTTAAAAAGTCTCCCTTGATTTTTTTTATAATTTTTGATATAATATATATGTAAAGTGAAAGGAGATGCAAAACTCATGTTAAAAGCTACTAATGAATCTGTCCTCCGTAAAGTATTTGAGCATGCCGAAGCTGTTGACCAGTATTGTGAAAGTATTGGCGCTATTCGTGTTATGACTGCGCTATTCGGCTCTCAGAACTATAGTCTGGCTACTGCTACGAGTGATGTAGATACTAAAAGCATCATCATCCCGAAGCTTGATGATTGGCTCTGGAGCACCGAAGGTGATACTAACCATGTTATCACCATGCCGGATGGTAGCCATGCTGAACTGAAACCTGTGGTTGGAATGTTTAAACAGTTCATCAAAGGTAATATCAATTTTCTTGAAATGCTTTATACCCCCTATATTGATATTGCTTGTGGTTGGGAATGGCTCTATAATGATTTAATCAAAAATGCTGATAATATTGCCCGCCATAATATGTATAAACAGTCTTCTGTATGGTTTGGCTATATTGATCAGATGATGACTCGTACCTTCCGCAGCCATGAAAGTCAAGGCTTCAGAACTGATCTGGGTTATAACCCCAAAGCATTTATGAATGTACTGCGTCTTAAAACCACTTTTATCCGCTGGTTTGAATTTCATCGTCCTTTTGATGAAGCTATTGATATGGGCGATTTCTATGATGAACTTACCGCCGTCAAGAGCGGTTCTATGAGTTATGAATATGTTCAAACTCTTATTGACGATGTCGATCAATGGATCGTAAAAATGCGTGAGTATGTTCATCAGCACTATACCGATAAAGAGGTATTTAATGCTGAACAATATTTCCGTGATCTGTGCCTTAAAATTTTTCATGCGCGTGAATGGAGAGATGAACAATGTGGTTAATTATGTTTAGGCCAAATGGTACCAATCAATTTGTTCCGCAAATGCTATGCTATAGCGAAGAGGAAGCGAGCGAATGGGTGAAAAACGCCCCTTTCTCTGTAGTGGGCACTTATTCTTATGTATATGTGCCTGTATCAAAAGTGGGTAACTATTGGACACGTCGTGAGCCATATCAATTTCCTGGTTATACTTGGCCGGTAATCGTTCCGTATTATACAAGTCCAGAACGGCGTCCATGGCAATACGAGGTAGGAGATTGGCCTGACTCTACTCCAAAAATCACTTGTTGACTTTTATAAAAAAATATTATATAATATTTATAGAAAGTGAGGGGATGGTTAATGGCTATGAGATTATGGTTTGAAAATTCTAATGGCGAAGAGCGTGTTATCAAGAATACTGCCAACACCTGGGCCGAAGTCAATCAGGCAATTAAGGAATTTATCAACAGATGTAATATCAACAAGCATACTGCGGCTAAGCGAATCTATGGCGATCAATATGACCCCTCAAAGGTAAATGAGTTTAAGTGGTATTACACCCGGGTTTGGGAGCAGGAAGATGGAAGAACCAAAATTGATGTTGGTTCTCATACTGAGTTTTTTATCTGGGAGGGCAAATATGAGACCTGATGTAGTAACAATTCAAGAATATAATGATCTTGTAAAAGAGAATTTTGCTCTTAAAATGGAACTCAAAGAGATTAGAACAGCTTATGCTGTGCTCCAAGATGAGTATGATCACATCAAAAGAGACGCGGATCTCGGACAAACTACTCGTAAATTTCTAAGCGAAATTAAGCAAATAATGAGGTGAGAAATTATGGCATATACTGGATTTGTGGTGAAGGTTGAGCATCTTCGCAAGCACTCTAACGCTGATCGTCTTCAGATCGCAACCTTCTTCGGCAATGATACTATCGTTGATTTGAAGGTTCAGATCGGCGATATGGGTGTATATTTCCCTGTGGATGGTCAGCTTTCTGAACGGTTCTGCCAGGTGAATGATCTAGTTCGCCGTAAGAATCCTGAAACTGGTAAGCAGGAAGGCGGCTATCTGGATCCTGACAAGCGTAACATCAAGGCATTGAAGCTCCGTGGCGAAAAGTCTGATGGTCTTTATTTGCCTATTACGTGTTTGGCGGACTTCTGCAAGATTTCTGACTTGCACATTGGTGATACTATTGATACTGTAAACGGCGAAGAGATTTGCCGTAAGTATATTCCTCGCACCAACACTTATAGTGGTGGGAAGGGCGCCGGTGCGCCGAAGAAGGCAAAGGCAAATTTTGCACCCACTTTCTATGAGCATGTAGACACTGCCCAGTTGGCCTATAATCTGGCCGCCTTCAAGCCTGGCGACTTAGTGCAGTTGACCTTGAAGATGCACGGCACGTCTGGGCGTACGGGATATTTGCCTCTTGTCCATACGAAGCGTACTCTTCTGGACAAGCTGTTCCGTCGTCACGGCAAGGACTACATGGAGTATGGCTATGTTACCGGAACTCGTCGTGTGGTGTTGGATTCCACCCATACTGGCGGCTTCTATGAGGACAATTCTTTCCGTCAGGCAATGGCGGCGAAGTTTGAAGGCAAGCTCCACAAGGGCGAGGTTGTTTATTACGAGATCGTAGGTTTCCAGGGTCCTGAAGGTGCGCCTATCATGCCCCAGGTAGCCAATAGCAAGGTAAAGGATCCTGAGTTTACCAAGCAGTATGGCGAAACCACTACGTTCTCTTACGGATGCAATCAGTTTGCGGGTTATACTGAAAATGAATATCGTGAAGATGACACTTGCGGCCGTGGAGAGCGTGAAGGCGTATGCTGCGAAGTATATGTCTATCGTATGACCATGGTGAATGAGGACGGCGACGTTGTCGAATATTCTCCTGACCAGATCCGTGAACGTTGTGAGCAGATGGGAGTTAAGGTTGTACCTGAGTTCTGTCGCTTCTTCGTGCCTGACTCTGTGCCTGGTTTGCACGGCGATTACATTGCTGTGGATCCTGGTGAATATGTGCTTCGTCGTGTCGAAGAATACTTTGATGGGCCTGATCCTATCGGTAAGACTCATGTACGTGAAGGTGTTGTAACCCGTATCTGTAACCGCACTAACTTTGCTGTGTATAAGCACAAGAACTTCGCGTTTAAGGTGCTGGAAGGGATTGCTAAGGATGAAGCTACTGCGCCTGATATCGAGGAAGCCCAGGAAATCCTTGCCGAATCTGGTAATGATGAAGTGTAATATTACTGGTAGGACGTGCGCGGATAATCCCGCACGTCCTACCGAAAGATGTAAAATCTGTCAAGAATGGATGATAAAACATGAAAATGGTTCACGGATTCGAAAATGAATTTTCATTTTTGAGTAATTTTGCTGCCTGTGACGTCAAATATCATGGTAACATTTATAAAACTGCTGAACATGCCTTTCAAGCAGCAAAAGCAACTACTAAACAAGATCACGATTATGTGGCTTCTGCTCCAACGCCGGGGCAAGCTAAATGGCGTGGTCGTTCAATTACTATATGCAAGCAATGGGATGCCATGAAAGATGAAGTCATGCTTGAAATTGTCCGTGCCAAATTTCAAGATGTAGAAATGCGTCAGAAATTAATGAAGGCTCTTGCCGATGGCTGGGACGGTTTTTGTGAAGATAACTATTGGCATGATAATTATTGGGGTAATTGCACCTGCCCCACATGTGCGCACATTGAAGGCCAGAACCATTTAGGTAAAATCCTTATGCAGGTAGCAAATGAAATTGTGGCAGAAATTGCTGCAGAAAATCAGGCAATGAGAGAGGCAGAAGGAAAATTATGATGAACCGAGAACAGCGTCGAGCATATGTCAAGCGGATTAAAAAGAATTCTGCCGCAAGCATATGCCCTGAATGTGGCAATTTGGCTTTGTTTTATACAACTTCACTTGGTGAAAAAAATACTGTTGTCAAATGCCAAGTGTGTGATGCGACAATTCGAGAAGGTGAGGAAGTTACCAAGCTTGTGCCGCCTGGCATAACGCTACCCCTACCTCTTGCGGCATTTGACCGCGCACTGTTGTATGAAGCTTCGCATCCTGACAAGGAGGAAAAAGAAGATGACAATAGCGGAATGTCGAGTGGAGACACAGAAACATATCGAGAAAGTTCGGAAGTATCTGAGAATACTCACGGATAAACTTACCACTCGCGGTGTTAATCATGATGCTGCGAAATTGGAAAGTCCAGAAGTAGAAATTTTTGCTGAGCATACTGAAGCATTAAGCCAGGTTACATATGGCTCACCGGAGTATCAAGAGCACTTAGATGCTATGAAACCTGCGCTTGAACATCATTATGCGACATATCGTCACCATCCAGAGCATTTCCAGAATGGTATTAACGATATGAATCTTATTGACTTAGTGGAAATGCTTGCTGACTGGAAAGCCGCAAGTGAACGTCAGCATAATGGTAATTTGCTCACATCTATTGAGCAAAATGCGGTAAGATTTAAAATGAGTGATCAGCTCAAACAGATTTTGTTAAATACTGCTAAACTATTAGATGAGGTAGAGTAATGAATGAAGAAGTAAGAATGCATCAGTTGGCTGCACGAATTAGGCTGCTTGAATCAAGAGGCCCGCATAACACAAAGATCTGTAACAAACTGCGTAGACAAATTCGTAAATTGGAAAAGGAGATCGAAGTATGATTGGATTGATTTTTGGCATCATTGTTCTTATTGCTGGTTTAGCTTTTGGCGCCTATGCCGCAAAGGAATATAAAGGTAAAGCCATTGGTAATATTGCCAGAATTGTCGGTTGTCTATTGTGTGTAGTATCTATTGTCGGTAGTTGTATTTCATATGTGCCGACTGGTTATACAGGCATTGTAACCACATTTGGTAAAGTCCATTCGGAAACTTTAGATGCTGGTATCAATTTTCATGCACCCTGGGATAACGTAATTAAGATGGATAATCGTGAACAGCGTGTCACTTTTACACTTCAGGCATTCTCCAAAGACATTCAGCAGGTAGATGTCCAGGGTTCTATCAACTATAATATTGATAAAACTACTGCAATGAATCTTTATCGTGATGTTGGTGTAGAATATGCTACCATTCTTATTGGCCCTCGTATCCAAGAGGACGTAAAGATTATTATTGCAAAGTATACCGCAGAAAATCTGATTGAAAATCGCCAGGCAATGTCTGATGCCATTTATGCGCTTTTAAAGGAAGAACTCGCGCCTAAAGGTATCAATATTATTTCTCTGGCAGTAGAAAATATTGATTTCACAGATGCATTTGAATCCGCGGTCGAAGCAAAACAGGTCGCCACACAGGAAAAACAGCGCGCTAAGACTTTGCAGGAGCAGCAGACTATGGAAGCTGAGCAGAAGGCAGAGCGCGAAAGAATTGCCGCTCAGGCCGCGGCAGATGTAGCGCGTATTGAAGCAGACGCTGAGGCATATGCTCTTAAGGTGCATGCAGATGCTGAAGCTGAAGCCAACGCTAAGATCAATGCTTCTTTGACCGATCAGTTGATTAATTACAATCAGATTCTTCGCTGGGATGGTAAACTACCTACGTTTGTTGGCGGAGAAGGCACTTTACCGATTTTGAACTTTGGAGCGGCGGAGTAAGACTCCGCCTTTCCTTTTTTTATTTGAAAATTTCAAAAGAAAATGATATAATATATATAGAAGGTGAGGGAATTAGGATGCCAGACTTTGAAACCGATCTTTGGGAAGAAGCCTATGAACTCGCTTGTCAGAGGGCCCGAGAGGAAGGCGATGTAGATATCGACCGTGATTATACTCTCATGGAAGCTTGGACAGACGAGTATTATGAAGCACTTTATCAAGAGCGTCATGGGAAACATAACGAATGAGGTGGTATTATGGTATGTAGAGCGGCCGTGAAAATCTTTGATAATCGACAGCAAAAAGAAATAATTATACCTTGTCATCGTCATTGTGACGCTTTTCAAATTCTACATGATTTTGGATATCGACGTGAAGATTTTAAAGAACTGGCTCAAGGATTTCTGGATGAACACGACCGCTTTATGTCCCGTATTGAAGCGAAGCATGAAGCCAAAAGATGCCGGCAGGTATCTGATTTTTCACCAATAGATGAAGAATTATATAGTGAGGATGTGTGGTAAATGAAAAATAAAAAACCAAAAGTCCCCGATTATATCCGCAAGCAACGCGGTGACTGGGGCGCAATTAGTCCAGTAACAAAAGTAATCCCTAACAAGAAAAAGAACCCCAAAATTAAACATAAAGGAAAAGAGTGTGATTATGATGAAAAAGCTGTAAAGGGTGAATAAAATGTTTTTAGGTATAGCCTGGTATTGGTGGATTCTCATTATCGCATTTATAGCCTTTATAATTAAAACAATGTAAGAAGGTGAGTATATGCACGATATTTTCTATTTTACCGATGTGCATGGACAATTAGATTTGTTCCAGACCATGCGCGATTGGTGTTATAAACAGGATCCAGAATGCATGATTATTTATGGTGGAGACGCCTGCGATCGTGGTGACTTTGGTTATGATATTATCGAAGCTATTTTAGATGATCCGCAAATGGTTTACATTAAGGGTAATCATGAAGATTTATTTGTACGAGCTGCGCGTGAAATTTTGCGCGAATATCCTGAATATGCTAATCAACGTTTAACTTTACAACAGGCACAAGACGTGCTAGAACAAATGGTTTTTAGCAATCATCGAGTAGACTTACATATCTATAATGGTGGGAATCCTACATTAATTAGTTGGATGACTGAAGGCTGTAAAACCGAAATTCTTGATAAATTAGAAAATCTTCCTTTAACTTTTTCAACTGATGTTTGTGATTTTAGCCATGCGGGCGGTACATATAAAACATGGAATGAAGTCAATAAAGCTGAATATGATGGCGTAAAACCCAATCCATTTGCAGCGGAAGATATGATTTGGGATCGTGATCGCCTTGCTATTGGCTGGAGAGAAAATCATATTTTAGTTCATGGACATACGCCCACCTGCTTATTGCCTGCAAAAATTGCTTGCACTGAAGAAGAAAGTAAACCTATTGCATGGCAAGGTTGGACTTCTAAAGAGCATTATCCTGGATGGCGTATTGATATGGATACTGGTATGACTTGGACTGGTCGCGGTTATGTGTTAAATTGTCTGACCATGGAAGTATTTGGATTTTGGGATCGCGACGTAGGAAAGATGACAACCAAACGTCCTGTTGAACAATTTGAAAATTATAAAATAATATGATATAATAATATTGTAAGAATGAAAGAGGAGGTTTTTGCAATGCCGTCAGTATGGTTGTATCTGCTCATGATTGTTTTGCAGAGTATCTACTTCTATCCGGATATGTGGCGTTCCTGGTGGAGATATATCCGAATGAAGATTGGGCGGTGAGTATATGCCCAAAAGAGCAAATCAATTTACTACACATGATTTCTATTGCATTAATTGTGGGGAAAAAGGAATTCCTTTAACACGACAGCAATCACATCAACGCGGATCATTTCATCGAAAGTTAATGTATTGTTGGCACTGTAAGCATACGGTAAATCACATTGAGTGTCGTAATGAAAGCGAAAAACAAAAATTCATGGAGAAGTTTCTTGCAGGAGAATATAAAGCAGAAGCATTAGAAGAACTTCAATATGAAGCAGAACATCCTCGATTTCAAAATATTCTAAGGGAGTTGAAGTAAAATGGCAACTTTGTTCGTGATGTGCGGTATCCCCGGTTCTGGCAAGTCTACTTGGGCTAATGCCTTCCGGCAGAACCGAATGAAGACTGTTTATGTTTCGCGCGATGTCATTCGCCTCTCTATCATCACGGATGAAGAGCACTACTTCTCTCATGAAGATGAGGTCTATGATAAGTTTGTTGATACCATTAAGGATGCTCTTTCTGTTGGTATTGACACCATCGCTGATGCGACCCATCTGTCTGGCGGAGCCCGTAATAAGTTGGTCAAGGCCCTTGCCGCCAAGGGTATGACCACCGACAAGTATGAAATCATATTTGTCTACATGGATGTGCCTGTGAATGAATGTATTCGTCGGGATAATACCCGCGAAGGCCGTGCGCATGTAACTGCTTCAGTCATTCGACGCATGGGTTCTCAGCAGACTATTCCTACCACTGACGAATTTCCTAATGTGAAGGAGGTGTGGATTATCCGTGGCCGAGATTTGGTTCACCAGTGATACCCACTTCTATCACGAACAGGATTTTCTATATAGACCACGCGGATTTGAAAATACTTTGGAAATGAATGAAGCGATTGTTGAACGTTGGAATAGCGTGGTCAAGCCCAATGATACTGTATATCACTTGGGTGATGTGCTGATGGGACATTATGATGTTAATATCCTAAAGCGTTTGAATGGCATTATCTTTTTTATCCGCGGTAATCATGATACCGATCGTAAAATTGGCGACATCGCCGCGGCAGGAACCCCAGGCACACGTATGTTTTTGGGAACCAGCGAACTAATAAAGTTCGGCAAACTATCGCTGTTTGTGTGCCATTACCCTGTCCTGACTGCCAATTTCGATGATAAGCACTTCAACCAGCACGTTATTAGCCTGCATGGTCACACGCATCAAAAGGGAAATTGGCTATTCCCAGATAACCCATTTATCTACCACGTAGGTATGGATTCCCATGGGTGTTATCCAGTGCATATCGAAGAGGTAGTTGCTGATATTCGTAATCGTTGGAATGAAGTGGGGCATTTGAATATCATGCCGCAAGGGATATATAACACATATCCTGACACTTAAAAGACAACTACTGGCCACGCGTGAGCGTGGTCTTTTTATTTTATATTTTGTCTACGTTCACGGTCGTTGCCCGGCGTGCGATCGGGCTAGCAATTTTTTCGAGCAAATGGCCTAACTTGACCTTTTTCAAAATTTATTGTATAATATGTGTATAGTGAAGCAAAGGAGAATGTGAAATGATGAGCGACCCTAAAATTACGTTTACGTATGACCCACAGCTGCATAAGACTACATGTCAACGTGCAGTACATAACAAAATTTATATTGGCACAGCCCAATGCCACCCACATGATTACGATTTTGAAAACAAATTAACTGGCCAACATTACGCCTATACACGCTCTATGATTAAAGAGATGTGTCAGTTGCGTGATGAATATAAGATTCAACTCAAAGCATTAAAACATCTTTATAATATTTATGAACAGAGTCCCAGTGTTGATTTGAATTCTGAAGAATGCTACTATTTACGTAGACAGATGCAAGTAATGCAACGCAACATTGATGACATGAAATATTTAATTGGCGAAACTCGTAGTGATCTACGCTTAACTATTGCAGAAAAGGATAAGCTTTATGCTAAACTGCGCTCCAATAGAAGTAGTAACGACGCTTGAGTTTCTTAAGCGTGTAGATTTTGACAAGTTTGATCAGTTCTGCACGTTTTTAAGTAAACAACAAGGTTTAGATCATTTTTACGTGCATTGGCAAAGTGTAGTAAATTGGCTGAAAGATTCATCTATCCGTAATAACGCTATAGCGAATAATATCGCAGAACTTTGGGAAATGGATTTTATTCGACCTATACCTGATGCGGATGAGTTAGCTGAACTCCCAGCGATACTCCACTTAAGTAATGACATACATCCCGATAACGTCCGGGTTTACTGTGGCACCTTTGGTGAATACGTTGAATTAAGAAAACATTTTGGCAAAGAAGATGTTAAATATTAATAGGAGGACTTCGTGAATGTTAGATGATTTAACGGCCCTTTTAGATACATCTTCTATCGACCCAGCTACATATTAGTATTTTAATAAACTGGAAAATGAACGCACTATCATCTTTAATCAAGAGGTAGATGAACGTATAGTCGAGAAAGTTGTAATTCCTTTAATGGATTTTGAAAAGGATTCAAGTATGGATCCTGTGACTCTCATTTTTGCTACTGTTGGTGGTAGTGTAAGTGATGGTTTTATTCTTTGTAATATTATTGACACTTATAAAAAGCCTTTGAACATTATCGTTCTTGGATATGCTGCTTCAATGGGAACAATTATGCTTGCCGCAGGCTCTCATAATCCTAACGTTACTCGCAAGTGTTATCCATTTACATATGCACTGCTACATGCCGGTAGTACTGCATTTAGTGGTGAGTCGCTTACAGTACAAGATACTCTTGAGTTTAACAAGAGAGTAGATGAAAAGGTTAAAAAGTTTATTGTGACCCATACCAATGTCTCAGAAGAAGAATACTCGCAGCATGAAAGAAAACAGTGGTTCCTTGACGCTGAAGATATGCTGAAATACGGATTCGTCGATGAAATTATTGGTAAGGAAGATGATTCACTTGAAAAGAACCAACTACAAGACGATTAAATTTTTTGATACCAGTGCTTTATTATCTGGATATAAACTTGACATCGAAGATTGGAATTTTATTAGTAACATTGTATTTGAAGAATTAGAACATATAAAGACATCATAGAACAAAGATGAAGCAATTAAATATAAAGCACGCTCCCTTGTGCGCTATTTAATGAAACATCGAGAACTATGGACATATAGTTGTGATGCTACACCAAAGCAGATTGAAAAACTCCTTTCACGAAGCTCATATTTAGCAGACAACAATGATGGTAAATTAATTTGTGAAGCACGGTTATTGGCGCAATATTACCACTGTGATTCTGGTTTACCAGAAGATAAAAATCGCGAGCCAATTTTATATTTTATAACATCTGATGCATCTCAATATTTGCTCGCTACTTCATATCCAGAATTACATGCAATGTATTATCAAGAGACGGCTCATAAAGAAGAACTCTGGACTGGGTACAAGGACGTCTACTTTGATGATGATATAGAAATGGCTTAGATTTATGAGCACCCTGAAGAGAATACAATGAAACTTGCTACTAATGAGTATGCAAAAGTATTCTATATGGGAGAACTTGCTGATCTAGTAAAATGGAATGGTGAAACACTCGAAGCCATTAAATATAAAGATTAGAATAGTGATTATTTCGGCAAGATTCAACCGCGCAATACTGAATAGAAATTATTCTTTGACTTATTACAGAATCGTGATATTGAAATTAAATTAGTAAGAGGACAATACGGTTCGGGTAAAACTTTTTTGGCATTGGTACATGCTTTGAATTATATCAAGTGGCATAAATTTGACAAAATCGTATATGTGAGAAATAATGTAGAAGTCGCTGGATCTCAAAGATTAGGCGCACTTCCAGGTGAGCAAGAGGATAAGTTAATGCCTTATATGATGCCGATGGCCGATATCTTGGGCGATGAAGAGGCTTTACGGCAAGAGTTAGAAATGGGTACTATTGAACCTGTGCATTTAGGTTTTATACGTGGGCGTAGCTTCAAAAACTCTATTGTGTTTGTAGATGAAGCCGAGAATCTCACAACAGACAATATCAAGTTAATAGTGGGTCGTATAGGTGAGGGAAGTGAGCTCTGGGTACTTGGAGATGAATCCCAAACTGACTCTGATGTTTTCCGGAAAAATAGCGGCATAGCTTCACTTGTAAATAGCTTGAAAGGGAATCCGCACTTTGGTACGGTGGAACTTCAGAAATCAGAAAGAAGTGCTATTGCTCAACTTGCCGCAGAGATCAGGGGTGCATAAAGCACCCCTTTTCTTTTGCTCTTGTTAGCTGTAGAGTTGAAAAAATAAAAAATATATGGTATAATATATGTAGAAATGAAGAAAGGATGAAAATATGGCAGTTACAGTCGATTATGGTGTAAAAGATATAAAAACGCTCGGCAGTATGGAAGCCATACGCACCCGTCCCGGCATGTACATCGGTTCAGTCGGCCCCGAAGGAGTATGGCAAATTGCTTTGGAAATTATTTCTAATGCAGTTGACGAATACTTGATCGGTGCGTGCGATGAAATTCATGTATTTGTTGAAGGCCCCCGAGTTATCATTTCAGATAATGGGCGCGGAGTTCCTTTCGGCAAGAATGAAGATGGCGAAGAAACTCTTGTAAATGTATATACAAAATTGCATACAGGTGCTAAATTTGATAGCAATGGAAATACTGGATATAATACGTCTGGTGGTATGAATGGTGTTGGTGCAAAAGCAACTAACGCTCTTTCCAGTGCATTTACAGTAGAGAGTAGACGCGACGGTAAACGAGCATATGCAATGTTTTCTCGTGGGGAATTAGGTAAGTATGAGGAAACAGCCTGGCCCGAAAAGAATATTGTTCCATACTGGCCTGATCGAGGAACGATTGTGCAATTTATCCCTGATCCAGAAATTTTTAAAGAAGGTATTGAATTAAATCACGATCAACTTCGTAAACAACTACAAGAACTTGCATATTTGTCTCCTGGATTAAAGTTTGTTCTTACCATTGATGGCAAGAAAGAGGAAATTGCCAGTAAAAATGGACTTTTAGATTATCTGGAAGACCTTACCTCGGGCAAAGAGAAATTGACTACACCATTTTATGCAGAAAGTAGTGAAAATCGTATCGGTGTACGGGTAGCTCTACAATATACTAATCAATATACTGATACATATAAGATTTTTACAAATAGTATTCCGAATACCGCGGGAACTCATTTAACAGGATTTAGAACTGCATTAACGCAGGCGATGAATATTTATGCGAGAAATAAAAAACTTCTCAAGGAAAAAGATGATAATTTAACCGGAGAAGATCTAAAGGAGGGGCTGACTCTTGTCCTTAGTCTCACGATGCCCGATCCGGTCTTCAGTGGCCAGACAAAAGGCACGCTTACTTCGGCAGAAGGCCGGACAGTGGTTCAACGCCTCTGTTCAAAGAGTCTTGCAGATTGGCTGGAAACACATGAGCGAGACGCAAAAGCAATCATTAATAAAGCTATACTCGCCAGAACTGCACGCGACAAAGCAAGGAAAGCAAAAGAAGCGGTTAGGGGAACAGCAGCTAGTAAGGCAGCCCGTATTACCTTACCAGGCAAACTCGCGGACTGTTCAAGCAAAACCCGGAGTGAGTGCGAGGTATTTATCGTCGAGGGAGATTCGGCGGCTGGTAGCGCAAAAGAAGCTCGTAATCGAGACACGCAAGCCATCCTTCCTATCCGTGGTAAAATCCTTAATGTTCTCAAAGCGGATCTTGCGAAAGCAATGTCCAACGAAGAAATCAAAAGTATGATCGTTGGATTTGGTTTACAAGTCCAAAATAATAAGATTGTTTTAGATGAAAGTAAATTGCGTTATGGTAAAATAATTATCATGGCTGATGCTGACGTTGATGGTGATCATATCCGCTGTTTGTTCCTTACTTTCATTTGGAAATTCTGTCCAGAATTGATAGAGAAGGGATATATTTATGCGGCTGTGCCTCCTTTGTATCGAATTATTAAGGGTAAAACCTCATTCTACATTAAAGATGATGCTGCCCTTGCCGATTATAGGGCTAAAAACCCAGGGTTATCTTATGAACTTCGGCGCTTTAAAGGTCTGGGCGAACAATCAGTTGACGAACTTTCTGAGTCTACAATGGCGCCCGGTACGAGAACTCTTAAGCAGATCACAATGACTGATGCAATCGCTGCAAGTAATGTATTTAACAGCTTAATGGGTGAAAGTGCTACATTAAGAAAGAAATTTATAGAGGAGAATGCTTTCCGTGCCAAAGTTGACGTGTAAAAAGATATGGGGCCATTTGCGGACAGTGCAAACTCACCGCAAATGGGTGCGCCGGTTTTGCCGTTGGGCTGGCATACCTTGGCGCGGGTTGGTTCATGATTTAAGTAAATATAGTCCAAAAGAATTTTGGGAGTCAGCTCGATATTGGAGCGGAACACGTTCTCCTATTGAAGCTGCAAAAGAAGATAAGGGCGTATCATATGCCTGGATGCATCACAAAGGACGCAATAGCCATCACTATGAATATTGGATGGACAATTTTGATAAGGGTGGCGTCGCCCGTATGATGCCTGAAAAAGACTTTACTGAAATGATATGTGATATGCTCGGTGCCAGTATGGCTTATTGTGGTAATAAGGATCATTGTATGTTCCAACGTTGCCGTGAATACTGGGATGCGCATCGTAAGCGTGGCTGCGCTATGCATAAAATGAATCAAATCATGTGTGATATTATTTTTTCAGATTTGGCACACGCTGAACATCCAGAATTGCATAATTGCTTAACTACCCCCACTCCTAAAGAAATGCTTAAATCAAAATATATTCAACATGTATGGAAGGCGAATAGTAGTAATGCTGGAAATTTATACTGATGGTTCCTCAACAAAAACTCGTTCTGGCTGGGGTTTTGTGGTTGTGGGCGATAATAAACAATTATATACTGCCGCCGGCGAAGAGCGTGGAGCCACTAATCAGCGTATGGAATTACGAGCAGCTCTTGAAGCCTTAAAATGGTGGGAAAAAGGCCCACCTGCGGCATATCCTGATGTAGATCCTGAAGTTACCATTTATAGTGATAGTGCATATTTTTGCAATTGTTATTTTGATAAATGGTGGATTAATTGGGAAAATAATGGATGGGTCAATAGTAAGAAAGAACCTGTTGCTAATCAAGATCTTTGGAAAGAATTAGTGATTTATTTTAAAAATCCATATGTTCATATTGCTAAAGTAAAAGGACATAGTGGGCATACATATAATGAATTGGCTGATAAATTAGCCACAGGAGTTAAACTTAGAGATGAACAATTGACAATTAATGAAAAAGATGATAAAATAAATATAGAGTTGAGTGAGATTCTCTTAGATTATTCAATGCGTAAGTATCCAGTAGATGAAACGATCAAGAGAATTAGAAAGGTGTGTAATTGTGAGTAATATTGTTCAAGCCCCTATTGTAGAAGAAGTCGAACAGTCATTCTTAGATTATTCACTTTCTGTTATTACTGATCGAGCCATTCCTGCAGTTGAGGACGGTTTGAAACCAGTTATGCGTCGTATTTTGTGGTGTATGGCGGAAAGTGGATACAAAAGTGATAAACAATATGTGAAATGCGCTAGACCTGTTGGTGATACAATGGGTAAATATCATCCGCATGGAGATAGTTCAATATATGGCGCATTAGTCGGAGCAAGTCAGCCCTGGAATATGCGGTATCCTTTAATTGATTTCCATGGGAATAATGGTAGCCGTGATGGTGATCCACCTGCGGCAATGCGTTATACAGAGTGTCGTTTAAGTAAGATTAGTGAAGCGACATTAACAGGTATTAAAAAGGATACCGTAGATTGGATCCCTAATTTTGATGAAACCACTGAAGAACCAGTTTATCTGCCTGGTATATTTCCAAACTTAATGTGTAATGGGACAACTGGTATTGCAGTTGCAATGGCTTGTTCATTTGCTCCACATAATCTTGGTGAAGTTATGGATGGTGCTATCGCATATCTTGATGGTACAGCAAAAACTTCAGTTGATTTATTGAATTATATCAAAGGACCCGACTTTCCAACGGGTGGTATAATCATTAATGAAAAAGAATTTAGAGCCGCATATACAAGTGGTAAAGGTCGGGTCAGATTACGCGCCGAGTATGTGGTTGAAAAAAATAAAAACGGTACTGAAACACTTGTCTTTACTTCAATCCCGTATAAGATTTCTAAAGAAACACTTATGTCAGATGTGGATGCCTTATGTGAAGAAGGTAAACTTACTGGCATTACTGAAATACGGGATGAAAGTAATAAGCTGGGAGTACGATTGGTACTTGTTCTACAGAAGGGAACTAATGCTGATGTTGTTGCATCCCGACTGTTTGAGTTAACTGATTTAGAAACAACTTTTAGTATCAACCAAGTGGCTCTGGTAGATAAAACACCAAAACAATTAACTTTGGTTGATATGATAAAATATTATATAGATCATCAAAAAGATGTGTATCGTCGTAAAAATGAATATGAAAAAGCTCAATTAGATAAACGTATTCATATTCTTGAAGGATTATGCCGAGCACTTGAAGATATTGATAATGTCATCAAAACAATCAAGAGCTCTAAGGATAAATCCGCGGCACGTGATGCATTAGTAAGTCAGTATAAATTTACAGTAGCACAGGCTGATGCAATTTTAGGAATGACGTTAAGCCGTTTGGCAAATATGGAAAAAATTGCAATTCAGAATGAAAAAACTGAAAAAGAAGCTGAACGGGCAATTATTCTGGCGCGTCTTAATGATGAAACAATTTTTAATCGAGATTTAAAAACTGAATTAACTACATTTAAGAACGCTTTTAATGATACTCGTCGAACTCAAATCACCAATATTGAGATCACAAAAGAAGAAAAAGAAATTTCTCAGATTATCCCCGAGGATGTTGTGGTGATTGTAACGGATGCAGGAAATGCAAAACGAGTACCAATAAAGAATTTTAAGAGTCAGAAACGAAATGGTAAAGGCATTAAAACACAAGATGATATTACCATGGCCACCATTAATACCAATACGGTGGAAGTAATCTTGGTCTTTACAAATACAGGTAGAGTATATCGTCTTGGAGTAGATCAGATTCCAGAAGGTACACAAGCTACAAGAGGAACCGCAATTAGTACAATGGTTGATATGGTGCCTGGTGAAAAAGTTGTAGCAATTACTTCAATGAGCCGAACTGAAAAAGATAAATATGTATGGTTTGCAACTCGTAACGGTATTATTAAAAAAACCAATATAAGTGAATACGAAGGTGCAAAACGTAAAGCAGGAGTGCAGGCTCTTGGATTGCGCGAAGGGGATAGCTTAGTAAGCGTTTGGATTAAAGAAAATACAGACATTCTTCTCTTAACTGCGAAAGGTATGGGCATTAAATTTGATGGATCAACTATTGGCGCGACTGGAAGATCTGCTGTCGGGGTCCAAGGGATTAAACTTAACACTGAAGATTACGTCGCAGCGGCTTGCGGAGTTACCGACGGGCAAGTATTCATTGGATATAGTGATGGATCGGGTAAACGTCTTGACGTATCAGAATTTACTCGACAGGGACGAGGTGGAAAAGGTCTTAAAGTGGTATCACAAAGTCCAGCCGTGGCTATCTTGGGACAACTCAGTGACTCTGAAATGATTTTTGTAAGTGGTGAAAAAAGTTCTATATGCGTCAAAATTGGCGATATAACCATGGGTAGTAGAACTAGTAGTCCGATTAAGATAATTAAAGATACAAGAATTGTATCCGCAGCGAGGGTTTCAAATGAGTAATGTGTTATGTATTGAACCTATGAAAATCAATAAAATTCCCGAGGGTAAAGAGGATCTCTTTCCCTCTATTTGTGCATCTGGTCAATATTTCGCGCAATTAAAAAAGGATGGTTACTGGTATCAATATGAGCGACAAGAAAATGAATGTTATCTTTGGAGTAGAACAACTTCTAAAGTAACTGGCACTCTTGCCGAAAAAGGTGCTAATGTACCACATATTATGGAAGCATTAGCGCCATTACCTGCGGGCACAGTAATAATCGGTGAGATTTATTATCCCGGAAAACGCAGTAAGGATGTTACTCCAATTATGGGGTCTTTGCCTGATAAAGCCATAGAACGTCAAAATGGAGAGTATGGTAAACTTCATTATTATATTCATGATATTATTTATTATCGTGGTACAAATTTAATGAATTATGGCGCATGGATTCGTTATAAAATTTTAGAGCAAGTTTGGAATCAATTTCATTTATCAAATTGCCCTTATTTAGAACTTGCAGCAATAGTCGAAGATGATATTCAAGAAGCTGTAGCTGCAGCACTACAAGCCGGAGAAGAAGGTATGGTTCTTAAGAAGAAAACTGCTCCATACACGCCAGGCAAACGACCAGTTTGGGATACAATTAAAATCAAGAAAACTGATACTTGTGATGCAATTATTCTTGCGGCCTGTGAGCCGACTAAAGAATATACAGGTAAAGAATTAGATACATGGCCCTATTGGGAAGATGGCGTACCTGTAACTAAACCATATGCTCTTGGATGGAAAACTGCTATTGAAATTGGGGCCTATGATGGTGATAAAATTATTTCAATAGGTACAGTATCGTCTGGCTTAACAGATGAAATGCGCGAAGGACTTGCAAAACATCCTGAAGAGTATATCGGAAAAGTATGTGAACTTGCTGGCATGGAAAAAGATCATGCCGCACATACTTTACGACACTTTCATTTTAAGGGGCTTAGACCCGATAAAGATCCACGAGATTGTATACTAAAGGAGATTTTTAATAATGAGTGAGCATATTTTAGATCCTAAATCTTTCGCTTTTGATGCTGATGCAGAAGAATTTGCTTATCAAAAGTTAGAAGATTATGTTAATACCCATTTTGTTGCTGATGATAATAATGGTACTTTAACTATTCCAGCAGAATTTAAAGCATTAATTGAAGCTTATAAAAATACCACTACTGATATTACGACCGATTATGATTTTCTCCGTATTATTTTTAAAACCGCCGTGCGCATGGTTGATAAATATTATACTTTGCGTACTTGGGTAGAAAAACAGGTAAAGAATAATCCAGATCTTGCTGCATTATATGAGAAGTTCATTGATAGTCAAGAGTTTCGTGTAAATCATTAACTTAATTGATTTTTCAAAAAATTTTTTATATAATATACTTGTAAGATAAAGAAAGGAAAATCTTACTGTGACGAAAAAACAGTTAAAGCAGCTTGCCAAGAAAATGGCTGAATTGGAATATACCATCCAAACCAGTCAGGACAAGAATGCCATTGATCTCGCTAAAGATAAAATGATCAAGGCTCAGGAATCAGCTGATATGGAACTCGAGGAAATGGTACTGCTGGACGAGATGATTCAAAAATATTTATCAGAAAAAAATATTTGAATTTCTCAAAAATTTATGGTATAATATCCGTAGATAATAACTGATAGGCAAACCCTTCAGATTATTATATACAAAATACTATTAATATTGAAGAAGCTCTGTAAGAGCAAAAAGGAGAATGTATTATGGCTGCTATGAAGGAAAATACTAAAAAGGTTATTACTTATCTGCAGGGTCTGGCCCCAACTGACAACGTGACTGCCGCTGATGTGGCTGAAGCTCTCGGTCTTGAGAAGCGTAGTGTTGATGGTATCTTCACTAGTGCTATTCAGCGTAAGAGCTATGGCGTTCGTGAGGAAGCCGAAATTGAGTTGGCCGATGGTACCCATCAGAAGGTTAAGTTCCTCAAGCTCACCGATGCTGGCCGCGCTCTCGATGTGAATGCGGATCCTGACGCCGAGTAATTTAGGAATAAGTATTTCACAGGGGATTTGACAGTCAGTTAAATCCCCTTTCTTTAACTTTTGAGGTGGGACTATGGATATAACGATCATAGGACTCGCAATTGCCGCACTCTGTTTTTTAGGAATCATTTTTCTGTCAGCGTACAATCTGCGAAAACTACGAAGTGAAGAAAATAGTCTCAAAAATCGCGTAAATTAGTTACGTGAAGAAGAAGCTGACCGCGAGAAAGATTTAGCTACCATTAAAAATTTAGTTGCTGAAAATTTGCATAAGAATGAATTGGTAGAACAAGAGGTAGCAAATAACGAGCGTCGTAAGCAAGATTTAAATAATGATATTGCGGATCAAGTTGAAAATATTGAACGTTTGAAATCATCTTTTGAAACCACAAAAGAAGAATTTGAAAAGAAATATCTGGCTGACCGCAAGAATTGGTTAGATGATCGACAAGCGGAATATTTACAAATGCAGACAGATTTTGTAGAACAATTCCGTGAAGATAATAAACGTAAATTAGCAGCAGCACAAGAACTTAATGAAACATTAGAAGAATTACGTTCTGCTGTTGATTCTGCAACAGAAGTAGCCAAGCGTCATGCAGAAAAAGAAAATTTCATATCTTTCCACTCGTTACAACTTGCCGCAGGAGCAAAAGAAGATATTGCGAGAATCCATACAATTTTGCCAAGCGTATCCACAATATGCGCTGAAGCGATTGCAAAAGTTATATGGAAAGTTTATTATGAAAAAGCCTACACAGACATGGTGGGACGTGTGTTGGGAACAAGATCTTATACAGGTATTTATCGAATTACTAACAGTGTAAACGATATGTGCTATATTGGACAAGCTGTTGATATTGCCGACCGTTGGCGTCAACATATTAAACGTGCTCTTGGAGCAGAGCCACGTACACAAAATAAACTTTATCCAGCTATGTATGAACTTGGTCCTGAGAATTTTACTTTTGAAGTTATAGAGGAATGTTCAAGAGAAAAATTGAATGAACGTGAAGATTATTGGCAAGATTTCTATCATGCAAAAGAATATGGGTATAGTATAAAATGAGGACAAATTTGTGGAAAACATTCGAGGGTATGAACCAGAAAAGTTTATGCAATTATTGCAAAAAATGCCCCAAGGAATATCTTTATCCAATATGCCCGGGACCGAAAAATGGGCCGACATTAAAGTGTTTGAAGGAGAACCTTATACACCGGATACGTATGTACCGGAGTTTCTTAGCGACTATTTGGTGGGCTTGGAGTACTTACGGCAAACCTTCAATAGGGATAAGAATATGGATGTCTATAACGCATTAATTAACGCCATGCCCGTTGGTCTATTTTTTGCTTTGTATGATGCAGCAAATTGACTTTTCTCAAAAATTTTGATATAATATATATAGAAAATGAGGAAAGGATAAGTGCGCATGACAAAACAGCAAGAATTTTTGGAATTTTGGAATTATTTAACGCATGAAGTCGCTGGTGATGTTGAAGTGCCAGAAAATGTTCAGGCATATATCAATGCACTAAGTGATAATGGTGCAGTAGAAAAACCGGCATTTACTGAGAATGGTAGAAATATCCTCGCATATTTGCAGGGACAGCCAGCTCAGATGTATAAGGCAAGAGATATTGCAGAAGGTATGGGAATTACATCTAAAGCAGTATCTGGAGCCATGAGAAAACTTGTTTCTGATGGTTATGTAGAAAAGGTTGGTAAAGACCCCGTAGTATATACTATCACAGAAAAAGGTAAAAATGTAGAATTTGAAGGAGAAAATGAGTAATGAAAAAGAATTTTATTAACGAAACGCATATTGAGGGTCTGCTTTACGACCATAAGCTTGAGAAGAAAATTACTGGCGCACAGTCCAAGAATCCTGGCACTGAATTCATCGCAGGTACTATCAGTGTTGCAACTGATGATAAGATGGAGAATGTTGTCCAGATCCATTATACTTATGTAACTGCAACCACCGCCAAGGGCAATGCGAATGCTTCTTTCGCGGCGCTGGAGAAGATTATCAACGAGAATCCTACGGTTCTGAATGTTGGAGCTGATAAGGCAATTAAGGTTCGTTGTGATAGCACGATCAACCTGCTTGAGTGGTATCGTGAAGTAACGGATGAAAAGCCTGTGTCTATTATGCGCAATGAAGGCGGTTTCATTCATATTGTAACCTCTATTAATGAGGATGAAAAGCAGCGCAATACCTTTAAAGCTGATGTGGTTATCACCAGCGTTAAGGATGTTGAAGCTGATCCCGAAAAGAATATGGATGCATATGTCCGTGTTCGTGGTTGTGTATTCGATTTCCGTAAGGCATTGCTCCCTGTCGAATTTGTGGTTCGTAGCAAGGGCGGTATGAACTACTTCAGCGGTCTTGAAGCAAGTCCTAAGCATCCGGTATTCACTTGTGTGTGGGGCCGTCAGCTTAGTCAGACTGTTGTAACCAAGACTGTTACTGAGTCTGCATTTGGTGAGGATGAAGTTCGTGAGCGTCAGACCACGACTCGTGAGTATGTAATTAGCGGTGCGAGTAAGTCTCCTTACGAGTGGGATGATGAAGAAACGATCACGGCGGCTGAAATGAGCCAGGCCATGAGCGATCGTGAACTTTATCTGGCGTCTATGAAGAAGCGTCAGGAAGAGTGGCAGGCGAATAAGGGCAGCGGTAGTGCGTCTGCGGTTTCTTCTGAAACAACTGGTTATAACTTTTAATTAAAGGAGGGCACGACATATGGGAATTTTGTCAAGCATTAAGCCCCATGTAGTAAGCCGTGACCTTCGTGGATATAGTGTGCTATTCTATGGCACTCCTAAGAGTGGCAAGACCACAATCGCGTCCCATTTTCCGGGCGCGGTTGTGTTCGCCTTCGAAAAGGGCTACTCTGCTATCCCTGGCATTATGGCAACTCCTGTGAACAGCTGGGGCGAATTCCGTAAACTTCTTATTGAATTGAAGGATGAGGAAACGAAAAAGCAGTTCCAGACCGTAATTATTGACACCGCAGATATTGCATATGATTATTGTGAAAAATATATCTGCGATGACAATAATGTAGATACTATTGGCGATATCCCCTATGGTAAGGGTTATAGCCTTGTGCATGATGAATTTGACTCTTGTATTCGTAAGATCATCCAGCTTGGATATGGTTTGGTTTTGATTTCTCATAGCACTGACCGTGTTGAGAAAGATGAACAGGGCAATGAATATACTCGTATGGAGCCTACTCTGGATAAACGTGGTCGTTTGATCTGCGAAAGAACTTGTGATATTATTGGACTTAGTCGTCCTTATAAGAATGAAGATGGTACTATTGAAACACGTCTTTATCTTCGTGAAACACCTCGCTATGTTGCCGGTTCTCGTTTCAAGTATATGCCTGATTATATTGTGTTCACTTATGAAAATCTTGTGAAAGCAATAGGTGAGGCTATTGATAAAGAGGCAGCCGAGCATGACGGCAAACTAGTAACTGATGAACGTGAAAATAACTATATCGAAAAGAAAGAGCAAATTCCGCCACTGGCAGATATGAAGAAAGAAGCTGAAACATTATTTGGTGGATTGATGGAAAAAGATCCAGCAAATCGTATGCAGATTTCTAAAATTATCGCTGAATATCTCGGCCAGGGCAAGACCTTCAAGGATACAACCGAAAAGGATGCTGAAAAGGTTTGGCTCATTATTCAGGAACTTCGTCGTCTTATGAAGTGAGCCTCTTAGAGATAATGAAGCGGGTGTCTAAAGCACCCGCTTGACTTTTATCTCTTTTTTTGATATAATATATATAGGAATGAAGCATAAAGGAGTAAAAAGATGTTCTTCACCCCAGCACAGATATGTATTATAGGTTTAATTATTGTCGCGGCAGTTGTATCTGTGTTTCAGATTAAGCAACAGCCTAAAAAAGCATGGCCCTGGATCATTGGATATTGGGTCTTATTGACAATTAAGAATATTGTAGATTTATTGATGGCGGTGTTATAAAATGGCGAAAAAGTCAGCTGTAAAATGTCCATATTGTGGCAAAACATTCTTTCGAGAAACAGAAGAATATGTGCAGATTAACAGCCGACGGTATGCACATAAGGCTTGTTATGATCGTCACAATGCTGAGTTAACACAAGAAGAACGAGATAAAGACATACTATGTAAGTTTATTAAAAAATTATTTGGAATTGAAACTATTCCTGCAAAAATAACAAAACAAATGCAGGATTATCATGATAATAAACAATATACTTACAGTGGAATGTATAAAAGTTTAGTTTGGTTTTATGAAATCAAAAAGAATCCAATAGAAAAAGCTAATGGCGGTATTGGAATCATTCCATATGTTTATGAAAATGCTCGCAATTATTATACCGCAATGTGGCAAGCACAACAACAAAATCAAGCAAAACCGATCGAACAATGGAAACCGAATGTGATTGAAATTCACATTCCACCACCTCAACGTAAACCGATGAAAACTCATAAGTTTGCGTTTATGGACGAAGGAGAAGAAGAATAATGGCATCAAAATATGTTGATAACACAGCAATCGTACAAGTGATTGGCTGTATCTATAATGATCCTTCTATTTTGGATGCCGATGATGTATATAATATTAGTGAAGATGATTTTCCAGATGAATTCCACCGTATCTTAATTGGCGCAATGTTTAGATTGCATGATAGCGGTGTTGATCGTATGAACCTGGAAGTCATTAATGACTATTTTGAGAATCATCCTAAATATAAGGCTACTTTTGAAGCGAATCGTGGTAACGAATATCTTGATAAAGTAAGTGAAGTAGCGATTCGATCTACATTTGATTATTATTATAAGCGCATGAGAAAATTTACATTATTGCGCATGTATGATAATCTTGGTATGGATGTCTCTTGGCTTTATGATCCAGATAATGTTTTGGATACAAAGAAAAAAGAAGCACAAGAGGAATGGTTTGACAATGTAACTCCTGCAGAAATTGCAGATAAAATTGATAATAGAATTGATGCGCTACGATCTAAATTTGTGGACAATGATGATGGCGCAGGCTCATTTAAAGCTGGCGACGATATTGAAGAACTTATCACAAAGTTTGAAACAGTTCCTGACGTTGGTGTTCAGCTTTATGGTAACTATATCAATACTATTACAAGAGGAGCCAGATTGGGTAAGTTTTATTTACGTTCCGCGCCAACTGGAATCGGAAAAACAAGAAGTATGATCGCTGATGCTTGTTATATTGGTTGTGATTACTTTTATGATGAACAATTCGGCTGGCGAAAAAATGGTAAAGCATTTCCAACTTTATTTATTGGAACTGAACAAGATAAGGAAGAAATTCAAACCATGATGTTAGCTTTCTTATCCAATGTAAATGAAGAACATATTCTAACTGGTCGATATGAAAATGATGAACGTGAAAGGGTATTTCGCGCGGCACAAGTTATAAAAGAAAGTCCATTATATATTGAAGTTTTACCAGAATTTAACTTGCAAGATGTTGAAAATACAATTAAACGAAATCTAAGAGATAAAGATATACAGTATGTATTCCATGATTATATTCATACAAGTATTAAAATCTTAGAAGAAATTAGCCGTCGCGCTGGTAAAGTTACTCTTCGTGAGGATAATATTCTATTTCTTTTAAGCGCAAAGATCAAGGATATATGTGTAAAACATAATGTCTTTATTATGAGCGCAACACAGTTAAATGGTGATTATCAAGATAGCAAAACACCTGATCAAAACTTACTTCGCGGTGCTAAAGCTATTGCTGATAAAATTGACTATGGTTCTATTCTTTTGCCCGTAAAAGAACAGGACCTCGGTAGTTTGGAAACGATTTTACAAAAGAATCCACAGTTTCCAACTCCAAAAATAAAATTATCCATATACAAAAATCGTCGTGGTAGATATAAGAGCGTAATTCTCTGGTGTGATGCTGATTTAGGCACTTGCCGCATTAAGCCACTATTTATGACCGATTTCCAGTATGAATGGATTGGAATTGATGAATTAAAGATTGTAGTAGATGAATTTAGTGCATTTGAGGAGGACGAATAAGATGGCTAAGAAAAATAAGAACAATGTAACTGCACAGAAGACGCCTGAAGTAGCTGGTCGTGCGATTGGATATTCCATGACGGCTGATGCTTATAAAGGTATGCTGGATGAATTTAAGACTCCAGATGCAGTATTGGCTTATATTAACCAGACTTATGGATTGCTGGGAACGGTAACTGAAATTGTAATCGAGGGATAAACATGAGATTTGACAAGGACGAAATCAAGGAACAATTAACTCCGGAAATGGTCGAAGAAGTAGTCCGTGATTTCGGCGGTGACCCGCAAGATACAAATTTTGGTTTCATTGCGGGCACCATCTGTCATAATCATCCTGGTGAAGGGAGTCATAAACTTTACTATTATGCAAACACCAGATTGTTTAGATGTTACACAGGATGCGACGCCACCTTCGACGTGTTCGAACTTGTATGTAAAGTCCATAATCTCAGCAGTCCTAAAGAATCACAATGGGGACTTGTTGATGGAGTTCGATACATCGCTTCTAAATTCGGAATTAGCGGGGCAGCCGCTGCCGAAGAAGAACAATGGGGAGCAGTCCCAAACTGGCAAATTTTTGAAAAATATGATAAAATAAAAGTAAGTAAAGAAGATCAAAAGCGGATTCAGCTCAAAGAATATGATCCAATTATTTTAGATAGAATGTGCTATCCACGAATCGCTGATTGGCTTGATGCCGGAATGAAGCAAGATGTGCTTGCGGCAAATCGTATTGGATTCTGTCCTTTGACTGACCAAATAACTATTCCGCATTTTGATAAAGACGGCCGCTTTATAGGATTGCGTGGTAGATTTCTTGGTAAACAAGAAGCTGAAATGTATGGAAAATATCGTCCTATGTTTCTTAACGGACAAATGTACAATCATCCTTTAGGGTTAAATCTTTATAATCTTAACAATAGTAAGCAACAGATAAGCAAAATTAAGAAAGCCATAGTATTTGAGGGCGAAAAATCTTGTTTGTTCTATCAATCATATTTTGGTCATGATGTAGATATTTCTGTCGCTTGTTGCGGTAGTGCAGTAAGTTCTTTCCAAATGGAATTATTAATGCAATGTGGAGCTAAGGAAATTATTATCGCTTTTGATAGACAGTTTCAAACTCGTAATGATGATGAATTTAAACATTTGGTAAAGAATTTAAAAGCTATACATGGTAAATATAAAAATTATGTCAATATAAGTTTTATCTTTGATAAAGATTGTAAGTATTTAGGATACAAAGATAGCCCAATAGATTGTGGGGCGGAGACCTTTGTTACATTATTTAAGAATAGAGTGGTATTATAAATGGAAATTAAGTTGAGATATGGTGGTGAAAATCTGGATCCAATTAGTAAAATTTTATATACAAGAGATACTGATTGGTCTTTTCTAAAGCCAAGTCCGGATGACGAATTGCCGCCCGAGGATTTGGATAATATAGAAGCTGCGGCGAGACGTATACTGAGTGCTTTGGTGCATCAAGAACAGGTATACGTCCAAGTAGACAGTGATTGTGATGGTTATACTTCCGCTGCATTGCTTTTAAACTATATGCATGATATTGCACCTGCAACGGTAGAAAGTAAATGGAAATATGCGTTACATAAAAACAAAACACATGGTATCTGTGAAGAAACCATCCCAGAAGGAACAACTCTTGTCATTGCTCCAGACTCGTCTTCGAACGAATGTGCCATACACATGGACTTGCACGAACGTGGAATCGACTGCGTCGTCTTGGACCACCATGAATTCGAACTGGAGCCAAACGAAACAGCCATCATCGTCAATAACCAGAGTGGCAACTATGCCAATCGTGGATTGTCAGGGGTGGGTGTCGTTTACAAAACTTTACAAGTAATTGATAAGTTACGTAATAAAGTTGGAGCAGTTACTTATTATCAGGATATTGTAGCTGTAGGTTTAATTGGAGATATGATGGATCAGCGTTATGCTGAAACAAATTATTATATTAATGAAGGTTTAAAGATTTTTAATAATCCTTTCTTTGTATATCTTGCAGATAAAAATGATTATTCAATGAAGAGCAAGCGGACACCGCATTCGGTTGCTTGGTTTATTGTACCGTTTATTAATGCAGTTACAAGAGTAGGCTCTGATGAAGATAAATTATTAGTTTTTGAATCAATGTTGACTTGGAAAGCTGGGCAATTAATTCCAAGTGATAAACGTGGTGCTAAAGGGCAAGAAGAATTACGGGTAGTCCAGGCTGTGCGGCATGCCTCTAACATCAAGCGGCACCAAGACGATGAAAAGAAAAAGCTGCTCGATGAAATGTATATGAAAATTGAAAAATATAATTTGTTAATCGAGCCACTTTTGATTATTCAGAATAAGGGATTGACTGATGATGACCCTATTCGTGGTATTACTGGGTTGGTGGCTAATGCTCTTATGGCCGAATATACCAAACCGACTCTTATCCTTAATGAAACAACAGATCCAGAAACTGGGGAAACGATTTGGTCTGGAAGTGGACGAGGATTTAACACAGCTGGTGTTACTAATTGGCGTGATTTTATTAGTAATAGTGGGTATGCCATTTTTGCCCAAGGTCATGCCATGGCTTTTGGTGTGGCTTTTACCGCCACTAATCTGGAAAATTTTAAACAATTCGTAAGAGAAAAATTTGGTAATACTAAATTTGAAAAAACTTATGAAGTAGATTTCATATGGACTATGAATGATACTTTTGATAATATAATTTTAGATATTGGACGCTATAAAGATGTTTGGGGACAAGGCGTACCCGAACCTGTTGTAGCGATTGAACATATTAAAATTGATGACCCAGTTACAATAAGTCTTTTAAGTAAAGGTACTTTACGTATTGATCTTAAGCCACATCAAACATCTATTATTAAATTTGGTAGTAATGTAGATGAATATCAAAAACTTTTAGGTAAAACTATTACAGTAATTGGTAATTGTCAAATTAATGATTATATGGGACGAGAAACTCCTCAAATCCAAGTCATTGATTATTTCTTTGAAACTGTTTCGACGTGGGATTTTTGACAATCAAAGAAAGATATGATATAATATAAAGAGAATGGGAATAGGAGATTGTTATGATACTTACGGCGAAACAAGAACAAGGTTTGCGAATTGCAGTAGAACGATTTAAAAATAATGAACCTTATACTGTAATCGCTGGATATGCTGGGGTTGGTAAATCAACTCTAATCCGTTTTATTATTGCAGCGCTTGATTTAGATCCACGGCATATTGCTTATATTGCATATACTGGTAAGGCTGCACAAGTTTTAAGAAATAAGGGCTGTCCCAATGCTATGACAGCACATCGACTTTTGTATAATTCACGTCCAAGAGAAGATGGAACCTTTATGCATATCCCAAAGGATAGTTTAAGTCCTTATAAATTAATTGTAGTTGATGAAGTTTCTATGCTTCCTAAAAAAATGTGGGAGTTATTACTTTATCATGGCATTCATGTAATTGCTATTGGTGATCCAGGCCAGTTGCCGCCAGTAGCAGCAGATAATAACAATGCTTTAGCACATCCGCATATCTTTTTAGATGAAGTTATGCGACAAGCTGCTGAAAGTGAAATTATCCAACTAACAATGCAAATTCGAGCTGGGGAACCATTGAAATATTATCAAGGTAATGAAGTTCGAGTTGTAGATAGAAATGAACTTTTAAAACCAGGTTTTCTTTTCTGGGGTGACCAAATTATTGTTGGTAAAAATGACACTCGTAATTATATCAATGATAATATGCGCAAAAGCCTTTGGAAGGAACAATATCAAGTTGAACCCATTATTGGCGATCGTATTATTTGCTTACATAATGATTGGGAAGTTGTTAATGAAACCAGTGATGCTCTTGTAAATGGATTAACCGGAACTCTTACAGGTATTACTTATACAAATGATAATCCATTTATGGATAAAACACCAATTATTGATTTTCAACCAGATATTGAGGGTGTAGCTCCATTCATGGGATTAGAAGCTGATTATAAACTTTTAACTGAGAAAAAGCCTTTGATTACACGCGGCTATGATGGAACTTGGCGGCATATTCCCAAACAATTCCATCCGGAAGAATTTGACTATGGTTATGCTATTACCTGCCATAAAGCACAAGGTTCTGAATTCAATAAAGTGATTGTGCTGGAAGAATTCTTAAAAAGTGAAAAGCGTGAAGATCATATTAAATGGCTATATACTGCAGCGACACGAGCTGCGCAAAAACTTATCGTGGTCAAAAACTTTCATATTTGATAAATATGTAAAAATATGATATAATATAATAAAGAATGAAGAAAGAGGATTGTTGGATATGGCGTTCTTTAATGACCACAATCACACCGTATATAGCAATCTTAGACTTGTGGATTGTATCAATAAGCCGAAAGATCTAATTGATAGAGCAATTCAGTTAGGTCTTTCGGGTCTTGCTATAACTGACCATGAGGCTCTATGTTGTCATATTGAAGTAAATCAGTATGCGAAGAAAATTAAAGAACAGCATCCTGATTTTAAAATTGCGTTAGGTAATGAGATTTATCTTACTGATACGCGTGAACCCCGTCAACAATATTATCATTTTATCTTGATCGCAAAAGATGCATTGGGCCATAAGGCTCTTCGTATTTTAAGTTCAAAAGCTTGGTATAATACATATTATTGGGTACAAGAGCGTGTTCCTACTCTTAAAAGTGAACTAGAAGAAGTTATGAAAGAGTATAAAGGACATGTAATTGCAACCACCGCATGTATGGGCGGTGAAGCTTCTTCTATGTTAATGAGAGAAGCATTGGCTGCAAAAGCGGGTTTACAAGATGAACAAGCACATGCTCAATTGACCAAGTTTATTGATTGGTGTATTAAAGTTTTTGGTAAAGAAGATTTCTATATCGAATGCGCGCCAAGTGCTTATGCAGATCAGATTGAATGTAATCATAAATTATTGAGATTAGCTATGTCAGAAGATCTTAAGATGATTCCTGGCACAGATAGTCATTATCTTTCAAAAGATTTACGATTCGCACATAAGGCATATTTGAATTCAAAAGATGGTGAACGTGAAGTTGATGAATTCTATCAGTATGCATATCTTATGAGCGAAGAAGAAGCTCGGAATCTGCTCCGTTTAAGTTTTAATGATGAAGCGATTTTGGATTGGCTTTTTGAAAATACTCAGATTTTGCAGAATAGCATTGAAGATTATTCTCTTGAACGTCCTCAACAGATTCCGATGGTTTCAATTAATCCTCCTGCGCCTGCTGCGTGGTGGGGTGTAAATAATCCATACGCTGATGATTTTGGTAGTGATGGATGTTATAAAACTTTAGGTTCATTGTTCACGTCCTCAGAGCCTCAAGAGCGTCAGTGGGTAAATGATGTTTGGGAGGCACTCAATGAGAAAATTGGGTTTTGGGGAGATCATGAAGATTATGTGGCAAGACTGGAGACGGAAGCAGACGTTATTAAGTTTATTGGCGAGCGTCTTGGTACTTGTCTGTTCGCTTACTTTAATACTTTCAAGCATTATATTGATTTGTTTTGGGAGTGCGGTTCCATTGTGGGTCCTGGTCGTGGCAGCGCTACTGGGTTCCTTAGCAACTATCTTCTTGGCATTACGCAACTCGACCCGATGAAATGGAATCTTCCTTGGTGGAGATTCTTGAACAAAGAACGTGCGGAATTGCCAGACATTGATATTGATTTGGCACCAAGTGTTCGTCCCGAGATTTTTAAACGAATTCGGGAAGAACGTGGAGAACTTGGATGTGTACAGGTTGTAACATTTGGTACAGAAGGTACAAAAAGTGCTATTCAGACAGCTTGCCGTGGTTATCGGTATCAAGATGAAGATGGCAAAGAATTATATCCAGATGGAATCGATAATGATATTGCATTATATTTGAGTTCATTAATCCCACAAGAACGTGGATTTTTGTGGAGTTTGGATGATTGTATTAAAGGTAATGCAGATTTAGGTCGTCGTCCTGTTCATACATTAATCGCTGAATTGAATAAATATCCTGGACTATTAGAAATCATTCAGAATATTGAAGGTGTTGTTAAACAGCGTGGTATTCATGCATCTGGCACAATTTTGTATGATGCAAATCATATCTTTGATACCGCCGCAATTATGCGTAGTAAAGAAGGAGATTTAACTACTTGTTATGATCTTCATATGTGTGAAGCGGCTGGCGATACAAAATATGACTTCTTGGTCACTGAAGTTTGCGATAAGATGATTCAATGTTTGAATCTTTTAAAAGCAGATGGTGCGGTTGAAGATATGAGTTTGCGTGAACTATATGATAAGTATCTTCATCCAGAAGTGATTGATACAACTGATCCACAAATTTGGGAACATCTTGCGGCAGGTGATGTATTGGACGTCTTCCAGTTCAATAGCGGTGTTGGTTTAGCGATGGCGAAAGCTATTAAAGCAACCAACCCTCTTGAAATGACTGCAGCAAATGCTATGATGCGTTTGATGTCTGAGCCTGGAATGGAAAGTCAGCAAGATCGTTATGTGCGTATTCGTGATGGTGGTTTGATTCAGTTTGATAAAGAAATGCATCGAGCCAAGTTGCCAGAGAAAATGATTGCAGCAATGCATAAATATTGTGATACATATTATGGTTGTTGCGCAATTCAGGAACAGATGATGCAAATCTTGATGGATCCTGATATTGCCAGTTTTAGTTTGAAAGATGCGAATGATGCACGCAAGATTGTTGCGAAAAAGCAGATGAAGCGTATTCCCGAATTGCGGCAAAAGGTATATGATGCAGTAGGAGAAAATGCAGATTATATCTGGGAAATCGCAGTTCGTCCGCAGTTAGGATATGCGTTTAGTTTGAATCATAGTTTGCCATATAGTTTTGTCGGTATTCAAACGATCATTCTAGCAACTAAGTTTAGTCCAGTTTATTGGAGTACAGCATGTTTGATTGTTAATAGTGGCGCAGTAGATCCCGATGCTGGCGGTCAGACAAATTATGGTAAAATTGCTAAAGCAGTTAATGACATGAAGAGTCGTGGGATTGATATTGAGCCTGTAGACATTAACACGTCAAATTATGAATTTACTCCTAATGCCGAAAAGAATCAAGTAATGTTCGGCATGAAAGGTCTATTGAATGTCGGTGATGATATAATCGCGCAGATTATTGAAAAACGTCCATATAAGAGTTTCTTAGATTTTATAGGGCGTGTCAAGATCACTCGGCAGCCAATGATTTCGTTGATTAAAGCAGGCGCATTTGATCATTTTGATGAGCGTAAAAAAATTATGGCTCAATATCTATGGATGACTTGTGATAAAAAGAAGAGAATCACTCTTCAGAATATGGCAGGTTTAATTCGTAGAAATATGTTGCCAGCAGAATTAAATGATCAGCGTCGAGTATTTGAATTCAATAGATATCTCAAAGATCAATGTAAACACCCGATAGCACCAGGTGGATATCTATTGGACGAAAGAGCGATGGGGTTCTTGCAAACTTATGAGCGAGAGCTTGACATTGAAATCAAAGCGGGTGCATATTGGATTAATGAAAAAGTATGGGATAAAGAATATCAGCGGCAAATGGATAAAGTGCGCGAATGGATGAAAAATAATCAAGCAGAAGCACTTTATCAGTTAAACAAGACAATTTTCCAAGAAGATTGGAATAAATATGCAATGGGGAACTATTCGTCATGGGAAATGGAAGTTATGTGCTTCTATTATCATGAACATGAATTAGCCAATGTGAATCGCACAAGATATGGCCTCAGTGATTATGCTCAGTTGCCAGAAGAACCAGTGGTGGAAACTCTATGGCGGAATCGTATTCCGATTTATAGATTAAGTCGTATCGCAGGAACAGTGATTGCAAAGAATAAGATTAAATCTACCATTGATCTTTTGACAACATCCGGAGTTGTAACCGTGAAATTTTCAAAAGAGTTTTTCGCATTATTTGATCGTCAGATCAGTCAACGTGGCGCGGATGGTGTGAAACATGTGGTTGAAAAATCATGGTTCAATCGTGGAAGTATGTTGGTCGTAACAGGTATGCGCCGTGGTGATGAATTTGTATCGAAGAAATATTCAGCGACTCCTGGACATCAGTTGTATAAAATTGATACGATATTTGCTAACGGCAACATAGCACTGAGAGCAGAAAGAGCACAGGGAGAAAGCGATGAAAGCGAGTAAAGTTATTGTGTGTCTTGTGGGCAAGAGTGGGTCAGGTAAAGACACTCTTGCTCGCAAACTCGCGGAACAGGTGGGTTGGAATAATGTAGTATCCTGCACGACCCGACCCAAGCGAGAATATGAAGTTGAAGGTAAAGATTATTACTTTTTAACCGATGAAGAATTCGCGCAGAAAGTCTTGAATGGTGATATGTTAGAAGTAACATATTTTAATACTTGGCACTATGGAACAATGAAATCTGCGCTAAGTAATGGAATCAATGTTGGTGTTTGGAATCCCGAAGGATATGATTGCTTGCGGGAAAGTGTAAAATATGATCCAGATATTAAGCTATTTGCTTATTATTTAAAGTGTGATGATAAAACTCGTCTACTACGACAGCTGAATCGAGAAGAACATCCAGATGTGCATGAAATTGTGCGCCGCTTCGGCACAGACGAAGAAGATTTTGAATGGCTTGAGGATGATGATATTCCTATTTTATGGAATGAAGATATGACTAATATGCGCGTGAATGCTATCAATATTTCGACCGCAGTTAGTGAGTATTTGGACGATGTTGTTTAAGCAATTTATCTCAACTACCATATATAGTATACGCCTATAAAGGGGGATTGTATACCTTGATTACAAAACGTGATGGTCGAAAAGTAGAATTTGATGGCGACAAAATCCGCATCGCTGTGGCTCGCGCATACTGGGATCCAGAATATGCACCAGAAAAGCCATTCCCGCCATATGTGGAAGATATTGTTACCTATATTGAAGAAGAGAATGAAGCTTATGATATTTCAGTAGAAGAAATCCAGGATATTGTTGAAGACTTTTTAATGAAATATGATCCAGCTACAGCTCGACGTTATATTCGTTATCGTTATAAGAAAGAAGTTATCCGCGAACAGAAGGATGATTTCTTTATGCGTTTGAAACCAAAAATTGAAGCAACAGCAGTTCAGAATCAAAATGCCAATGTTGATGAATATTCATTTGGTGGGCGTAAAGGCGAAACTGATTCTGAGGTTATGAAAGAATATGCGCTAAAATTCTGTATGAGTGATATGGCGCGTAAGAATCATGAAGAAAACATGATTTATACTCATGATCTTGATGCATATGCTGTTGGTATGCATAATTGTTTAACTATTCCTTTTGATGACTTACTTGCAAAGGGATTTAATGTGCGACAAACTGATGTGCGGCCTGCGAATAGTGTAAATACCGCAATGCAGCTTGTGGCAGTTATTTTCCAGTTGCAGTCTTTGCAGCAGTTTGGTGGTGTAAGCGCCAGTCATTTAGACTGGACTATGGTACCATATGTGCGCAAATCTTTTTATAAACATTATTGTGATGGATTAAAATATTTAATGGATATGGATGATGCATCTATTAATGATGATATTGATTTTCCATTCGCAAAAGATGTGAGTATTGATGATCGTAATGCGTATCATCGTGAAAAGCCTTATAAATATGCTTGGGATATGACCCGCAAAGAACTATTCCAAGCTGTTGAAGGAATGTATCATAATCTTAATACTTTACAGAGCAGATCTGGTAATCAGCTGCCATTTACTTCAATTAACTATGGAACCTGCACATTAACGGAAGGTCGTTGGGTAATTGAAGCATTATTGCAGGGATCTATTAAGGGCGTAGGCAAATTACATCGTACACCTATTTTCCCGTGTGGTATTTTCCAGCTGATGAAAGGAGTTAATCGTGAACCAGGAGACCCAAACTACGACATGTATCGTCTTGCGCTTGAATCCACAGCACGCAGACTTTATCCAAACTATGCAAACTGTGATTGGTCAGGCAATGCTGGTTTCGATCGACAAGATCCTTGCACCTATTTTAGTACTATGGGATGCCGGACTGCCAATGGAGCAGACATTAACGCTGAACCTGGAGTCAATCCACAACGTAAAGATGGACGAGGTAATCTCTGCCCGGTTACCATCATTCTCCCAACAATCGCAATGATGGCCAAGGAGGCCGTGGAGGCTGGCACGCGCGGGGACGATGACGGCAATTCAAAATCACTCTGGGAAATTTTCATGGCAATTCTTGATAAAAAGATCGTCGAAGCAAAAGATCAGCTTATTGAACGCTATGAATATATGTGTAAACAAGATCCACGATCTGCACAGTTTATGTATGAAAATAATACTATGCTAGGTTATCATCCTGAACAAGGTATCCGTTCTGCTCTGCGACATGGAACATTGGTAATTGGTCAGCTGGGTCTTGCAGAAACTCTTGAGATTCTTGTCGGCACAAACCAGTGCCATCCAGAAGGCATGGAAGCTGCAAAGAAAATTGAGCAACTCTTTAAAGATCGTTGCGCACAATTTAAGCAGGATTACAAATTAAACTTCGGCGTCTATTATACTCCTGCAGAAAATCTTTGCTATACTGCCATGAAGAAATTTAAGAAACGCTATGGCTCAATTCCTCACGTATCGGATCATGAATACTTTACAAATTCTATTCATGTTCCAGTGTGGGAAAAGGTTGGCGTGCTTGATAAAATTGATATTGAATCACAATTAACTGGTTATAGTAATGCTGGTTGCATTACGTATGTTGAATTAGAGACTGGCATTGTAAATAACTTGGAAGCTATGGAACAAATTGTAAACTATGCTATGGATCATGATATTCCATATTTTGCAATCAATGTTCCAAATGATACTTGCCTGGAATGCGGCTATACCGGAGAATTTAATGATCGTTGTCCTCTCTGTCATAGTACCCATATCCAACAGTTACGTCGTGTAACTGGTTATCTTACAGGCAACTATAAGACAGCGTTCAACTGGGGAAAACAAAAAGAAGCAGAAGAACGTGTAAAGCATACGGGGAGGATGGATACATAATGCGTTACGCCGGTATTATATATGATGATACCGCTGCGGCACCTGGCTTATGTTTATCTTTTTATACTCAGGGTTGTCCCATTCATTGTCCTGGATGTCACAACCCTGAGACCTGGGATGAAAATGGTGGACATGAATTCACCAGTCAAACTATTGATAATATTATACACGGACTTACAAAAAATAATATTCAACGTAGTTTTGCTATCTTGGGTGGCGAGCCTTTGGCTCCATATAATTTATTTTTAACAGCCATGGTGGTATCGACAATTCGTGATCATTTGCCGCAAGTGCCTATTTGGATTTGGACAGGTTATACCATGGAAGAAGTTATACAGAATACAAGTTCACCACATTTAAGAGCGATTCTTTCTAAAGTGAATGTATTAGTAACTGGACCTTTCGTAGAAGCAGAACGTGATATAACTTTAAAATGGCGTGGTTCACGCAATCAAAAAGTATTCCGATTTGATGACACAAAAAATTTATGGTATAATATAGAAAATGAGGAAGAGGAGTTTAGAATAAATGTCTGAAACACAAGAACCTATTTTTATGGAACAAGATGAATATTTAGAGTATTTGCGTAATCAGATTAAAGGAAATCCCGAATTAGCATCTACTCCTATTGCTCAGCTAAATATGTATCAAATGAATAAAGATTTGGTCAAAGGTTTAAAACATATGAACAATATGGCCATTAATAAAGCCCTCGAAAAAGTTGCAGAATGGTTTAAACCTGAAATTTCTCATTATGCGCTACTTAATCATGAACATCATTATTTTACGATTTTTGAAGCTTCGGATCATATGAGCACTGAGTCATTTATTGCCGCACTTAAAGATATTCTTATGAATTATTATGGCGATAATGATATTCGGGCGATTGATGTTCAAGACGATGGTGCAGTAGAAATTTGGGCTATGTGGGATCAAGAGCCTACAGTTGCTTATCTCTTTCCATATAGTCAAGGAGTTGTATATTATTAATGGATAAAATTGGATATTTAGATTTTAGTGTGGTTAATCCAACTTTGTTCACTTTCGTTGATGACAGCGGAACTGAGCATAGATATGAGTTTGAAGTACAAGAGCCACAAGATTGTATTAAGACAGTTGCGACATTAATTCAGCAACATGGTCTTACTAAAGTAGTATGCAATAAAATTGGTTATGGTCTGTGCGGTAGTATTTCACAGCATCTAAGAACCGTTTATGGTAATACTAATTGTTTCTTTGAATTAAACGATTAAGGAGAAAATATATGGCGCGTTATCTATTGAATGTTGTTGAAACTTATCGAGTCCCTACTGTAAATGAGGCACTTGAAATGCGTGATGAAATGAATAGTGCGGCAGAATATGAGCTACAGTCTTTTCAGTACACCACGAAATTTAATAAGAAAACTGAAGAAGAATATCAGATTGTAAAGGTTAAGAAAGTTATCAATACTGAGAAAGATCCAGTTTCTGGAGTGCAGGTGCATTATGAGTATTAAGGCTGGATTTGAAAAGATTAGTAAATATGCTGATGATCCGGGAGTAATTATTCCATATAGAAAGACTAAAAATTCTGCGGGTTATGATTTCTATGTGGCCGAAGATACAGTAATTCCCGCTTATGAAAGTTATATTCTTAAAGATTTCGAGAATGAACTCGCGGGGGATCTTACTGAATATTATCATAGTTTTGAAGAGTTTTTAAAGACTACTCCATATGATTTAGGAACGGTGGCATTATTTACCAAGAAGTATAAAAAGAAAACTACATTGGTTCCAACAGGTGTAAAGGCTTATATGCCGGAAGGTTACTACCTACAGTTGAGTATGCGATCAAGTCTTCCTCATAAGCACTGGATTATGATCGCTAATGCACCTGGAATTATTGATGCAGATTATTATAATAATCCTGATAACGAAGGCCATATTTACTTCCAGCTCGTAAACTTCCTACCGTTTGATGTAGAATTACGCAAAGGCGATTGTATCGGTCAAGGCATTTTCTTACCTTATGGCGTAATTGAAAATGATAGCGCGGAAGGCGATCGTGAAGGCGGGTTTGGCTCTACCGATGAAAATCCTAGCACTTGATTAGGCCACCTAGACCACTGGGTGGTCTACTTGGATTGATGGAGCCTTGACCGATTTCGGCAAATTTACATATGATGATGCCGATATACATAAGCGCATACATAAAGTATGCACTTAGATTGAAATACTTTTACTTCAATAGAAACCAGATAAATTGGTTCTTGAAGATATACAAATGCAAATTAATAATGTAGCGACATTTTAGAAGCTAGCCTGGCTTCAAGGTGCTATTATTGAGACTTGCTGGAAACTCGGATTGCCTGTGGAACTGAGCCGCCCCTCTGAATGGCGTGCGGCATGTAATCTCTTGAAAGGTCAAGATAAGCACCGAGACAACCAAAAGAAAGTTGCTCAAGAGTGGGTCATGAAGAAGTTTGGGAAGAAATGCACACAAGATGAAGCAGATGCAATTTGCATTGGTTACGCGGCAAGTCTTGCCGAAGATAATGAAATGAATTGGGAGTGAGTATTGTGGAGTGGGCAACTATTATTAGTGAAATCTTTACAGTAGTCTTGATCCCTCTTCTTGGTATTGTAACTAAATATTTTATTCAGTTTATCAATATCAAAGCCGCAGAACTTAAGCAGAAGAAAGAAGATGCACTTTATCAAAAGTATATCGACATGCTTAATACTACAATTGTAAATGCGGTAACCACTACTACACAGACGTATGTGAATTCTTTGAAGTCACAAGGTAAGTTTGATGCTGAAGCACAAGCAGAAGCTTTTAATAAGACTTATCAGTCCGTTATTTCGGTATTGGGCGAAGAGGCTCAGACATATCTCAGCAGCGCGATTGGCGATTTAAATGAGTATATCCGTACTGCTATTGAACGTCAAGTGCTCGTTGATAAGTTAATTCCGTCAACTACAAATGGGTAAAAAAAAATTTGGGGCGACTCATTAAGAGTCGCCCCATTTTTTTTATTTCTCTTCAGAATGATCATGTAAAGGAAGTGCACGAATACGCTCATCCCAAACATCCATGTGGCCATTGCCACCAAGATTATGATAAAGAGTTAAACGTTCATTATATTGCATTAATTCAATCGGAGTTATATAACCACGCTCTATATAAACTTTACATGCCGCAATAAGATTTTGTAAATGTAAATCGAGAACACCACGTTGTAACAAACGTGCGTCTTTTTTACTGTCTTTCATTTCATCTCGGATTTCTTTAACTGATAACTAAAGATCTTTTACAGTAAGTAAGATTTCATTATCAATCTTAGTGCTGGCTGCTTCTGCTTGCTCAAATTTTTTATCAATTGCTTCATTCATGGTTTTGATTTGACAAGCACATTTTTCAGCCATAACATCTGATTCACGTGCCATGTCATCCCACTCCTTTTGCTTACGAGTTTTTGCTCCTAATTGTTGATCTCTTTTTTTAGGATCAATTACTCGTTTTACAATCCAACCAATGAGGCCAGCGGCTAATACCGGAATGCCCCACTTTACTAAGGTTTCTAAGACCAAAGCCCAAGTCACCATTGGAAACTCCTCCTTTACAGTTATTAGCCTAGGACTTCATCGTCTTCATCGTTAGACTCACAACTGTCATTAGATGCGAGTTCCGCGATTGCTTTATAATTTTCTGCAATCTTTTTGTAGTTTTCTACACCGGCTTTTGCAGTATATCCGAGACGCAATGATACATAAGCTGTCGTAAGATATGCAAAAATATTTTGGGCAAAAGCACCAAGCTCAGGTCTCAATAACAAAATAATAAGTAAAACAAGCGAAAGAAAAACCCACGTAATTACATCAATTATCGTGAGTTTTTTACTAAATTCAAGAGGCTACTTTCGCTTTTGCTAAGAGCGACGCTAAGACTTTTGCTTGCGCTTCGCTGTCGCATTCGATTCTGACATAATATTTATTGTTGTTCTCTGAGCCATCTACTTTTACCAAATATGTATTTTTCATATAGCCGGACTTTCCGTTCCAGGTGATAGCTGACCATTCGCCTTCAACAGCGGTTACATCTACGATCTGTCCGAATTTTACTGTCGTAACAATGCTAGTAGAAGTACTAGGACCGCTACGCATATTCACAGTAGAGCCAGAAGTTCCGGTTACTTTAGCTTGATAAGCCACCTTAATCACCTCAGGTTCATTCTCCTGATCTCCTTCTTGTGGATCAGGTTCTGTTGATGGAGTCTCTACTCCAGATTTTTCATATAGTAATTTTTCTGTCGCGGTATCTACAATACCATTTGCAGTAAGACCATTTTTAGTTTGGAAACTAATTAAAGCTTTTTCAGTTTCGGCGCCGAAATCACTATCAGCTCCATATTTAGGCAAGGTCTCACCAACTTTTAACAACATTTCTTGTAATAATTTAACACTCGCACCGTAGGCTCCACGTTTTAAATTAGAAATGGTAATCACAATATTAGCACCATTATCATATAAACCCGCTGGAATACCCCAATGGGTCCAACGTCCATATGCTTTAATAGTGCTTTTTACCACACCAATTTTACTGCCTGCGGCATGAATAAATGTTTGACCATCACCTAAATATAAACCAGTATGGCCCATTTTTCCAGTTGATGCATCTTTGCGATAAAGGCAGCACACTTTATCTGCTGGCAATGTATCAATTGTACCTTTGACTTCAAATTTCGTTTTGTTCCATTGAGAAGTTGCACCAGAAACCATTTGAATACCAACCTATTTCATAGCTTGTTGGACAAATCCTTGACAGTCAAATACTTGTTTGCCAATCCATTTACTAACAATAGATGGGTCCACATGATCTGGATATTGATTATGTTTAGAATTAATTAAGGCTTGCGTACACGTTTGACCTGCTGTGCCCCAAATATAACCACATTGTGGATCTAATTTCGAGTAGGCCCAGTCCACAACTACCTGAGCTTTTGTTTTTTCAGCCACAGGAACCACTTCCTTTTCGGTGCCGTAATTGCTACGGACTTCTGTGCCGGGGTAATAAAACGCCAAGATTTCTTTATAATTAAAACCTTGTTTTGCCATTTCTTTCGCGCCAGTCTAGGACATGCCGACCCCATGTCCATTTTTTGTCTTGGTATCATAAGGGTCATCTTTTGAAATAAGATAACCTCTTACACCGCCCCATACTTCTTGTGAAGAACGAATACGTCCACCATTTGATGCGCTATACACGCAAGTTCCGCACAAACCGTTATTGTAATATAAGACTTCCCCTTTTGTCTCTTCTACAGCTTGCATTGCATTAGGATATGAAGAGGAAATTCTAGACGCACGGAACGCTTGATCAATAGAACTTTTATCTGTAATATACCCTTTTCCTTTTGATCTTGATAATGCGAATGTACGAGCTGCTACTGCTTGTGCTTTGCATGCCTCAAGAAGAGAATTACCAATTTCACTTGGTACTACACCCTTACAATATTCTTCCATATCTAAAAGGACTTCTTCAGCACCATACTTGGTTAAATTCTCTTCTCGAGATAATTTTACCTTAATCTGCATAACTTAACACCAAACTTACATTGCGATTATTAGATTCGATAGTAAAATTATCTTGCAAATAATCACATTGTAAATTACGATTAATATTATAAACTTGTCTACCCTCATGAGTTATAGAAATATTTGTAATGACATCATGCACACAAGCTTCTACGGCAGTAACAGTAGTATCTATGTTTTCATCAATAGCAAAATAAATTACAATAGGAGCAGAATCAGATTGTCTGCTAACATGCATCCACTGAAATTCAGTAGCATTAAAATTAACAGAGCCATTAGCAGTTGTTAAAGTAACAGTCATATCTTATAACCTCCTATTTTATTCTTCAGGCTCCGTAACGTAAATTGTAATACTAATCTGGCCATGGAAACCTGTTGCATCTACACTTATACTATATCTGGTTAATTTACCAATGATAGTGTTAAGTGCAATAACTTCATTAGATTCATCGTCTAAAATCTTTAATGAGTTAATATTGTCAGTAATATATTGAGTTAAGTGATCAGAAAAATCAATTAAATCTAAATTCAAAATATAATTAACATTTGGATCAGAAAAATCCGCATAACCATCCATATATTGGATATTAATGCTTTCATCCAATTTATTATTGAGAATTAAACGCATTATATAACCCTCCTTAATTATCGTACTTTAATCCAAATACGATTATTGACTTTTACATTGCCTGTACCCCAAGTTTCATACTCTGGAATTTCTGAAACAATACCTACAATACAATCAGGATACATCATTATTTCTTCACGAGTCATAATATCAACAGTGCCATTGGGCGCTGAACAAACGGCCATGCCCGCATGATATTCTGAACGATCACGGTATGGATAAACTAAAACTCGACCAGAAACAGCTAAAGGCGTTTTAGTAGTTTCAGTTTCACCAATAGCAAAACCAAATGTGTCTGATACTACCGATGCGCCTGGAAGTAATCTTTTATCTGTAATATTTAAAGAACCATCGTCATTATCTACAACACATTGTCCTGGTTGAGCTTCTTTATTAGTTTTACGTAATTCAGCATAGTCATTCCAAACAGCACCATAAATTAATGCATCTGTTTCTGTTTTTTTAGTCGTACCATTTGCAGAGATATAAAGACCAAAATAAGTACTAGCTGTACTATCAGCCAAGTAACGGTATGCGTATATACGATTACGGACAACGCCACTAGTATCAACATAACAATATAACATACCCAAACGATTTTTTGCAGCAGTACCAGTACCAGCTTCTAAAATCTAAATATAAGGACCAGTTGATGCACTTGGATTTGTACCTTTAGTAACTGTCGTACGTAAACCTAAATTACCAGTTAAAGTTCCACCGCTTAATTTTAAATATGTGCTATCATGATTATGATTACCGACGGCAACAGTTGTGGCCGTAGTACCAGTAGGAAGTGTAAATGCCAATGCACCAGCACCACCATTGGCAGTTGCTGTATATGTAAAATTACTCCAAGAACCTGTTGTATGATAATAGTTAGTGGTAGTATCTGCTGGTGTTTTAAACACAACTGTTGTTCCGCCCGCTGTCAATGTATAAGCTGTATCGGCAGCCAAATTTATAGTAGCTGTACCGCCAGCTGCTAAACTTGTAGTATGAGTGTGATTACCAGCCGCCGCGGTGGATGCAGTGCTACCTATTGTTAATAATGTAGGCATAGTAAAAATTACTGATGATCCACCTGCTGTTAATTTATATTTTCCTGCAGATGCAAGTGTAATACTGCTTGTACCAGTATCAGTAGCCAGAGATGCAGTATGTGTATGATTACCAGCTGCAGCAGTAGTTGCAGTAGAACCAATTTTAGGTGCATATGTATCTGGTTTACCAGTCACATTACTCCAAGCAACTCCACCAGCAGTACCAGTACAATTGCCGGTGATGGATGCGGTAATACCACCGGGCACTGTTATATGACCAGTTGATGGATTAATGGTTGCTACTTTAGTGGTATCATTAGGAATAACACCATATAAATCTTTACTACCAGAAGTAAAAGCAGTATATGCACCAGCATTACTAGTAGAGGCACCGACAATTGGTAACTCTGTTGTTGATGCAAGAGCATAAGTCCGCTGTAATGTATTCGTGTTTGTATCATAATAAGCATTAGTGCGCCAATCGGTACCTGTCCAGGTCATTACCATTACAGTACCCGCTGGATAATGCGTGGTTAAACGTGTATTACCAGCATAGACTGCATAGGCTGATGTTTGAGAGCCATCAGCTAAAGTTAAAATTAAAGATGCATTACCACTACCGTCTTTTGGTAATCTATATGCAATCGTTTTACCAACATATAATGCTGGACTTCTGGTAACACCAGTCCAGGTACCAGTTGCTGCAGTTTGTGTACCATTAATATATTCAACACCGTCTAAAGACGTATCCGCTTGGGCTGCATTTAAACATATGCGGCTAGTTAAAGAAGCACTAGTTGCGGTGCTAAGATCTACATAAAACTTATGATCATCGGTCGTAACATAGCAATAGCCTTCTGTACTATTGGCCGGTAAATTTGCGGCCAAGCCTTTTTTTATTTTAAAAAGTGCCAATCTTCAGCACCTCACTTATATTTAAATTAGAATGTATCCCAGGTTACGCCACCATAAATATCGACACCTGCGATAGTAGCAAATTTATCACCTGCACTAAAGTAAGTAGTTAAACCAATATTATGAGTCTTACCTTCAATAGCAGTGACGTGACCTTCTTTTGATACAGTTAAACGAGGAATTGTGAAAGAAATCTTATTACTACTTACAGATAAATCGCCGCCAGTAGAACCAATATTAGATTGAGCGGCACTAAATGGCTTTGGATGTGAGATAGTAATTACATTAGATTTTGAAGTACGAACTGTAATACTATTTTCACCAGTTAATTTGATGCCCTGGAGATATGGTTTTGTTGTCGTGGTTAAATCGCTATATGCACCTAGACATAAATTAAGATAAGCGACGTTATCACTGGCGGTAGATTCAGTTTGATTAGCATCTGCCGCTTTAGAAGAAGTAAATCCGCAATTTAATCTAAAGGAAGCAGTACGACCATTAAATGTGGTGGTAGCAGTATTTGAATTTAATGCCAAACTTAATGATTGAGCTGTAGTAGTTGCAACACCTGTACCAACAGTAATTTCCGTTGCGCTAGTTACTTTATTAGAACTATTCATTGCTGCAACATAGAATAATTTACTGTTAGATGACATTTGAATCAAATCGCCAACTTGTACGTCTGAATAAGTTTTATTGACAGGAGTTGTATCAGTAGAACTATCAATTTTTAAATTTAATAATGCTTCTTTTGGCATTAAACTTGCTGGGATTGTCCAACCAGTTGCGCCTGAACCCCAGTCAATTGCCCCTAATTGAATATTACTTGCTGGTGCGGCGCCGACACTATTATAAGAAATTGTGCGGCCATCAGAACCATTATAACTACCAGTCGTACCACTATCACCATTACCTGTAGTAGAAAATGCTAATGTAGCTGGGTTAGCAACACCCGCATCCTATATGTCAGCCCAAGTTTTAAATCCATAACCTTCAATATCACTTGTTGTCACAGCAGTAGCCGCTGTTACATGACCTAATGCATCTACGGTTACTTTATATAAATTAGCTGCATAAGCAGTATGTGATGGGTGCGTATAAATAGTTAAAGTTTTATCGGCCAAAGCAGTATAACCGCTTGAAGTAAGAGCATGACCAAGAATTTTTAATTGACCATTTGCTGGTGTACTAAGTGCATTTTGAATACCTTCTAGCAAACGTGGGCCATTAATTAATCTAGCCGTAGTAGCGGATGCTGAAGTAATTTCAGCTTTAGTTGCTAAAGCATATGTCGTATTGGTATCTCTATTTAAGTCATTTAATGCAATCCAATTTGTTCCATCGTAATAGAAAATAACAGTACGATTAGCACACAGCATATTTTTAGTAAGTGCTGCTACAGAATAACTACTTTTAATATCTTTGGCATTAGTGGCTTGGCTACCTGATTCTAACACTAATTTAGTCGGCGCTACGCCACTTGAGTTAGATGCTGCAGTAAATTTAATTGCTACCAATGTACCAAGAACAGGGTCATTATTAGCATCCATTGGTAATACACCATTTGCCATTGTTGCTGTTTTAACGGCAGTGGCATCAGTTGATGCACAAGTTGCATAAAGACCAATACCAGGTACAATAAGGTTAGATGTCTAACTACCATCATAATTTTGTACTGTTAAACCACCAACCGCAGTAGCGGTACCAGTAAGAGTAGTAATAGCAGATGTTGCATCATCAGCCAATTCTGCATTAAGTTTATATAAAGCTATATCTGGTAATTTAACACCAAGATAATGATTAGCAGTATCAAAATATAATGCACCATCAGCCGCAGAACTTGATGCAGGCATACCAGTGCCATATTTTACTGACAATAAAGTTGTTGTATCAGCCATATAGTTTTACACCGTCCTTCTCATAAATCATTCCACCATAAAGTAGTATTTCGCATAATGCCTGCCAATACCTCATCCAAACTATAAGCATTCAACAGCCCACTTTCATATTTGGCGGCAACAGATGGAATACTTTTCATTACGGTACTACTGGCTGGCTTTGTACGTAAACTATATGTTAATTCATGCGTGGTTAAATCAATTTGGAACAAATGAAATGCAAATTCTAATGTTCCAGCTTGGATAGATGCATTACCATGAATACACCATCCGAAAATAATATTGCCAGGTTCACTTGCAATATCTTTTACAATAATAGGAGCTATATAGCTTTCTCCCTTGGCATTAACATATTCTACAACCAAAACCATCTACAATAAATCAACACCATCATAATAACGCGGCATACGGAAATAAAGAGTCTCCGCATAATGATCTTCACTTACTGAAATAAATTTATTATACGGAGAACTCTTTAAATTAATCTCACGATTGATCAAGTCAACATCAATAATACGTGATTTATCATATGATTGTGTTAATACCATCGTACGATGGTGTGTTTGTACTTCTGTTAATAGATCAAGGAAGGCTTGTTCATTGATCATTGCCATAAAAACCCTCCTTGGTAAATATTAATTATATAGTCACTTGAATAATATTAGCACCTTCAACAATTTGATTGTGCTCATCACGATAATATTGTTCATAACCATTAATACCATGACATACAACTTCTGCAACGAAAACAGTTACTGAATACAAACCAGCCGCTGCAGATGGAACCAATTCTGATAAATCAAATGATGCATCTGCACCAATAACAAATGGTTCTGGTAAACTGATATTTGTGAATGTCTGTGCGCCAACTGGAGCAAGAGATAAACGATAACGATATTCACTATCAGTGTAAGCACCATTAATGTGGACATTAATCTTCTTGGCATTATTTTCATCAATAGAAAGCATAATATCAGAAGTAGTTAAAAGACGAGGCCATTCATGAGCTTCAACAGATGGTGTAATGGCTTCAGTAATCATTAAGTTCTTTACGTTACGTGCTTTCGCATAATACTTGCCGCGTTCAGTCAATACACGAGATAAATCATTTTCTTCAGTAACAACAATGTTATCAGACATTGGAGTATCATTCTTATACCAGCAATAATCTACACGGCCATTGGCTGAAGCAAAATCAATATCAAAATCAACCTTTGCTGGCTCACCGGCATTAACATAAATGTGAGGCGGTATTACCGGAGTTTCTTTTAACTTAATCTGAGTAGCTTCTTCCAAAGTTACAGTTTCAGTTTGCACATAACGAATACCATTATAATTGGAAACTTCTGGATTAATAATTTTGTTGCCAACATATACACGATACTTACCGGGTACATTAGTAGTTAATGTACTACTTGAACCATCTGCAGCAGTAACAATTTGTACATTTGGAGTAGCCTCTAACTTTGCTGGGTCAAAATCTACGCCTTCACCATGTTCACCGACTAAATTATTATTCCAATACCATTGATATACAATCTGTGCATTTGGAGTAACAACTTCATTAGCTTCATTGCGTGCTTTCAAATCACCAGTAGTTTCGTCTACAAATAAAGTTAAACCAGCATTATCTGGACTAATTGCGCCAACAGTAAATGTGATAGTATTGGTTTCAACATCAAGATCATATTTACCTTGAGTAAGCGTAGGACGTAAGATAGGCTCTGCCGCATCCAAAGAATTAACAATTTCACTATAAATTGCACGATTACGTACGATCTGATCAAAATTATCATCCAAACGGACAGTAGTACCAATTGTCATACCAGGCTTAATGACTAATTTTGCTGGCTGCAAATATAAACTGAATTGGGTCTGTGTAACATCGTTTTCATCTGTTGCAACAGAATAGAAACGAATACTAAATTCCAAAGTACCTGCGACCAAAGCAGCATTTTTACTGATATACCATCCAAAGTATAAAGTTTCACCATCGCAATATTTAGCAAAAGGAGGAGTGTTATATACTTCTTCATCTACACCAGAACGATTAGTATTGCGCCAAGTAATATCAATATTACAAGTCATTAAATCTGTCATATCATAGAAACGTGGTACTTGGAACCACAAGAATTCAGCTAAATGATCACCGACAACGCCGACACCATTTTGCGCGAAAATTTTAGGGACAGTAACCACACGAGCTTCGGTATCAATCTTGAAAGTTTCTTCATTGAATGGAACACGAGCATAAATTGGATAACGCTTGTGACCATTCTTTAAAAACTTTGCTAAAGCTCTATAATAAATATCTAAAAGGTTAGAGCCTAAACCAAGAATATTATCACCAAGAGTTTCATTAGCGTCGAATTCAAATTGAGTTTTGAAATCAGGATCATTAATGAACTTATCTTGCAAACTTTTTAAAGTTGTGATCATATAGTATATCTCCCTTCTGTATAATAAAAAAACGCGGAGTAGAGAGAAAACTTGTCTCTACTCCGCTTATCTCTCTTTGTTTTATCAAAAAAACAATGATTACTTTAATTATTTATGTCCTTCTCAATCCAATCTGGTAAATCGCAAGGATAAATAATAATAGGACTATATACGCAATGTTGAGTACGTGTATTATATAAATACTTATAAGGTTCAGGAGATAACCACACACAGCGCAAATAAGTTTCTTCACCAGAATCATTTGGCGCATTATGATAGTGACCTAAAGAATCTTCATATAAATAAGCCATTAGCATATGTCATAATCTCCTTCCTTATTAAGATGTAAATAATACTGTAGTAGCGATAGAATCATTCGCAACTTTTGGAACCGCACCAAAATGTGTTTCTTTCCAAGTCTTAAATGAACTATCAAGAGCATAAAATGCTTCTGCACTCTGTTCTAAATTAGCAGCTGTACTATTTTGTATAGTAATGATAACATTTTTTAACTTCGCCTAATTCAAACAATTTTCATTGAAATTATAAGCTCCAGCCTTTAAGCGTACTGCGTCTAATGTCCAATAAATTGTATCATTAAATGTAACGCCATAAAATGCTCCAGCTTCCATACCCATAATATTTGCACTAATTGAAGTTAAAACAACAGAGGTGTTACCAAAAACGTTTGCTTTTAATTGAGTAACATTATTTGGAACAAAAGCTAAACGTAAATTAGAACAATTGTAGAAAGCACTAGAACCTAATGTCTGTAAGTTTTGACCGCTACGAGTATATGCGGCTTCATCCTCAAACATTGATAATTGTGAACAACCATTAAATGCACTATTACCAATCTCAGTAATATATGGGAATAGGTAAGAAGCAGCCCAGCATAAATTTGTACATTGAGCGAATGCATTAGCACCAATATTGGCGAGATAAGTAATATTGACTTCTGCCGCATTATCATGTTGAGCATCATATAATGCTACTGTTGTTAAACCAACACAGTTTTCAAAACATGAACGTCCAATATATCTTATGGCTTGTGGGAAACGTGCAACATCTAATGTTGTGCAATTCTTAAATGTATAAGCACCAAGAGTAACCATTGCTGCTGGTAAAGCAGTACCAACTTTTAAGCTATTACAATACATAAAAGCGCCTTCTGCGGTAGAATTGTTTTCACCAATCATTTTTAAATTTGGACAACCAGCAAAATCTACATAATCCAAATTATAACCAGCAAAAGCAAAGGAATGAATATATTGTAAAGTATTACCAGCTTCAAAATAAATGCGGCGTAATGGCGCATCCGTAGCAGAAGCTAATGCTTCTTCTAAAGCGGGCTTAGCACTTGCTGTAGTACCGGGATCAGCTAATTTTTTCACATAATAATTCGCTGCTCGTTTAGTATTATTTAAACCAACAACAGTCTAACCATTATATGTTTTTGGTATAGTAACCGCGGTATATGGATAATTATCCTTCAAAGTTAACATTACACCAGTAATTGTGCTAGAATCTGCAGTTACTTGTTGTGTTACTGACGATGAAGTAAACCAGCTTTCAGCTGTCGCAACATCTTGCATATTCTATGGATTACTAAATTGTGGATAAATTTTAACAGTATAACTATTATTTTCACTACCATGAGTTACTTGTTTCCATTCATTACCCCAATTAATTGTGGTATATACTGTCGTATGTGTTCTATCATTTTCATCACAAACGATTTTTACAATACCCAAATTTAAAGTGGCAGGATCAGTAGCAGATTCACGATAACGTACCGATTGTACATTAGCTACACCAGCTGTTAATGGATCGTCGGAATTATAGAATTTAACTGTATAACGAGTAATTTCTGCAACATATACTGGATAAAAATTAACTTCACGATGCTTATTATCAGGAGTCAATGCAAAATCATCAGCAAAAGTATAAGTAGTACCATTATATACATATAAGTTGTCTGTCTTAATGTATTCATTTAATTCTGCTTGCTTTTCTTCTTCAGTCACAGCATTAGCACTTGGCGTCCAAATATTATTTTCATTTAATAAATCAATAATTTCATCACTCTTATAATAAGTTATTTCACTATTATAAGTTGTTGGATTATTTTCATTAATCGTTGTCCAAGAGACATCTACATAAATACTAGAAGCTGCACGCGCTGCTGCATGTGCTTGCGCTAAAGCCGCTTCTGGATTTTGAGATTGATTAGTTGCTGCTTCAATAAACAAGTCAGTGTCTTCATCATCAGAAGTCTTAAAACCAACCAAACGATAAGTATATTGTACTTCTTTCGGCTTACCAAATTCACGGACATCTAAATGTGCACATAATTGCTGCGCAGATAATGTTGGCACAACATCAAAAGTATACTATTTAGTAAAATTAGTAATTGCAGTTTTATTAGTATTAAAGAATGAAACAGTATAAGAAGATGTTACTAAATCATTAGTATCATAAGCGATCTCTAAATTTGGATAACAACCACTATATTTTTCTTTAATTGCAACTGCATTAAGGCCATAATTCATACCGTTATTAATTTTAATGGTACCACCAACATAATAACGTGTTGCAACTTTTGAGTTAGAAGTCGTAGACCATGGAGCAGAACCTTCAAGACCAGCTGTAGTAATTAATTGATTTAAAATTGGGAAATCAACAATCATTGTGCCACTGGCATCAAGAGTACATTCAGTTGGATCTGTTGGATCTAATTTCCAATTCAAATCTGTTAATTGAATATGCGCGACTGCATTGGTTTTATTCTTTGCAGCCTTAAATAAAGATTTTGTATCTAATTTTGGACAACCAGAAATATCTAAGTAGTCCAAACTTTCCCAACCATCATTATCACATTGTACTGTGGTTAATAATGGCTAATCATGTAATGCTAAAGTAGTTAATGTATTAGGTACATAAACTGTCTCTAAAATACCGCCAACCGGGAATGATACAGTATTCAAATATGTATTTTTTGCAGAGAAGATTCTTAAATAGGTATTTGAAGATACATCTGCTGCCGTTAAAGACATATATTGATTATCTAAGTTGGCCACTTGTAACAATGGATATAAACCACCATCAAAACGAGTCCATGGATTCTTTTCATTATTACCATTCAAACCGCGATTATTGCGTTGAGCTTGCTGATAAGCATTAAGAGATACATCAAATTCACGCAATTTAAATTGAGTATTAACACCACTATTATTAGTAACGTTAATATTAGCCATACCCAAATAACCCAAATTACCTAAATGAGTAATATTTTGTACGAATAGCATTATAGCTTCTTGTTCATCAGTTGGCATATTATCAAAGCGTACAGCATTTGTCTCGCCTTCTGGAATATAAATTGGACCACGTGGGCTGCCTTGCGTTAAAGAGTTAGCACTAAAGTTGATCCAAACATAACTTGAGTCATCAGCAGTTAAATTCAAAGTATACTATTTACGTTCAGTCTCAGTATAGTCTGAACTAGCTGGTAATGGATTTACACGGAAGCTATATTTAAATGCGGAACCATCTGCAGCATATTTACCATCCAAAAGCAACAAGCGACGTTTAAGCCATTGTTTACGATGCTCAGAACGAGTACCTTGTGCCGCATATAACAAATCAGAATAGTTAGTGTCACGCACTTGCCAATACTGAGAATGATCGGGTTGTTGATACTCAGAATTATCCTGCTCATTTGCGACACTATCAATTAAGACGTGTTGACCACTTGAATTGTATAACCAGTTAGGTTCATCTTTCGGACGAATATACTTATACCATTCATCTTGGTTAATTAATGTTTCTACCCAAGCATTAGCTAATTTATTATTATAAGTATTAAGTAAGAAATTCAAATTCAAATTACCTTTACGCATCTGACGATACATAACAGCAACAGGACTTGAATAACCATTTGCAAAACACAATCTAAAGTTAGCCCATAAAACGCTATATTCACCAGAACCGTTAGGATCAATATTACCCTATGCATCACGTGGATAATCTGCAGTTGTATTATAAATACCGAAATTAGTATCACGTACATCATAACGATATACTAATTTACCAGTATTATTAACACCCATTGCCGTGTCCATATCGTAGAAAATAGGATACCAAATACCAGTACCAGTTTCATTATCAGCATCATATGAGACCATCATCATATTTTTCGCACGACTGTCCATTAATACTTCTAATTCTGTCATAATATAATAGAAAGTAACAAAATCACGATCCATATGTCTATCAAATTCATTTTTAAATTTTGCTAAACGATATTCGGCAGAATCGGTCGTATAAGTTACACCATCTAAAGTAACTTCTGGAATTGGATTATTGGTCGCTGTTTTCATATTGGTAGACGCTAACCAATTTAAAAATGCACTAAATGCACGTTTATCTGTCATCTACTGATTATCATAATCAGGATAACGTGATTCATAACCCGCGATCCAAATTGGGTATGGATCTGTCATGCCAATCTATTGATTATTTTCATCATAAGTTGGTTTTGGATCTTTATCAGCATTATCATCCCATGGAGTTCTAAATGATGTCAAATCATTATTATTGTTTTTCATTTCCCAGCATTGAATGGAATTACGCTTTTCTTTATAAAGATATAATGGAGCAGTCTTTAAATAATTTGCATAATTCTTTGCAGCAGTTTCTTCACTATTCGGTGTCCATGGCACCATTTGATAAATACCATCTTGTAATACATACTTATAGTAAGTTTGTTCAGGATCATAAGGTAAATCTTTAGGCGAATCAACAATCGCTTCATACCCTGGTACAAAATCATTACCGTTCTTTACAAAACCAAAACCAGTAGCTTCATCAGAGAAGAAACCGAATAAATCAGCTTGGCTCTTATCTAAGTTAAAATTATAACGACCAATATATTCATATTTATCAAATGAATCTTCGCCAGTAAAACCGTTTGCATCTGTAGGATCAATACCAACCGGATAATAAAAGATAACACATGGACGACCTTTAATGGCAGTCAATAATGTTGTATTAGCATATTGATGACTAGTATTTTTTAAAGCTGCTTTTGGAGTTAATTCAATATTAGCAGAAGCATATAAATCATTGAGCTAATTAGCAGTACCAGTATTATGTGACATAGAGCTATCCATATAATCAGCTTTCAATGTAAATATTTTACAAGCCGGAATATCAGAAAATAATTTATATTTCTTTTTTACAGTATTAAGACGTAAGTTTTTAACCGGATATTCTAATGAAGATGTGCCCTGTGGATAAATTGTACAATGCCATCTATCAGCAGATGTAGCTGTAAAACCAATAATTTTACCTTGAGAATTTTTCTAAATAGACTCCATATTAATACCAAAGCAACGATCTTCATCATTAGGATCAACGAAATATGCTTCTACATAACGGTAGTCTTTTTTATCAAAATATGGTAAACTAACTTCTGCATTATCGGCACTTTGTGTCATCTTAGTACCTTTTTTATCAGTACGATAACCACCACGTAATACCAAATAAGGAATTGATGCACTTTCAATAACTTTTTGTAAAGATACATAAGAATATTTACCTGCGGCATTATATTCAGTAACGTTATTTGCTGCTTTACGAGCCATGGCAGCGTCTGCATCGCCCAAACCAGCTAAATAGTTATCTAATACGGCTTCTGCACTTAAAGCTTTACCATAGAAACGGAAATTATATAATTCAATATCTGCATATGTAGAATCGAAAATAGTAGCAGTTAAAATACCTTCACCAGAGTCTTGACGCAAACGCATATTAGAATCACGCGCAACAATGCCTGAAAGTACACCATTAACATATACATAAATATAATTGCGTGGTGTACGTGTATCAATATCAGCATCATTACGAGCGATAACATAACAAATATGTACGCGTTCATCTGCACTATAATAAGCCACTAAACCATTAACATTATCACCAACTACGCCTTTAGTCTGCATATCAGTTAATACTTTAGTGCTAGTATCAGTTAATGCAAAATAGTCACCAGTAGCAATAATACCTACAACAGGTTCATCTGATTCCCAGTTTTCACGTTGTGTATTATAACTGGCACAATTAATAATACGCTGTTTACGATCACGAATATTAGAAATTTTTACATCAAATTCAATAGTCTTACCAGTCGTAATAGCGCCTGTATAAGATGCAGTGTTACTATTAAAAGCGCCATAGAAAGGTGCGACAGGGAAGGTCAATTTTGCACCATTGTTCAATACTAATTTATTTTTATTAGCATTAACCGCAAACCAACCATTAGTAGTCCAGTTAAAATTCTTAAATTGAGCTTCCACAATAGTATTACCAATAGCTTGCGCGCCACCCGCCGCAGTTTCTTGCCCATCTGGATTAAACCAAGTTGTAGACCAATTCTCCTTATTAGGAGAAGTTTCATTCTTATCTGGTGTAAAATCGAATTGAGCATCAGCAGTAACAATAGGCATAACACCAGAACTACCTGAAATTGTATATTCTTGTGGACTAGTAACTGTTTGTTTGTTAGCACCACTACCAACTGTTAAGACTAATTGGTATACACCTTCATTTTCAAATGCTACATCCCACGTTAAATTCTAACCAATAGTAAAATTCTGTAAGATATCACGATCAATCACAAAAATACCATTATCATTTTTCTTGTACATCAAAAGATGTCCTTCTAATGAAGTCACTTGCGCAGAAGGATAAGAAACACGATAAACAACTTTTACATTGGACGCATAGGCGGCATATGATGATTCAGAAGGCCAAGATAATACATTAATACGAGGCACTGGATTCGATGGATCAACGAACATAACACTTTGTGATAATGTAGCGCTTGTAATAGTTGTATTACCGATAGTGCCGCTTACTTGAGTAATTACTGTAACAGGACGACCTGCCTGATATGTTAAAGTAATATGTGAAGCAGTACCATTAGTGATATTTAAAATTTCACCAGTCTGATAAGAAGTACCATACTGTTGGTCAATTACTGAATAAATAATTTTTGGATTACGAATTAATGCAGAGTCATAACGAGGTACAACACCATATGATGCATCACCATCAAAGTCTTGAAGTGACTCGGTTTCTGGAGTTACATACAAAGATGCTAAAGCTAAAGATAAAGTTTGTGATGCACTTCTATTATTACCATCAGTAAAGATTACTGCTAAACTATATTGATGGTTTTCAGAAAAGGTATGTCTATCTAACTGTTCATGAATATAATTTTTAATATCGTAATCAACAATGGTATTTCTAGTTGCACTTGGTTGAATATTTTCCATTGTAAATAATTTTGTATTACTGCTGCGATCATAAACCTCAATATCAATTTGATTGGTTAAACCTTCAATTTCAGATTCTGAATAAGCAACATAACGCAAAATCATTGAATCAGCGGTAGTAGAATATGCAACAGAACGACTAACAAGAGTCGCTGCAAATGTACTGGCTACACCACCACCACCAGTACCGCCACCACCAGAGCCATTACCCGCAACGGTCATGCGGCGAGTTGTCACTAATTGTAATGTTTCATCTACGCGGTCTACACGGAAAAATGAACCATTAGTTTCATCAAAAATGACATCATCGGTTTTTGGTAAATTAATAACAACGGGTTCATCTGGATCGGTTAAATCTAATACGCCTTCGATTTCGTTAAAGTAGAAATTAAAATCAGTTTCAACTTCAGCGAATTCTTTTGAGCTGTAAAAGAATCCACTAGATCCACCAAATGCTAAACGATCATGTAAGGTATGTGATTCAGAATCAGTAAAATCACAATCTAAATAAATCTTTTTAGTATCAGTGGCAAAATAAAGAGCACCATCTTGAATAGTTTTACGCTCTTTAATTTTACTTTCTGGACCTTTAAATAATTGAAGTGGAGATTGACCGTCAATTACAGTTCTTTCAACGCCATTATAAATCATACGAGCGTCAGCCATTTACTTAACTCCTCCTTCTCAAAAAAATAAACTGGCAATATTATTGTAAATATTGCCAGTTTGTATAAATTAAAATTCTACCCAAGTTAATTGATTAACTACAGTAGTCATGCTTGTCTGTAATGAAGAAATATCCCCTTCGGCATCGCCTAAACGAGTGCCTAAACCATCAATGCGACCGCCAAGAGCAGTATCGGCTGCAGCGCGTGCATCAGCTTCTTGCTTTACTGCATATGCAATAGAACCTTCTGTTGAGTCAGATCCTTGAATAATATCTAACTTGCCTTCGGCTGTTGTCATACGAGTTTGCAATGCGCTAATATCACTATTTGCTGCACTAATATCAGCATTTACAGAAGTTAATGCTGATGCAATTTTTTGATCAACAGAACCAGTAACATCCGCATTACCATCAAGACGAGTAATAGCTGCTTCTAAAGTATCAATATCGCTTTCAGCTGTAGTTACACGACCAGTTAACGCGGTTGCTGCGCTTTCAATAGTAGTCGCGCGCGCTTTTAATGCTTCAATAGCGGCAGTATTATCACTGATATTGGCCTGCATAGTAAGAGCATCATCACTATTTTCACCAATCCAGTCTGCAATTTCTTTTAATGTGTCAAATGCTTCTGGTGCTTCAGCAACAACAGTGGCAATACGATCATTAACTGTTTTAATAACAGAACCTTCACCATTACCATTTAAAGTTGAAATTGCATTTTCATTAGCGGCAACACGTGCTTCTAAACCAGTAGAACCACTACCAACTACACGCTGTAAAGCCGCAATATCAGTAGCATTTTGACTAATATCTGCTTCGTCATTTCCAAGTCGGTCTTGTAATGCCGTAATATCACTAGCATTTGCGGCATCACCGGCGCTACGTAAAGCAGCTTCATCAGCGACCGCTTTTGCCACAGAACCATCAGTATTAGCATCACCATTTAAAGTATTAATAGCACTAGTATGACTACTTACAGTGGTTGTTAAAGTGCCAACAGCGCTAGATAAATCACTAATGTCCTGTTCATTGGTTGCAACACGAGTTTTAAGCCCTAAAAGATCTTCAATTGCATCTTCTAATGCGCCGAGAGTTGTATAAGTAGATGCATCGCCCAATAAAGCATCACGTGCATCATTAACAGCTTTAGTAATAGACCCAACACCATTGCCATTAATAGTCGCCAATGAATTTGTATGCGCAGCAACGGTAGCTGCCAAATCAGACAGATCCTGAGAAGTAGCAACAGTTTGTTTAGTAACAACTAAAGTTAATTCACCATTCGCTGCAACAGAAGTTGTAATAGCAGAAACAACATTTGCACCAACTTCATTATTAGGATCGTCACTTACACGAACAATGCCAGCTTTATTAATTTGGACCCAGCGAGTATTTGTAGCGTCCCAACGGGCCAAAATATTATTTTCTTTTACATAATAAACTGCGGTTTCATAAGCATGGCCGGCAACAGGCAAATCATTGATAGTATTAACTGGAATAAAATCACCCAAACGGACACGTTTATTACCAGTATCAACATACATTGCGCCTTCATCAGTGGTAATATAAATAGTACCATCAGTACGTTCGACAGGAAGCTATGCTAATAGACCACGTTTAAAATTTACACTTGCCATAAAATTCGCCTCCTATTATCGTTATTCAGCAATTGCTGACCATTCAAGATTATGATGTTCGAGCATATAAGTTACATACTCTTCAACACTTGTATATGTATTATTCTCTGGATCAGTATAAATGGTCTGGCCACCAGACGTATTTACATTTACCCAATTACCAAGAGCATTCATGAACAAATTAGCTTTTGCCGCATTATCTAAATTACCGGTAGCAACTGGCACTAAACCAGCAACTGAACCATTAAATAATGGGATAATATCCGCGGCATGATTTATTAAATCATCATAGATACCAGTTGCTGGGACAGGTACTAAAACTGGTTCTCCAGTTTCAGGATCGGTGTCTTCTCTGGTTGTAGCAGCATGACCAATCAATGCTTCTAAATCACCAACAGCATCATTTAGATCTTGCGTGGTAACATAATTACTAAGATCAAATTCGCCGCCCAAACGTACCCATGCAGTACCATTCCAAGCATATTCATCAGTACCAACTTGATATACATCACCATTAGCTGGTGAAGAAATTGCCTCTAACGCCTCAAGATCGGCCACTACGCCTTTAAAATGGAAAGCACCATTTAAAGCATTAATAGTGGTTTCTAAATCAGAAACACGATTAACAATACCGGGAATTGCAGGAATATCATTTTCCACATCTGCGGGAGTACCGTATAATAAAGACTCTAAATCACCGACACTGTCCTCTACTGTATCAAGACGAGTATCAAGCGCTGCAATAGTAGAACTTTCAGCGCGACTGTTTAACTGTATCCATGCATTATTTGAATAAATAAAAGTATCTACAGTATTATCAAGATTAGTAATAATTACTAAATCATTAGCTACTGCAGTATTTTCACCTAATAAACGAGCGATACATATATTATCAGTCTCTTCCGCCAAGCGAGTTCCACTATATACATGAGCCTGTCCAAATGGCACAGAACCACGATATAATTCACCAGTATCTGTTAAGAAATAAAGCGCATTCTCTAATTTAGAAGCTAAAGAATCATATTGTGCGCGAGTACCAAATTTAAAAATTACTTTTGCATTTGTATTTGCTGGCATTATAATTCACTTCACTTTCTAACAGTTATCCTGTCTTTTAATATCAAAAATCAACTTAGCCTATTAATAGAATTAGCCCAGATAAAATATCTGGGCTAAAACATTATTCTCCATCAGGTTCTTCAATAGTAATCTATAAAGTATTACTCCAAGTCTCTGCATTATCATCACCATGCGTGCGTATTGCTTGAGCTCGATATGCTCCAGATTCAGTTACTTGATAAGAACCACTTATATTTTCTGCAATCAATGTATTATCTTTATACAAATTAATAACCACTTCATTGGTTGCGGTTCCAGGGCCACTAACTGTGATTAAAATCACATCAGTAGTTTCAGCTCTTAAAGAAAGTTCCACAGTCGGAATATTTAAAGTAATGGAATAATTTTCTTTAAGATCAGCAACCGCTGCAGCAATAGCAGCAGCAATATCAGTAGATAACATATAATTATTTAAAGTAGTTTGCTGTACATAATTACTTAAGCCAAGCGTTTCTGCTAAACGATTAGTTGGTGTATAATCTGCAAATTTTGCATCAACTGCAGCAATTGCATTACGGGCGGCTTCAGTTGCTGAATTAGTGGCCCAATTAGTATTTAATCCACTAATTGCATTATCAGTATATGTATTAGCATTATCTTCACAATCATCTGCATATGCCTTTGCCGTAGTTTCACAACCATCAGCATAAGTCTTACATGTGGTTTCACAAGTATCTGTATAATTATTAGCACTTGTTAAAGCGGCATCAATAGCACTAGCAACATCTGTAGCATTATTGGCTAATGTGCCAATCGCCGCATTGGTATATGCATTAGCATTAGATTCAGCCGTATTTGCTTTTGAAGTTGCATCCGCTGCAGCCGCAGATTGAACTGCCTCATCTGCCGCGGAGCGTGCACTTGCTTCTTGAGCAACAGCATAAGCAAATGAACCAGGAGTAGTTGCATTATTATTAATTAAATCAATTGCATCTTGAAGCGCACTATCTGCATTACTGCGCACTTGTGCTTCTGCACTAACAGCTGTTTCAATCGCGCTATTACGATCAGTAATTTCCTTAGTAATGGCTGTACCACGATCAGTAACTTCTTTTGCAATTTGCTTTTCTAATTTACTTAATGCTGTATTTAAACTATCAGATGCATTAATAGCACTAGCTGAAGAATTATTTTCATAACCAGTTAAAGCTAATGCACCAATATAATTAAATGTACGAGTTAATGCTCCGGTGCTCGCAGTTAATGATAAATCAGTTAATACATTACCAGTATTATTTGCAGTAGTCGAAATACTTGGTAAAGGAATTTTTACTGTGTGTGTACTGGAACTCACAATATGGCCAGCGGTATCATACTTTAAATTTGGTACTGTAAATGTAGCACCAAAATTAGGCGTTTTATTGGTAGTAGTATCTTCCACATCAGCTTCATGCATTTGCCAGTGGCCGAATGTAATTACTTTATTAGTAGTATCAACAGAAGAACGTAACCATTTATTACCAATTTTAAAACTAATTTTATCAACTAAGGAACTAGCTGTTACATCAGTAGCCGTACTATTGTTAGTCACTGTAGATGTATCAGTAACTGGAGCAGCTAAGGTAATTGTTTTATAATTATCTGGCAAAGTAATAGTTTCCGTATTTTTACTACGAATATGCCCAGCCTCATCATACGTAAATGTATCAATGGCAAAAGTGCCTGTATCACTATTATAATCAATCGCGCTTGTAGTCGTATTAATCGTTTGTACCAAGTGCGCAAATTCAATTTTATCACTCGCTGCGGTGCTTTTTAATTTTAACCATTTATTCGCTGGGGCTAATGTAACAGTACCTGCATTATTATTTGCAACGGTGTCACCATTACCCGTCACAGTTAAATCAGTGACTGCAGTACTTGTTGTGGTTACTTTAATTGTTTTAAACGCGCGCAATGCAGTAATACGATCATCAACTGTATCAGTTTTATTGTTTAAAACACCAGCAATGGCGGCTAATGACGCTAAAGAATAACCCTCTAAAGTAGTAGGATTAGTTCCATAAATATCACGGAAAACCTAATCGATAAATTCAAATTTATCAGTTACTCGTTCATTTTCATCTTGACCAAGCTATATATCTTTAGCATGGACTAAAGGGAAAGTCTGGCCATTCTTTTGTGTAATACCAGAAATTAATAGCATAGTGCCTTCATAAGTACGGGGCTTTGCGCCATCAATTCCTTGCAATTTAGTATAGTCATAAGAATTACTATATAAATCTTTATTTTTAAAATTTTCTAACGTAGCCATTTATTTCCCCTCCCTTACGATACCGTTACTGTTGTTGTACCGAGATTGGGCTTAGTACTACGCCAGACAGTATAAGTATTAGTACCATTAGCATTATTAAATGTATTTTTAAAACTAATATTACCTAAATTATCAAAACCGCCTTCGAGTCCTCCAACCTTAAATACAGGAGTAATAGAACTTGGACAAATATAATACATATATTCTCCAGCTCCAGGAGACATACTAGTTGGTGATACTTTACCAGTTGCTAATTTATCGCCACGATTTTTAGTTAACACATTAACTAATTTAGTATAAGTATTAAAATCGGCTGCTTCATGAGCCGTACTAACACCCCAATAAGTGCGCCAAGCATATGTTAAAGTTTTAGAACTACTTACAGACTTATTGCGCTCATCAATTACTGTTAACGTCCATTTTGGCGCGGTATCATTAGATGAAGTAGTTACCTTATCAGTGACAGTATTTGTAGCTGATGCTAAATAATCTGCACGATTAGTTACATAATAATTAGGATTAATATTAGTATTATTGATTAAAGTAGCTGTACCAGGAGCCGTGCGTTTTAAAGTTAAAGATTTACGCGGACCTTTATTTAAGGTATACTTCAAAGTGGCCAAAAATTCTGTGGCTCCATATTCAACTAATGTACCTGCCGCAGAAGTTTCTGCTCCATTAGTTGTACTCGCCACTGGTACTGTTACTGTAAATGTAGGGATCGTCTATTCCTCATATTGCAAATCTGCCATTTCTTCTTGCATTTTATTAATCGCTTGTCCTAATGTATCAGTTGCTACCACGCCGTGTAAACAACTATTACCATAATAATTGTTTTGAGTTACGAAATCTAAATTTAAACCTGTCAATTCATAACTTTGTGGTAAACGCCAAGTGCCACCACCATCTAATAAATAATCATCACCATTAGTAGAATTAACAGTCGTATATGGAAATGCTGTATCAGTAGTAGCAATCACGCCTTGATTTGTAGTAGCCATTAATTTATTTTTAGCAAGAGAAGTAGAAATATTCCGTAACACGTCATCAATACGACCGATCATACCTGCCACTGTATTAGTATCTCTTGGATTAGTTACTCCAGTTCCTAGAGCACGATGTAAAGCTACTAACATACCATAAAGACCTTCTTCTGGTGTTTCAAGCTTTACGCGTTTATAAGTATAACTACTAATTGTATAACGTTCTGCAGCAGGAATAATAGTAGTATCAGTGTTGGCTACACGATACGTAGAACCGTCTTTATAATAAATACCAGTATTACTCTAAGTAAAGACTGGCGTTTTTGCATAATAATATACCGCAGTTACTTTACCATTTGTACCAACAAAATATAACTTATTATCAGCCGCAGGTTGAGTGGGTGCTGGTGCCGCACTTACATAATCAAATGAGTAACCCAGAATATCACGAGTACGATTAATTGCGCCAACTAAAGTAGTATAATTATATTCTTTGGAATCACTTAATTTAGTTTTAATCCAGTCCTTTGTCACACGTGCTCCACCAGTAAAACCATAAATTTTATCATATAAATCATGTACGGCATTACCAATAGCAGGGAAATTAATAGACCAAAGTCTAATATCATCAGCAACTGCAAAATTACCTGACAATGTAGTATTATAATGACGACCAGTATGATCAGTGGTATAAGTAATTTCATTATTTTCATCAAGCGTGGTTTGGTGAACAGTAGGATCAAAACCAAGTTTATTAAAATTAATAGCGACCGGTTGCGCCTCTGCATCTAAAGTATAAGTATGAGTCTTTTCAGTACCATCAGCATTATATGTGTACTTCTCTGTATACTGTTTAATAGATACATCGCCATTTTCATCTGCGGCAAATTTATCTTGCCAATGACCTGGCATATGAATATAATAATTCAAATTAGTACTATCACTTGTGTCAATAGAAGGAGAAGTAGAAAATTCACTTGGAGCATCTACTACTGTTGAAAAAGTTGGTACCGCTGCATTTAATTCAGCTAACATAACATACTAATACTTATTAGACGTAGTATTAAATGTCTTACGCCAAACGGTACCATCATATCCACGGCCATATGTAGTTACATCTAAATTATAGTTAACACTATATGGTGTTTCGTCTGCTGTCAAACGAGTAAAGCCATTAGTAGAAGTATATCTATAGAAATCAATTAGATATATATTGCTTTCACCACGTTCAGTACGATTAGCAAGACTATTTTCATCTCGATATAATGCATTATTAATACGCTGAACTTGTTTTTCAGGATCTAATTCAGGAGTGGCATAAAAACGACCGCCAGAATACCAGCCACTAATAGGTACGTCATCATATTCTACTAATACAAAACGACCTAAAAATACATTATCAGTACCCGCGGTTAATGCTTCATCCATTGCTCGACGAGAAGTATAAACACGGTCAAACGTGAAAGCAGATTTATTAGAGCCAGATATATTGCCATAAAAACCCATGTTTAACCCTCCTCATCATAAATATAATCAATAATTAAACTCGTTTTATAAGTTCCAATCTGTTGCAAAGAATTTTTTGCAACCATCAATGAGGTAATTGTCGCCAATCCATCAATATTTAATTCATAAATACCAGTTGCGCCAATTACCAATGGAGTTTCACTATTATTGATCAAAATACGCGTGCCAGGCAAAGCCTAAACGCCGAGCTAAACAATCGGATATTTAAAAGCATCGCCAGTAGCCAAACTATTAAGAGAATGTGTATTGGCCGGCATATTTTCACCAAAATAACGAACCTAAGACACCTTTTTCGCCATTGCTCTTTTCCTCCTTACAATATACGCTGTTCAGCACGAGTGGCTTTAACAGACATTAATCCATCATGCGCTAATGAGTATGATAATGAATCAATTAGATAATCCCCATCAATACCAGTCGTTTCATCATACACTTTAATGCGTGTATTTGGCTCTAAATAATACACTGGCATCGCACTTAGATTAATTGTATCATTATAATATGTGCCTTCATAAATGAGCTAATCTAAAACCTCTTTTGCAGATTTACCCTAAGAACTCATAGAAAAGTAATTAGCATAAACTGTAGGGATAGTCATTCGTGCATATTTTAAATCATTAGAATACTTCACAATATCTTCTTCAGGATTAATGAATAAAACATCGGGAGTATCTCTAACAAATATGGATTTTACAGTAGTATCATTAACTACCTTTGGTCGATGACCAATTTTTGATATTGCATAATTACGAATACCTGCGGCATTTGGGTCTAAGAAATCAAACCAAAAAATTAAACCATCTGGATTATAAATCTCAACTTCATGCGTAACATATGAATAACGGAAATAGTCTGGATTCCAATAGCCATTAGCTTGCCATAAAGCCCATTCTTTTTCTGAAAAAGTAGTTTTAGAATCTTCAAGAGCAATTCCATTATCCATTTTAAGATTGCCCGAAGAATCATATTGATACTTTACATATGGCTAACGCTCAACACGGTATAACTATTCCCAAAAACCCAATAAATCGGTGTAATAACGTGCATATCCATTTAACAATAATTTATTATAAATTAAAGTAATTTCAGTTTGATATTGTACTGCCTTTTCGCGCGCTTCAGCAGGCCAAACATAACTTGGATTATTTAGATCGGCGCTTATATCAGTAATAATACCACGTGCATCGAAACAATCTTTTGCCATTCGGAAAATTAATTGCCGCCAATCATATTGACCATTTAATTCCGTAGAAAACCATTTAATAGGCTAATTAGTATACTTCTATGAATCAGGACGTGAATGCTCTTCACACCATTTATTATACCAAGGTTTATGATTTTTGCACCAACGCCAAAATTCTGAAAAATAAGCAGTAGGTTTTATATCAATAGCACAACGTAAATGAATAGGCAATTCTTTGGAAACACCTTTCATAGCGCCCCAAATAGAATAATCATTTTTAATGGCAGATAAATTGGGTGAATTATTATATGATTCAATCAATTGTCCGCCTTCAAACACATAAGTATCCATTGAAGTATAAGCTGTACTATCATAATAAATTTCAGAACCATTATAACCATTATCTTCTGTAGAAACCTTTGCGTTTGACCATGAAGTATTATAATAAATTTTTTTACGTTGAAAGACAAAATGTCCATCAAGATCATAAAAATATTCAAAATCACCTAACATTGTTACAATTTTATCTAACATAGAAGTAATGGTTTCGCCTACAGCTACAATTAAATCACCAGCATAGGTTAAATCAGTGGCTTTAAAACCAATAGTTTGTCCATAATCAGCACGTTTCAAAATTGTATATTGAATTTGTGTTTCGGGGTCAATAATTGTCAAACCGTCTCCACGATATACTCCATCCGAAGAATAAATGCTAATACCGGTTGTACTTACGCCTTCTTTAAATTTTGCGCCTACATCACTATTTTCAAAACACATTTGAGTAATTGTCTAATCACCCATGTGAATATTATAAACATAAATAGGATTATTGCGTGCGCGATAAGCAATTAATTCTACACCACAAGTATCTAAATCGTTAATTATAATATTGCCATAAGGCTCCAACCCATATTCATGCACTGCTTCACGGATAATGGTTTTAATTGGAATGTCAGTTTTTTGATAACGATTGGTATTGGCAATCTATTCCCATAGACTACCAAAATCGTTCTCAGCAGTTACTGTACCGCTAATATCTCCATTGAGCATACTCATTTTATCTTTCCCTTGTAATGAAATAGAATAGCCCTATTCATTCAAAGTCACGCTATATGAAGTTAATAAAAAAATACCCATTTTAAAATAAATAATATCATCATAGTCATCATTAATCATATTTTTTAATCCAATATATAATTGAAATTTTGTGCGTAAAGCCCAATCAACATCAGACTATGAATATTTTTTATTGGTTGTTAAAGAGATATTACAAGTACGTCTCACTGATGATTTACCATCGATATTCACACTACCACTTGTGACAGAGCCAGTAATTTCAGCTACTGGCTCTTCACTCATGGTTAATGAAATAATTTTTACATATACTTCACGTAAATGCATATGATCTAAAGCTTTAAGAAATTCTTTATCTAACATTACATCATGCATCATGTTTTCATCGCCTCATCTTCACGTTTTGCCAATTCTTCTTGCAAAATGTTTAAATAAGCAATCTTGGCATTATTATAATTGGTAAAGCTTTTCTTAAACTATGCATCTGTTAAAGTACCATTAAAATGTTTATAACCAGCACCATCTTTATACTATTTCTCACTGGTGCCATACCAAGCTTTTTCATAATTAACATAATTCTTTTTTAGAGTTTTAAATTTTTGTTGATTATCAATACTAACTTTATCTAAATTAGATTCCATATCATAATTAATAATCTTTTGATATAAACCAAATTCTGCCACAATGCCTTGGCCAATAATAATAGATGGATTGCCATCACTATCCACAGGAATATAATCTACATCTGTGATCGTTAGAGACCCCGTTACTGACAAATCAAGTAGATTATCTCGATATATAGGCTCTTGATCAGAATTATACCCCAACAATTGACGACCATAAATAACTGTTGGATTATATTCTGTAAATAATGATAATGTATATTGATTATTCGTTGTGTCAATAGCCAAGTATACAAAATCATAATTTTTTAATTTCCGAGATAAGATTGTAGACCATGCCGGATAAGCAGTAATTAACTCATCAGTTACTAAGACTTTATAAACAGAATCAGGGTCAAGAGCCAATGGCGCTTGATTAGTATTAGCATCATGCAAATATTTTTGCAAAGCATCTATTGAAATATCTAAATCTACTACAGGCGCCGCAGTAAAACGTACAAAATATAGACGTTCAATTTCATGTTTTAAATCATAATATGGCTCTAAAATATTGGCATTTGTAGTAGCATCTTCTAAGCGAGCACGACGAATATATGCAAATTTACGCGCCGATAATCCAGATACAATATCAAAAGAAGTAAAGCCTTTACTTTCAATACCATACGTAATAGTTGGAGTAAAACCATAAGCCCAATTCATACGAATATTATCTTCATCAATTCTTAAAAAATGCACAGGAGTAGTTAAATATAATTCATACTATCCCGTAGAACCAATAATGATTTTTTGGCCTCCAATAGTCACATATGTGCCTGGCATAAAATCTTCAAGTTTAATATATACACCAGCTTCACCACGTAAGAAATCGTCTTCCCAAGGCGCATATTCTTCTAGATCTTGGCTCAACACAGTAGTCATAAATAAAGTTTGTATATTAGTATTTAATTCTAATGACAAGAAACCTTGATCAATCAAAGCATCTGTAGAATAATCCGCAATTTCATCTGCCGTGCATGAAAATGTATGAATCATGCGGGAAAGAGTATCATTGGGTGACAAAGAAACATTATTTAGACGTACTAAATAATTGCCTTCACTTGGTGATTTAAATAATTTAATATTATCTTGATTCAACCAATCTAAAACTGCCAATTTAAAACGACGTTCATATGTAATATTGTCATCAGTAATCGCAGTTGTATCTTCCCAATCCATACTCATTCCTAACTCTTGAGTGCGTGATGCAAAATATTCATCTTGATCACTTAAATAACTAATTAAACCATTAATAGGAAATTCTTTATAATTAATTATACCGTTGCGGAAAAAATAAGGATATTTACTACCCAATGCAGTTTTTTTACTATCAGAAATTACTGATTTAAATGAACTAATTTTAGGGTCAAATCGAATGCGTAATTGACGTGTACCATCATATAAAAATGCATCTTCAAAAGATACAGTAATTAAACTAGTATGATACCAGCCATCATATTCAGAATATGTAACATCACGGAATCTATCGGGACTAGTTTTACCTGAATTTTCGTAATAAACATTACTGGTACTAATAGATGCTACAATCGCCGCAGTTTCATTTTTTAAACGCCAACGAGACATTGGCATCCAAGAACTATAAATATTATATGAATTTAATTGCCGAATTGCATATTTATAATGTTGTCCTTGCTCAACAGTAAAATCAGTAAAAATACGTCCTTCTGCGGGCAAATGACCATTGAGATTAAAACGACTAATTGTTGTCCATACTCTAAAATTATCTAACTCTTCAGCACGACCAATTTCAAAAGTACCAACAATAATAGCTTCAGACAAATCTACGCGTGGTAATAAAGTTAAGATAACACATGCATTATCATAATCTAATTCGCCAACTAAATCAGCCTTTAATGAACTAGTCATAGTTGTTGTTTCTACTACTTCATATAAAGGACTATGGCAATATAAATCATTATTAGTACGAACATAATAACGAAGATAATAAGTCGCCATAGTATCTAATGTATATTTTAATGTAAACTAATCAGTTTGTGTTAATGTTGAAAGAATATCTCCATCATCATTTTGCATCACATCTTCAATGTTATTGCTAGCAATATGAGAGCACCAACCAGTTGTCTATAATTCTGTACTCTTGTCCGCAGCGAATAAAGTAAATTTATATTCATAAGCTCTTTCTGTCGGATCAGTTTCATTAATATATTCACCGATAATTACTTGCTATGCGGCATTAGGAGCATCCTCTACAAAATTTGCAATAGTCGCTAATGGACGACCAGTGTATTTAACAATACCTACTGTAGAATAATAACCAATGGCATTAGAGCCAGTTTCTACATAAGCAATTTGTACTTTATAATACTCGCCCACAAACATTTTAGATAATTGCGTGTCGCCAAGAGTAAAAATAATTTCATGCTCAGAGAATGTAACAGGAATATCCGTTGGGCCAATTACCTCAAATAAAAAAGTTTCAGTCGCTGCTGACTTTACTCGAAGAGCAAAGCCAGCAACTTCTGAACTTTTAACAATTTTATTCATACTATATGGAATGATTAATTCATTACCATAAAAGGAAGGTAATGTGCCCGATATATTAGGGGGATATAAGCGAGCCATTATTACGCCTCCTCGTCAATAATTAACTCCAATCCTTCCAGCTGTGCCGGAGTCATTTCAAGATTTTCAATAAGACTAAGTGGGATCATGCGCAAATCACATTCACAAGTAAACTCATTAAGAGCCTGACGTGCTTCTGCACACTCTTCTTGTTTACCATCTTTAATCTTAAACATATTTTCGCCCTGCTGAATAGGAGCGCCGTTCTCATCAAATTCCAAATATTCTAATGCAAATTTACGTTCTTGCTCAAGATAGAAATCAAATTCCTTTTGAAGCATCGCGCTATTCTTTGCTAAAATTAAACTAAGCTTGAATGGTAACTTTTCATCCTTCAATGCATTAAGAACAGTTACCAAAGATTGTAATTGATTAAAATTAAGTGTCATAAAATTCTCTCCTTTTTCTCTATATTAAGTTAATGAAGATGGACTATAGGAATGGCTAGTTAATGATGTACCAGTACCATTATTAGAAACAGTATAAAGTGCAGGTGCACCCGGTCCACTCTTACTCCATTTAGAAGCACCGTCTTTATTATCTGAAGTATTATACCAAATATATCGTCCGCTCTAGAAAATGTTACTATAAGAAATAATACTATAAGTACCAGTTTGAATACTATGACTAGATGGCTTATAGGTATATTTTGTTTCTGAATTACCAGTATTAGCATATGTCGTAGCGGCTTTTGGTCCTTTAATTAATGTATTAGATCCACTTTTTTCAGTTGTAATCTTACCTACAGCTGCATTCCAGCCTGCCAAATATCCATCATTATAAGGCGTATTAATACCATACTAACTACTATAACCAGTAGCGGCAACAGTATCATCAGAACTATTAGTTAAAGTTGCTTTACCACGAACATAAGTTTTATGTGTAGAACTATCTACAGGATATTCAGTCGCAGCTGTTAATGCATATGTAACTTTAGAACTACTATTATCATCAGCTACTGTAGTTAATGATTTAGGCACCGTGATACTGCCTGCGCTTGTTGTAGAAGAGGTAAATTTAATTAATTTACATGCATCATTCCAACCATCTTTATAAATATCAGCTATATATTCATTTAATCCTGACATTGTCATTGGATAATAGCTATTTAAAATTTTAACATCAACTGCAATACGACCTTTGCCTGGATTTGTGCTTAAAGTAGTTTCACTATTAGGTCCAGAATTAGACGCAATAGCTTGCGAAACTAATTTATATTCATGGCCGCCAGCAGAAGTATTAATACCCCATTCTGAATTACGTACGCCAATCAATTTACTAATTCGATCAACCGGTAAATGAATTGATAATCCGCTTGAAGTTTTCGCCCAAGTAGTTCCACCATCAGCAGTCGCATCTACAATTTCTGCTACTTCATACAAAGGACCAATATCAAAATATGTATAAGCACCGCTAGAATAGGCTACGCCAACCCAACTTTCAGTGTCTGGCAATGTATTAGTAATTTCTCCTTCAGTAAATGAAATACCCATATTGCCAGTAAAAACCGTTGAACCAGTAATACTACCATCAGCATTAAACTTAGTACCTGCTGCTGAACTTAAAGTAACATAAATTAAGCCAGGTCCTGCATCATTAATATTTAAACTCAAAACTCTTTATATTTTCATATAAAGTCAGACTATATCTTCATCCACTTAATATGGATGCCCACCACTTCGAGCAATCGCCCTACTCCATACGGATAGTCGTTGAACCTTCTTATCACTAAGCTTGGCTGCTGATTACCCATTGTCACAACACTTAGGATTTAACCATATGTCATCTCATTTATTATTTCTGCTTTCGCTCCATATAGGCAAATGAGCTTTAGGGCTTCCCAGCAATTCGATGGGTATTTTTTCACGCTTATTACTAAACGCGCACACAATTTAAATATTACCCAAAATTAATTTGGATTCCTGAACCATTATGTGAATGATTTTTTGCTACACCATATGCGCGATTAGCAGTACCTTGTGCACCCGATGTAGCACTAGCTAATGCAGCGACGATTGGAGCTAACTAATCGACTACCCATTTTTTAGTCGCTACTTCATAAGCAATGACGCCGCCACTATTTGTTGAAGAGCTAGTACGAATATATAAATCTTTAACAAACATAGTGGTCGTATCAATGGTAGAAAATGTGCCAGTTTTACCAGTAATTAAATCCCAATCTAATAATCCATTAATGGCACCTGAACCAGTTTTTGTTGGTGTAATTAAAGAAAAATGTTGAGATTGACCACCTGAAGGAGCAGTATAATTTTCTAATAAACGGAAACCACGATCTTCATGCGTTATACTAAAATAATTTAATGAAGAAATTGTTTGTTTAGTGGCAGGCGTTAATGTGTATTGATTAAAAGTAATATTAGTAGTATAATCAATATTGGTCTACTGAGTATTACCAACACTAGACCCAGTTTCTTGAGAAGTACTAGTAAATGAAGTAGGTGCACCAAAAGTAGTACCAGTAGAACCAAGTTCACTTGAAAATGAATAAGAAATATTTTGTGTCGTATTACCTTTAATATTATAGCCCGCTAATAAAATAGTCGCACTATCATTGGTCATATCGCCCAAAGTAATTTGTTTATTCTTACCATCTAATACGATCTAACCATTTGCTAAAGAAAGTTTTGCATTTGGCCCATCAAAAATATTAGAATATAAATTTTCTTTAGTTAAATCCCCTGTTGAATTCATTTGTAAACCCAATAATAAAGATCCAGCAAGAGCCATATTACCATCATGGTAGGCCAATAATGGTATACTATAAGTTATTTCTTGATTATTAACAGTTGTAGTATAAGATTTATAAAATCCCATTCGTTGACCATTTAATAAGAAACAACTGCCATTATATTTATTATGATTATCTAATTGATAAATACCAATACCTGCCGGCGCTGATCCAATCCCATATTGTGAATCAATAGCAGTGGGTTTGGCTGAAATACTAACATAACAATTACCATCTTCAAAAAAGCTAATTGGTGACATACCTTGACGAATACTGTCATAAGCTTTGTTAATGGTTTTTGCAACATTATTAGCCAATGTATCTAACGCAACTGTAGATTGTAATGCTAATGCACTTAATTCACCTAAAGTATCTTTAGAAATCGCCGGGCATTCTTGCCAACCATTGCGATTTTGCACTTCAGTTTTTGGAACGCCATTTACATCTAATAAACCCTACTCTGGATTACCTGTCCATTTATAACAAATATATCCATTCATGGTTTTCTCAGTTAATTGAGAAATAGTATAAGCATAGTCTGAGTCCTGAGCAGGTTCAGTGTCATTTAAATCTGTACCTTCAGTTTGTTCCATACCAAAAGTAGTAATATCATTAAAATCACTTACTTTGGCAGAAGTATCGTACCATAAATCTCCGACAATTAATAAATCGCCGTAGGCTTTATTACAAATACCGCCATCTGTTGCCTTATTTGCCGGATTAATATCTGCATAATATGTATTTGCAAAACGTGATTGAACATCATGATATTCACCATCTGGCATACTGATCTATAGACTAGTTGCACGAACTTCACCTTGTAAATATGCGCGATTCAAATGAACAACGCCATTATGTTCAATACCAAAGTTAGGATAAAGCTATGTCGGAACGCCGGGATTTAAATCATTACCGTCGCCAGCCCAGAAAATATAACGTCCATAACGGCTACTTGGCTTTTCACCATTATTACTAAAATCAAAATGAGTAGATTCGGAACTATCCCAGTAAACATCATCATATTCAATGGACGTATCTTCAGCATTAACAGGTATACCATCACGACGTCTCTCCTAACCTATAAAAATAATACCATTATTTTTTTGATATGTCAAACCTGTCGCTGAAAGCTATAAACAATCACCAATCATACCGTACCGAGCAATAATACCACCGCTCATATAAACACCATTATTTGGATCAACAACAAAATAATCGTGTTCATTATCATCGCGGAAAGTATCTGCCCATGCTGTATTAATCCATCCAAACTATTTAGCGCGGCTATAGTTTTCTAATGTACTTTCTAAATTTAATTTCTTATTTTTAGAATATAAGAAGTATTGTGAGAAAGAGCCATTGTCGGTTGCAATAGAACCATCTTCACTAATACTAAAATGGATTGGATTTAAGTTAATATAATGATCTTGAGAATAATCACTAATTAATGCGCGAGTGCCATCAAATTTAATCTGGCCTCGACCAGCCGGACCAATAAATCCAGTACCATCAATTTTAAATCCAAATGTTTGAGCACCATGAGAAAAGCCGTACAAACCAATAGGATCAATAGATGAGTCACCTTTAGACGACCAGTCACCCATCATCACACCAGTAAAACGATTGCGTGTATCTTTAGTACCTGCGGCAAGCATTTTCGTTAATATAGCATTATTCTCTTTATCAAGTTGTAACTGTCCATCCCAACTATTAACAAGAGATGAAGCATAAACATTATGCGCGAATGCTATTGCCTGATAAACAACAGCTCCATTCAACCAGAAGCCAATAAATGTTGCATATTCAGTTTGATATGCATCATCCCAATAAAATGCAATCTAATCACGAATTTGATTAGTGTTATCTAAATATGGATTTAGACTATACTCAATATGATAAGCGCTATCATGTTGAGCGACTTCTGAGTTTTCACGACTTTCTGCGTCTTCTGTATTTGTATTAATACGTGAAATTTGTGACACAGTTTCATTTAATGTTAAGAATTCACGAGTAGAATTATCTAACAATGTGAATGTATCATTAATCTTTTTATACTGCTCTAAGAACCATGTCGGCCAAACCAATTTTTCATCCACGACACTCAACACTTCAAATGTACTTGCATCATAAATTGGGATAGTACCATCAGATTTATATTCAATACGATCAGGACAACCAATACGATAAAAATCACTTAAATTACTGTCAGATGCCGCCATAAAACCACGCACATCTTCAATATTATATTTATATTGAGGATCATGTAAATTAACGCTTACTTTAAATACTGGCGGCTAATCAGTTTGTAAATAACCACGTATACTATTGCCAGTATAACCATTTGTACTTAAGGTATCCCAAGTAGAAGGTTGTGTAACTGTCGTAACATTGCGACCAATGCGGCAAGGGCCATCATTTAATAATTCATAATTAAACGTAAATAATGGTGATTCTAATTTATTACCATTCTGATCATAAATTGTGCTTTCAATTTGGAATGGTAAATTTTTAATCATCATATATCCCGCAGGATTAGTTAGATCAATACGTAAAGTATATTTAGTGCCAGTACTACCAGATTGGCCAAAACGCAATTGCTTTTGGCAAACGTATTGTTTACCATTACGGTTAATAATTGCAGTAATAATGTTATCTTGAAAACGAACATCCCAATAATTGTTAATCTTAAACTTACGAGTTGTTGTCGCAATACTGTTAAATGCAGTCTAACCAGCAGGAATAAGTGTTGAACTATATACTGCATCAGAAGTATCAATCGGCAAGAACTAAGTAATCATTGTGTCAGATACAGGATATTGCCATGTGACTTTAATTGGATCATTTGTAGATTCAGTGGTTAATGGCACATAAGTTTCTGTATCATAATTATAAATCCAAATTTGAATATAATAATAAATATCAGAATAAAAAACTTCTTCATCATTTTTTATGCACTGATTATTTTCATCATATACATAAAAATTACCGATACTATTATCTTCAACTAAACGTATTTGTTTATTACCGGCTTCATCTTTATAAGTTTCAGTACGTAATAAACGGAATACAACTTCATTACGTGCAGCGGTTAAATCTTCACTAACTGTTGAATTAATATTCTAAAATACAATAGGATCAGAAATCTCATATGTTCCTTCCCAAGCAACAACTGCTTTATAACGTTCACGATAAATATTAATATCCATTTGACGTGTAATTTCAAAACAATCAGTATACTCAGGCAATAACTCATAATCATAGCCACCCAATGTGCTTAAACGCATTTTTTCTGTGGCTTTAGCATCCTCTTGCAATTCTTGTAATTGTGTTAATTTTCTTTCATAATTTTTCTTAACACGTTCATATTCTTTAATATAAGCCTCATGCCCACCAGCATAAGTCTCTTCATCATAAGAGGCTAATACTTGTTCCATTTCTGCTTTTAATGTATTATATTTTTCTTCTAATTCAACAGAAGTAGTGCCAGGCGCGATATATAATTCACCATCTGTATTATTATCATTACTCTTGCGTTGATGATACCAATAAATATGCGCTTTCTTATCTTCATCGTCAATATCCAAATTAAATTGATTCAAAGTAGATTCGCTATTTACTGTTGTATATTCATTTTCTCCCGTTCGATGTACCCATGCAAAATGAATAGTACGAGTATCTAAGTCAGCACGAGGTGTCGTTGAATTAAAGTCACGACCATAATTTAAATCATCATATGTAAATAGATAAATTTTTTCATTTTCAATATCTTTAGAAGATTCTCCAAAGAATACTTGTAATCCTTTTAAATTAATATTTGACATACCTTCATCAGGAATATAAGTATTATCATTTGCATAAAACTTATGATCTTGCCAAAAGTATGCCCGAATTTCACTAAGTTTTACAAATCTGCGCAAATCCATTAACATCTATTGTGTAGTCCAATCAATAAATGCATATGGATTACCATACATTTCATCCGTAGTAAAATAAAACTCTTTTAGTACATCACGCTCAACTTGAATACTATTTTTACCATCTTCAGTAGGCGTTGACCAGTCACCCAAAATTAAAAATCGTAATCCATAATTACCAGATACTGGTTGATAAGCGCCCAATAAAGTTTGCCAATCTACTTGAATTCCAAGAGTAGTACCAATTAAAGTGCCATCAGCCGGTAAAACCCAACGCCAAATAAGATTTGGGTCTAAGGACACATCGTCTATATCTAACATTGGATCTGCGCCATCTATCGCACGATTTGCATGATAACCACGTTCTTCATTGCGTAATAAAATAGTTTGTGTTTCATTGCCAGTTAAATTAAACAATGGAATAAAATCATCAAATGGGTATCTAAAATTAAATACTTTAGATGTGCCATCTCCATCTACAGTAGTTTTACGACCGACAATAAATTTTTGTTGAGTGTAGTCATTACGAGGAACATTGACATATACAGTATCGCCCTCATAATAAGTGCCGCCAGTTGAATATGCTTCAAACTTTGCGCTTTGGATCTGTACTAAATAAACACCATCAGTCTTATCAACTACACTAATGACTTTTGCTTCAACTGTTGCATCAAAAGAAGCTTTAGATAATTTAGCGTCTACTTGCATTTCAACAGCTTTATTAAAAGTTTCAGCAATGTTAATTGCGCCCTTAGGTGTATCGTTAGCCAAATTCACTCATCTCCTTTTTCTCTAACTCTAATAAACATAAAAAATTTATTAAAGCTATTATTCGTAATTACCCAAACAAAAATAGGCGGGGCATTTCTGCCCCGCCAGTGTGTTAGTGTCTATGAATATATTGTGTTGTCTAATTAATTAAATCATTAAATGCCATTTCAATTTCATTATGATCAGTAACATTCGGGAACTCAGCCTAAATTTGTACATTTTGTTGTAGATCTTGCGATGTATTACCTACAGACGGAGTCGTAATACCGGCACCGAACATATTTAAAGCATTACCACTTAATAAATTTAAAATTTCAGGAGTTAAAGTACGCACTACTTTTACAGCATTAAGCATAATACTTGTGTCATCTGCATTAAGCATTAACTCTGGATGTGATTTAGTGCCATCCACCCAAGCAGGACCAGTATAATCAACTAAACCGCCAGTAGCATAATGAGAATCACCGGGATATACAATACCCATATAATGACCGCATTTACTGCAATAACAAGTTTTTGTACCACCAGTTGGTACTTTTTTATTCCAATCATGTGCGCCACTTTCTGAGGTAGTTTGTGTTTTACCACTCTTATATAACTTAAATATTGAACGGCTATGTCCGCTATTACCATTATCTTTCCAATCTCCCACATCTGTGCGCACAACTGAATCAGTATTATTATTATTATTATTATTATTATTGCCATTATTGCCATTATTACCATTATTGCCATTATTGCCATTATTACCACCAGAACTTGGAATATTAACTGTCGGCTAAGTTACAGTATAAGAAGTAGTTGCACTACTAAATCCACTTTGTAAGCTTTGCATACTACGTAATGTTTGACCTAAAGTTTGAATTAATTGCTCATATTTACCAATTACGCCTTGTACTGCACTTGCATGTGCATCCCATTCATTTGTAGCATCATGAATACCTTCAAGTGTTTCATCAATAGTATCCATCATATCTAAAGCAGATTCGTTAGCTTTATTAATCATATCGTTATATTGGTCAATAGATGCAATCATATTATCATAACTGACATTAGAAGTATTTTCAACTTCTTCAATACGAGTCATGTATTCATCCCAAGCATCATCAATTTCTTGCAAACTTACACGTAATGCTTCTTCATACTCTTGCTGATTATCAATCATTGTCTAAATATCTGCGTCAAGAGCAGCCGTAACCATTTCAGAATGTTGCGTTTGAGTTAAACCATACCATTCAGTAATAGCACTTAAGTTCTCTGTCATATCGCCAACAACTAATTGATATTGTTCAGCATAATAATCCATAAGTTCAGTATAATGTGCAATAATCTCATCACGCGCATGGAGATATTCTTCATGACTTGCAAAATCACTTTCATCTAATTCAGCAAGTTTTTGCTCTAAATTTTGACGTGCTTGAATATAAGCATTGGCCATATCATTCGCATGAGTGACGGTTAAATTACGAATCTTTTCAAGCACTTCTTCATAATTTTGTTCGGCCGCATTTACAGAATCTTGATCTGCCGTATATTGATAACCATAATTACCATTTTCGTCACGGGTCAAGCGTACTGTAGATTTAGCATTCTTCGCTTCTTCTAATTGCTGTAATGCTAAAGCCATTTCATATTGTAACTGATATTGCTGAATTTGATAGTCAGTTAATTGTGAACTTTCAGCTTGTGCATTAATAACTGCTTCTAAAGCAGCTAAACGCTCTTTGCTAGCTTGCGTGGTAGCGTCAGCAATAGATTCTTCAATCTAGCGATTTAATTTAGAAACTTCATATAATTGTTTACCTGTAGCTAAGTACAACTATGATTGTTCATTCCAATAACCATAAGCATCGGCCACATCTTGCAAATCATTATGACCTGCAACATTAACTTTACTTAAAGTTTTAAGAATAGATGCAACATATTCTTCATGGGCCTTTTGTAAGTCCGTTAAAGTTTCTTTAGTTGTTGACAACATCTCTTCATGAGCTGAGACATATTTTTCAACCAAATCTTCCCATTGTTTTTGTTCGGTCTCAGTTAATTTATGACCAGCATCCATGCGGCGTTGGTAATATTGAATTTCTTTTTCTAATTCATCGACCCACGCACGTTGAACTTCAAGATTTTTTATATTAGACTCATACTATAAATTATAGAAATCTTCAAGAGCTTTATAATCAACTGTATGACCCATAAGCCCCATAATGTCAATATATTCTTGCGCAACTTTATTAGCATGTTCAATAACTTTAGTATGCTTTTCTAATTCTTCATCGGCTTTCTTTAAAGCATCACCATATACATCAAGAATTTCTTTACGAAGTTTTTCAAGATCTTCAAGTGCATCAATAATTTGACCACGATACTCAGCTAATTGTTCAGCATAATCAGCATCATTAACGCCTTCTTGGCCATTAGATTCTATAAATTTACGATGCTCATTTTCTAATTCTTCAAGAGCACCATTATAAGCACGAAGATTATCTTCATATTCAGCAGATTTAGTAATCATTGTTTCAAACATTTCATCTTGCATATGAAGTACATCTTCCATCTTCTCGATGAAATATTCGATAACTTTAATGTCATCTTCATTTAAGTCAACAACTAAATCAACTTTATATGTAATAACTTCAACAGTGGCTTGAGAAATTTTATTTTGCATCTCAAGTAAATTATTATATTCATTTTGTGCTAAATCTAATGTGGTTTCATATTGTTCAAGAATCTTTTTACGTTCTTCGTATTCTTTCTCTGCTGCTTCTAATGCTTTTTTATCAGCCTCTTCTTGTGCTGACATATTATAGCGATCATAAGCTGCATCGAGTTCATCTAACCAATTATTCATAATTTGTACATAGTTTGCAATAGTACCATCGTCATTAAAAGTCGCACCCAATGCAGCAATCGCCGCACGGTCTGATGGTAAATATTCATTGATTTCACGCAAATATTCTTCTTGCAAAGCAGCTTCGCGCTTTAAAGCATCAATTTCTTTATTCAATTCGGCGATATGTTTTCCGCCATATGTACGAGATTTAATTTTATCAATTTGTTCAAGACGTTGTTTTTGAGCATCTAACATATCGAGAATAACATGATAACGTTCAATTTCATCTGAACGCTTTTTCTTTTCTTTGACTTCTTTTTTGCCACCTCCGCCACCTCCGCCGCCACCGCTACTTGCAGTAGGTACAGCAGATTTCGCATTACCACGACCATTATATTTTGCGCCCTCTAAAGTATAATATACTTCATCATATGGCTCTGTAGTAGTAGTAATTGTATTTTCAAATTCTACAGTATCTAAAGAGTCATTACCAGGGAAGCTATAAGAACCAGATTGATGAGTAATTCGAGGAGGTGGAGTAACTCGACGTTTATGCTCTTTAATTTCAGCATCTACGCCAACAGTGCTTAAAGCTGCTGTCATAGCTTGTGCAGCTTCATATGAACCAAATTCCATTTGTGCTATTTTGGCCCAAAAATCAGTATCATCTAAAGAAGCACCAATTTCTAAATCTCCATGCTAATTGATATATTGTTGTGCTTGAGCAAATACACTATCTAAATCACCCATAACATTAGCTGGATCAAGTTTTACATTCTTACCAATATTCTATGATAAATCAACTGCTGCAGCACGTGCCAAATCATCAAACGCTTTTTCATCACCTTTAACCGCCTTAGCCAATAAATCAGCATTTTCAGCGCTCTTTAAAAATGAATCTGAAAGATGGTCCATACCCCATGCGTCTAAATCAAAAATATCACTATAAATATCTCTCATAGATTCTAATGCATTAGAAAATTCAACTGTTTCTTCGCCACTCTTACTAATGGTTTTAGTAAGTTTTTCTAAGTCCGTACTTGCGGTCTTAAATCCTTTTTGCATACGTGCCATGCCTTTAGCTAAACGTAAAGCTTCTTCACGAGTTTGAGCAGTCATTTTGCCTAAGCGCTATAAGCGATCTGCGTATTCTTCTAATTCAATAACGCTACTAAAACCAGCCTATGAAGCCCAATTTTTATACATAAACTCTTGAGCATCTGCTACGGCGGTGCCAGCTTCTGTACCTTCTGGATTACCATATCTGCTTTGTAAATCTGCTTCTGTTAATTCTTCTGTGCCTTGAATTTTATAACCAATAACAGTGTGACCATCTTCAGAATATACTGGAACGATTTGAGCATTTCCACCATGAGCCTAATTCCATTCTTGCCCCGCGGTACTTTGTAACCAAGCTTGTGCTTGTGCATAAGCACGTGCTAATGCGTCCTCCATAGATTCAGTCTAAGTGGTTACATTTTCTATTACTGCGCCCTGATATCCAGCAGGAACTACGCGACCTCGTCTGTCACGGTACTCTACTTCTTGCCATGTGCGCTATTGGGCATTAAATTCCATATCTGCATCAACATCACGATAATAAGTAGCTTCACCAGTTTCCTCATTAAATTCTTTAAATTTCCAATCGTCATTTAAAGCTTGACGCATACGCCATAAAGCAGCAGTAGTTTCATCCATGGAAGTTGCTAACGCATTATTAGCTTCATCTAATGTATCCCATCCGCCTTCTTCCATTAATTCATCTAACTATGCTCGCTCTGCTGCAGTTAAGGATTTCATACCTTGTTCCATAGCTTTCTGAACTAATGCTTGATCACTTTGTAATTTTGCAGTACGATTAGCGGCTTCTGCCTCTACTTGTGCCCGAGTATCACTCTAATAACGCGCTTCAGTAATCATGGCAGAACGAGTCGCGCCAACTACATCAGAGTCAGTTACCTTACCGACATAGAATGTTTCAATTATATCACTAATAATAGAAGCAATCCAATCTTGACTTAATTGTCCATCAGAAGATTTCCATTGCCATTCACCTTCAGCATTTTGTTCTACCATTTGATCACTATTTGCCAAACTAAGAGCAGTAACAACATTGGCCCACTGTGCATTATAAGCATCTTCACCCAAACGGTCTTTAGCAACAGCTGCACTTGCATAACCTTGCGCTTGCCAATAAGTATCTTCATTAGCCCAGGTATTAATGTCTTGCACACCTTTTTCGGTAGCTTGACGAAGAACTGCCATGCCACCTTCCATCATATCAATGAGTTCGCCGCCAAATTCATCTGCTGATTCCATAAAACGAGTTGTTAACCTATCACGCATATTTGCTTTATATTGTTCTGTGGTAGTAGCAGTAACACGACCATTTGCATCATGATTTAAATCTCGCTGACCACTTGTGTTTTGAAAATCTGACTCACCATAACTTAAAATACGTAGATATGGTGCAGCAGCAGCACTTTGTAGCCAAGTTGGATCATTTAATGCATTAGTAATTTCTTCAACCGTCATACCATTCTCTTGCATTTTACGAACAATTGGGTCTAATTGAGCATCAGTTAATTGATCTACTAATGATTTAGTTGTGTCACCACTGGCTAAATTTTGGCGAACTTTATTCACTGCCTCAAAAGTGGTTTTCCAACGATCATAATATTTTTGTGCTAATTCTGCATCATAAGCATCAATTTTATCTAAAACACCCTTAACAGTATCTTTAATATTTGCCCATGTAACTTCAACTGCATTTTCAAATGCACTTAAAGAAGAATTATATTTAGTTTCAAATACTGCAAAAAATTCATCCCAAGTATGTCCATCCGCGATAAATTCTTCAATACTTGCATATGATTCGCCTAAATCTGCATTCAACTATGATAATGTATCAGAAATTAAAGAACCGAACATCTTTTTCTATATAGCATTAAATTGACTATCTTCTAAATAACCGCCAGTAAAATAATCCATAAATTGTTCATTACCATATTCAGCTGTTGCCAATGCATTTAAAGCATCATCTAAATTAGTAAATGTTTCTGTGACTGCCTCTGCGTCCTCGGCAGTACTAGCGAATACTTGATAAAGAGGTTCTTCTTCAGTACCAACATTACGTACTTCTGCTCCAGTGTAATTTTGAATAAAATTCTATTTTGTCAATCCATTAGCATGTGTACGCACTGCATCTAACGTAATCCCTTCAAATGCACCATTACGCCAAGCAGCATCAAATGAAGTATAAGCCTCTTGACCTTCAGCTAAATGTGCATTTGCATAAGACAATAATGCCTATCTCTAAAATGCATTAAGTTCGCCATGGTATGTCGCATTTGGATTAGTAGGAGTTGTGCCAATGGCTTCAGTCAACCATGTATCTGTTAATCCTTCTCGATCGAATGCATCAGTTAATCCACTTTGCCATCCAAGTTCTGACCAAACGTCATCAATTTTCATATCTTTTAATTCTTGTTTAATTTTGCCTAAAATTCTTTCTTGAAAACCTTCGCCTGGGTCAAATTCAGTCATCTAAAAACCAACATTAAGACCTTCCATTAAATAACGGCCCATTTCAATTGTATATTTAGATGGTGAATTAATACCTAATGCTACTTTAAAAGCACTCAATAATTCGCCGCCTTGTTCATCAGCTACAGCTTGCCAGTCAACACCACCGTGTTTTAACCCATATACTAAACCTTCTAAAAGCATACGGCCATAATTGCGCATATCTTCTGTCTGACCATGTTCAGCCATATTTTGAAGAGCTTCATATAATTGTGACATTTCTTGTAATGATACATTCCGTAATTGTTCAGGAGTCATACCCAAAATACCATTAATTTTTTGAACAGCACCATATTTAGAGGCATATGACCAACCTTTACTATGTACTTGATCATTAATATTAGAAGCTAAATCGGTAACAGAACCTGCTGCCCATTGCATAGCATCAGCCATTTGTCCTGCAGAGGTTAATTCATCTAATAATGCACTAGCACGACGATTCATCATATCTTGTACACCCTGTGCAGATAAATCAACCATAACACTCGCTGTTAAGCCCATAGAATCAATTTGATCTTGTAATTCAGTAGCTGAAGTAGCAATTTCTACTTCAATACCTGCGGACAATAATACTTCCTAAGCAGTTGGATCATTTGGATCTAACCAAGAAATAACACCATCAGCATTAATTGAATAATATTTGCCATCATCACCAGCAACAATTTTTAAACCCATTTCTGTATCTACATGCGCTACTGTACCAGACACCCATTCATGAGTATCTTTATTATATAATTTTAATGCATCAGGATCATCAATATCACTATATAAAGAAAAACTACTTGAAACATCTTGACTACCTTCTGGTTTGATGAATTGCCATGTGCCAGTCTATTTATTGAATAATACAAATTTATTCGGATCATCAGTTGAAGCCAATGCAAAAGTTGCTGTAGTAGTATCATCATCTGGTAAAATAGTTTTCCAGGTATTACTTGCTGGATCATATAAAGAATAAGTATCTGTACTTGGATCATAAAATACTCGTTGAGTAACTGTACCAGTATTAGTATTAGGAGCCGCAGTTAACCATTCGTTTGTATCTTTATTATATAATGTAGTTGGTACACCATTCTGATAAAAACCTATATATTGACGTTCCCAGCCACTGCCAGTTAATGGAGTACCAGTAACCCAAGTATTTGTGGCAGTATCATACATACCAGTAGGAAATCCAGTAGCTTCATCATATTCTACATATTGTGTTTCTGTACCGCTACCAGTCAGAGGTGTTAAAGTTGACCATTGATTTGTTGCCGTGTCATAAATTGAAGGTACGCCATTAATTATACTAATATATTGAGTTTCACGACCTGACCCACTTAAAGGCGTCATAGTAGACCATGTATTAGAACTTGCATTATAAATCGCTGTAGGGACACCATTAGTCATTTCAATATATTGATTTTCATGACCTTCACCACTAACAGGTTCCATAGTAGACCATTCATTGGTATTGGCATTATAAACTTTAGCGGCACCATTAATTAAAGCAACATATTGATTTTCATGACCTTCCCCGGTTAATGGTGTCATAGTAGACCATACATTATTTGTTGAGTCATATAATGCTTCAGGAACACCATTTTGATTAAACGCCACATATTGCGTATTGGTTCCATCATTACTTAATGGAGTCATAGTAAGCCAGGCATTATCAGCAGGACTAAAAATTGCTGTAGGTGTACCATTTTGATCAAAAGCTACTCTCTAAGTGCTGGTGCCTTCGGCGGTCTAAACTTCAATTTCTCGCCATGTCCAATTATCAGTATCAAAACCATTTTCTGCTTCTGGAGCAATTTCTGCAGATACTGTAAATGATGTACCACCACCAACAGTTAATCCTTGAGCTTCTTGCAACTATTGTACTTGTTGTTCTTGACCCTTTAGCATTAACTGAATTTCTGTTGCGGCTTCTGACCATAAGGCTGCTTCATCTAATTCTTCATCATTATCTACTTTACCAATATTTCGAATAATTTTATCTACTTCTTCTGCTGTATATCCTACTTCTAATAAAGCCTCTTTTAATTTTTCAATACTGCTAAAATCATTAAAACCTTCACCAACAGTCATTTTTTGTAAAGACTATAAAGCCGTTTGAATAGTAGACATTTCTTTTTTCCGAGCTTCTTCGATAGCTTTTGCCGCAGCTTCTGCTTGTTTCTTAATATTATCATAATAAGTTTTATTTAATGCTTCTTTCTTTTGCATTAACTCTTGTACTTTTGCAGCATCATTAGCATAAAAAGTTAATTGTTCATTATAATATTTTTCTGCTTGATCATGAGCATATTTGGCCCATTCTTCACTATTCATAGTCTAATAATTGGTTAATGCATCTGGGTCATATTCTTGTAGGGCTGTTAGTTCAGACATAGATAATGATCCTAATTTAGTCATAGCTTTTTCAAAAGCTGTGGCTGCGTTAGTCGCTTTTTCAATCGCAGTTACACGTTCTTCCCAAGCATTATTATCAATTTCATTTTCAGAAGCAATAATTTCATTATAAATAGATGAATAAGTACCCATTAATTCAGTACCACGTTCAACCTATGAATTCATACTTTCTAATTCAGAATTTTGTGTGGTCCAATAGTCAGTAAATGAACTACGTGCGTCCCATACTTTTTTAAGCTAATCTTCATCTAATTGACTTAAACTGGTGAATTCTGTATCGCTGCCAAATACTTGTTTTAATAATGCTTGTTCTTGATCACGAGTTAAAGTCGCTGCTAAGCTATCGCGCCATGCATTACGTGCTTCTTCATGATCATCGCCTTTAAAATCGTCCCATTTTTGATCTTGTTTATAATTAGAACGATAAGTAGATTGTGCAGTCTTCGCAGTTGATAAACTATGTGCTCTAGATTGGAAAGCACGTAATAATGCCTATCCTTCTAAAGCCTAACCAGATTCATCAAATGCCCAAGCATGATTTTCTGCGGTCCAACCATTAGCAATTTTATTACTTAAAAATCGTTCTAATTCGATATAATATGCATTTAAATCTTCTTCAGCTTCTACTAATTCATCTCTGTTATGACGAATTAATTCAGCATTATCCGCAATTAATTCAGTATTCAAACGCTCTTGTTCTTGACGCATTTGTAATGCTCGAGTTTCAGGTGATTGACTTGCATAGGCAAATAATTCTTCACGAGTTTCAAAATACCCCGAATCCCATAAGCTTGAATATTGTTCTTTAGTAATTACACCGCCCTTATCGACTTTTTGAATCGCTTCAATTTGTCCTAACTTTTCTTGCTTTTTAGCCATTGCTGTTTTTGTAACTGCAGCTTCAACTGCACTATCATCTACATGTACACCAGTAGCATCAATTGTAATAGCCGATGGACGAATACGTAAAGCGGTATCAATATCAATGGTATGACCATCAATTTCACCATTATAGATCGCAGTTAAAAATTGTTCAGTCATATCAGACTTACTAATACCATTTGCTTGTACATTAAAATCAGCAACCTTTAGGCCTAATTGAACTGCTGCTTCATACTTAGTGCCAACATCCGACCATTGACTATAGCCTTTTAAAGTACTCGCAACATATGCTTGATCTGTTGCATTTAAACCTTGCTCGCCACCCATTTTATGAATTAAATCATACATATCATTAAAATCATGAGTTTCACGACGTAAATTAAATGCATCAATATCGTCCGCATAAGTCGTATACATCTATTCGGCCAATTTAGATTGACGAATTTGACGATCGGTATCTGCTAATTCATCGGCACCAATAGAATCTAAGAAACCAACTAAATCAGCACTATATTGGCCCCAATCAACCGCCCCAAATTCATTTAAGAAATCATATAAACCAGCCCAATTTTGCTCTTTGCCAGCCATAGCTACTAATTTATTATTTGACCATTGGAAACCATATTCAGCTAATTGATCTATGTTTGCTTGATTAGATAATAAACGATTCCATTTACCACGTTCATCGCTGTCGCTAACTGATCCTAAACCGCGTAAGGCATTATTCTAATTGTAAAACTAATCTAAAGTATCAGCCTATTGGTATAATGCCTCAGCTGCTTCACGCGCAGCTTGCGCCTATTCACGCTAAGCAGCGGCTAATTCATGCGCGGCTTGAGCTGCTTGATCTGCAGCATCTGCCGCAGCCATCATACCAGCTGCCGCATCATCAGCCCACGTAACGTGCTCCCAATGACTACCTTGTCCAAAAGGATGCCATCCAAAAATTTCGATAGAAGCTAATGCATCTACAATGGCATTGCGCATATCAATAATGGCATTTGCCACAGTTTCTGGAACACTTAAAATCTTTTGAACAACACCCGCAAGTCCACGCAATAAGTTCGCTTTGAAAGATAAAAAGCCACCACGTAAATCATTAATCCAAGCTAAAACATCTAAAAATACTGCTTTTACACGTTGGCCGAATGCAGCAATACGTAATGCCGCGGTTTGAATCCATTGTCCAACGCGTACCCATAAAGATGTATTTTTTTGTGCTAAAACATCTACATGCTTTTGTACATTATCTTGCTGTTTGACATGAATTTCTTCTAACTCAGCAGTAATTTCTTGTTGTTCCGCCGCCATTGCTGCATGCATTTCTTCTGCTAAGGTTTCATAGCGACCACTCAAAACATCTAATGCAGTAACTTGAATACCATAAGCTCCAGCAATTTCATTAATTGCATCAACTTGTTCTTCAAGCGTCATAGTAGTATCTTGCGTGACTTCTGCCAAACGCTACATTGCCTCAGCATTAGCTTGTGATTTTGCTTCTAATTCATTTGATCTCTCTGTTAAAGCCGTCATTTCTTCATCCAATTTAGCTAATTTCTAATCATAAGTTTCAGCATTAGCAATAGCACTTATAATAACGGCCGCCAAAACTGCAAATGCTGCAACCGCTGCAATAATTGCACCAATTAAACCAAGTTTAGCCAATTTATTTGCAATAGTTGCCGCGGTATCTGCATTAGTAGCACCAGTTTCAAGATTTAAACCTAATGTAGAAGAAATCATTGCGCCTAATTTTTGTCTAAAACTAGTAGCTTGTCCTTTCTAAGCCATAGTATTAATATTGGTTGCAACTGTATTGGCTGTTTGTGCCGCTGTTAATAATGTCTAAATACCTTTAACTGCACTCATAACACCTTTAAATGCAGAATATGCAGCACCCGCCGCAGCTACAACACCCGTAATACGTTCCATAACAGACGCATTATCAGAAAAAGCAGTTTTTAAACCACCTACCATCATAGCAGTACTTGCTGCGACTTGTCCAATACCACCTATAACTTCGCCAATACCATCCATTGCATTAGGAGTATCAGCCATTTTTTCCATTTCTTCACGTAATTCTGCAACTTTTTCTTTCGCTTCATCGATTTTACCAGCGCCATCGCCAATATCAGATAACATTTGTACGTCTGCTACCATTTGATCTCCTGCTCCAGCTTCAATTGTATTAGCAGTCTATTGTGCTTGTTCAATAGTATGCCCTTGTTCATCCTATTGTGTTTGTAAATTTGCTTGTCGTGCTTGTATTGAAGCAATAGAAGTAGCACGGTCAGAATAATTCTCGCGTGTAAATCCAGCTTCATCTAAGCGCGCCTAATATGCCGCTAAATCTTCATCTGCACCTTGTTTCATACCTACTGCTTCAGCCGCTTGATAACGAGCATTATCTGCACTCCATTCGCCTTTTTTCGCTCCTTGGCCGAAACTATCATCCTCAAGAAGAGCATCTAATTTTTCACTCTCAGCCGCTAATTCACCAATTTTTATTGTCGCAGCTTTGATTGTTGCATCACATTGTGCAATTAATTTATCTGCCATTTCAGCAACTTTGGCATCCGCCGTCGCAATAGCTTCTTCGCCACTATCACTTGCTGCAGTAGCAATAGCATCACCAATAGCATTATTAAAATCAGCAATTGATTTTCCTAATTCAGAATCATCAGCAATATCGCCAGCGTCTAATTGTACTTTAGGCACAATCTTTCGTTTTTCAAGATCGCCAGCAATTTGTTCTTGCATTTCATCTACATGTGATAAATATTCATCAGCTTCTTTTGTCGCGGCATCAGCATCTTCTTGCTTTAATTTACCCGCCTCTTCCATCGCTTGACTTGGCGCTAAAATTTCAGCTTTTTTATCTTCTAATTCCATTTGTTCTAATTGAATAGTTTCAAGCGCATCTTGTTTACGGTCTAATGCGGCTTGTACTTTATCTAATGTTGCTAATTGTTGATCTAGCTATTGTTCTAATGCAGTATATTCATCTGAGCCCTATTGCCCTGCGGCTTCCATTGCTGCCATTTTATCCATAGTATCTTGGACGACACTTTCTTGACGAGCTTTACTCAATTCTTTTTCACGCACTTCTGCCTAAGCCGCATTTGCTTCATTTTGTTTTAATTGTATATCCTGTTCTACTTCAGCTACTGCTGGCTAAGCAGCAGCACGCATTTCTTTAGCTTGCTCGATCATTTGACTACCTTCTTCATGAAGTGTGGCCGCACGTGTTTTACGTTCTTCCATTTCGGCAGCTTTAGCCTGTACTTCTGCCTATTTTGCTGCTACTTCTTCTGGAGTTAAATTACCTTCAATTTCTAAAGTACCTTCACGTAACATACCTTTATTTTGTTCTAATAATTTATCAAAACGCGCAGTTTTTGCGGCATCACTTTGACGAGCTTTTGCACCACTATCAGCAGTTTCATTAGCTTTTTTCCAATGTTTTTCCATTTCGCCTAAAATCTAAGTACGTGCTTCTAAATCACTTTCTTTTTCTGCCATTTTTTCTTCCATACGTGGATTCCAACGATGTTGCTATACTAATTTAGCTTTAGCAGAGCTCATGGTACTTAAATTTCTTGCCTATTCTGCACCAGTCATATCACCAGCTGCTTCTCTCTAACGTGCGATGTCAGCTTGCACTTGTGCATTTTCCTTAATCATAGCAACATCTTTTTTAGTTTTAGAACCAGTGATCATACCAATGGTATCTTTCATTTTTTCGAATCCTTGGCTAATCATACCTTGGCCACCAAATTTAGACATAAAAGTAGTTGCGATTAATCCCAATAGCGGAACTAAACCGCCCATTTTATCAATAACTGATGTTACACCATTTAATAATTGACTAAATCCATCAATTAAAACTGTAATTGCTTTATCATCCACTAATTGAGAGTATAAACCCTGCCAAGCATTTTTAACTCTACCAACAGCAGCTTCAGTACTTTTTTCCCAAATTTCATTTTGCTTTTCTAATTCGCCACTTGCATTATCTGCTAATTCAACATTAATTTTATAAGTCTCATAATTATCAAAGAAAGCCATCATTTGTGAATATTGACGCGCACCACCAATAGTTTGTGCTAAAGCAGATTGTTGCGCACGTGATAATCCAGACCATTTTTCGCCAACTTCGTCAATAACTTTGCCCATATCGCGTAATTCTCCGCCGGCATCTAAAATAGTAACGCCGATAGCGTTTAATGCTTTAGAATATTTATTAAGATCTACACCATCTTCTAAAGTTTCTCCTAATTTTAAACCACCTAAACGGCTTAAAATAGTGTTCCAAGCAGTACCAACTGTTTCAGCACTTTGACGAGTAACACTAGCTGATGTAGCAATAATTGCAGACATTTGTTCCATATCTACGCCGACATTATTAGCAGTAGCCGCTACTTTCTGTAAAGCTGTAGAAATTTCTTCCATGCTAGTCGCAGTTTTCGCGCCTAAAGCTGCCATGATATCAACATAATGCTCTAATTCATCAGTACCTACTTTATAAGAATTCCAAATAGCTGTCAAATATTCTGACATGTCTTTTGCAGAACTACTAAATGAAATATTCGCAGCTTTCATGGTGATCGCAGCTTTTTGTACAGCAGTACTAGTTTTATCGCCCTGTTGGAAATAAATTTTGGCTGCATCGGTAAATGCTAATGTAGAAGCACTTAATTCTTTACCCATACGTTGTGCTGTCGCTGCAAAGCTGGACATTTCTTTATCAGTCATTTGAGTCACTCGTTGAATTGAATTTAAACTATTATTTAAATCCATAGCATAATGTACAGCTTCTTGCAATTTTGCACTAAATTTATGGATAATAGTAGAACTAATTTGCCAAGATGCAGTTTTCTTTAAATTAGTCCACAAATTCTAAAAATGCTAATTAACTTGAATAGTAGACTAACCAGTTTTTGCAATCGCCATGGAGAGTTGATTAAAAGTACTAACTCCTTCAGGCCCCAAATTAGCAAGACTATCATGTAAAGAGCGCAAATCTAAATTACTGGCTTTTAATTGGCTACTAAATTTTGATAGATTTAATTTACCAGTATTAACATTCACTGCACCCTATAAAGCTTTTTTCAAATCTTGTGCAGCCTATACGCCCTTTTTTAAGTCTGATGTATCTGCTTTTAGGACTAACTAATTAGATAATTTGTTTACTGACTTTTGTAATTCTTCAAGTGACGCACGAGCTTCTTTAGTATCACTCGTTACACGTACAGAAGCAGAAATTACTGTATTCGCTGCCATAACATCAGAACTCTCCTTTCTCTCATAAAAAAATACCGGATAAAATTATCCGGTATTTTTTACTCATAAATATATTATCCCAAATCTTGCAAAATAGATTTTAATAAAGGACTATCCGCAACAGAATTTAAATCTTGTAAAATTGTTTGAGTATCTTTTACACTGTCTGCATTATTCATTTGCATATCCATAAACAAGCCAGCAATTGATGTACGATAATTAGACACAATTTCTAAGCCTCTATAAGCCATTTGATGTAAACTCTCTAATTCTTCTTGCGGAATTTCTTGCATGACTAAATCAAAAATATTATTCAGTAATAACAAGTCATAAGTTTTAAAAGCATTATCACCTAACATTAAATCTGTCAAATTAATATTGGTGTAATGTTTAATTACTAATAATGGATAATATACAGTTTCCCGCATACTACTAGACATGCCATGATCATCTAAAACCATTTCTAAAAATTCAGAAACAAATGTTGCTTTTAAAGTCATAGGTAAATACTATACAACAATAATTTCTTCTCCATTAATATTAAGAGTTTTAGTGGGTTTAGATTTAATGGTACTTAATTTATTAACACTAATCTTTGCCATAAATACACTCTCCTTTTACTCATCTATAAATATAATACAACAAAATATTTTTGTTGTCAAATTACATTTTTCTAATAGTGCTTTTAGAAATAGAAACATCTTTACCAAGTCCGGGCAAAGAATTTTCTATTAACTCTTGAATCAAAGCGCTCGCTGGAATTACATAAAAATCATCACCAGTAGGATCATTATAAATTAATAAATTAGCAGAATTAAGCGCATCTTTATAAATCTGACCCGCACCAGTAATTTCATAAATTACACGCAATTTTGCCCATACAGAATTAGCTTGCGCAATTAAAGATTCATTAGATGTATTACCGCTTAATACAGTAGCCAAGCCATATATCAATTTTTCTTTTTCTCGTTTTGATAAAGTTAAATTATGACCATTACTACCTGATTCTAAAAAACCGATCATAGCATTTAAAACACGAACGGTACCAGTATTACCAAAATGAATTTCCGTTCGTGTATTGGCGCCCCAACCTTTTTGACCATTTCCTAAATCTTGCCAAGAGCGTGAGCCATAATTTTTAGCAGTAAAACGTGCTTTACTTAATAGCTATATTAATTCTGCATATTTTGGATCAATATGCATTTCTGCTGTAATAGTTAATGATTCGCCTGTGACGTCAACTTTCATAAAGGTTTGGCCAATAGCACGCGCCTTTTTACCTGCACTTTTTGTGGCTTCTCGGAATTTATTTAAAACTTCTTTAGATAACTAATCTGGTAAACCACGTAAGTTACTCGCGGTTATATTACCAGTAACATGCTAATCAATAGTTTTAGGTTGCCAATTTTCAATCGCTTTTTGTGCAACAGCCTCAATTACACGAGCTAAATCATGCTCTAATTGTTCACCACGATTTTTATCGGTTTTATTTGCTGAACGATTTAAAAATAAAGCTAATTTAGGATTAACTAACTAAATTTGATCATAAATTTCTTGTACAGTTTTAGCATCTACAATTGTTTCAATAGCTTCTCCTAACATTTCAGATTTTTCTACATCAAAACCTTTATAAGATAATTCTGAGGCATGCGCTTGCATACTTAACTATTTTAATGCACGAAAAAAAGACTATAATTTTTGTGCATCTTTCCAATCTGCAGATGCACGTCCTTTAACTAAAAACTACAATCGAATCTAAGTTTCAATTTTCTATAAAATAGTTGATAATTTATTACCATCAGCTTCAGTATATTCTTCAGCATTCCATGCCATGAACATCACCTCAAATAAAAAAAATAGGGGAGATACATATTCGTATCTCCCCTATTGTCTCTATTATTAGTCACCAGTATTCTCAGCAAAACGTCCCGGAGGTGTCTTACCAGAATTCTCATGATATTCATTAGCAACGGTATTATCTTCGTCGCTCTCGGCAGTACCACCATCATAGAGATCCTTATCTTCAACGATCTGGATAGCAGCGATTACTTTCTTAGTCTTATCGAACTTAGTGTAATCTGGGAATGCGTCCATTGTGAAGGTGAAAGTAGAAGGATCGCCAGTAGGCGCCATAGTGAAGGTGAAGTTAGACTGTACCTTGCAGTTTGGAATTACAAATTCAGCAGGATAATCTTCACCAGTTGCCTGATCACGGAACAAGGTAGAAGCTTCAAGATAATAAGAACCACCGAACTTACCGGCCTCAATATCAATCTGCTTTACATACTGACTGCTCTTTACATAGTAGTCAACATACATAACAGAACCTGGATAGTTAGGATCAGTACCATCAATATAGTCAGCTACAGTAGTAAAGTCTTCAGTAGAACTTGCATTATTATAAGCATCTAAATCCTCTTGATTAGTAACTGGAGCAGGAGCAACAGCGCTCATGATCTTACCAGCAGCGATCAACTTAGCATGTTCAGTATTATACTTAGATACCCAAGCATTAAAAGCAGCAGTAAGATTGATCTTCTTGCCATCAAGAACACCATTCTGACCAAGTGGGATTTCCATAGGAACACGGTTAGTATTAATAGAACCGTCTTCATTCTTTAACATAATGAACAAACCACCAACAGTAGCAGGAGCATGAGAAAGCTCAAGAATGCCACCAGCCTGATCACCTTTTACCTGTACTTCTTCAGTAGTATGAACATAAATTGGATGTTCATCATCAGCATCCATAAAACCAGCACCAGAAAGGATTGAGAAGCTCTCAGGGCTAATCAAAGCATCTTCCATGGTGAAAGTTACTGTACGGTCACCTTCCCAAGCGACCAAGCGAGGATTGCCCTTACCACCCTGTGCATAAACAGTGGTGCTCTGACCTTCGAGTGAAGAAGTCTTCAAAGTATCGAAGTACATAACTGGCATATCCTTGTCAAGATAAAGCTTGCCGAAATAACCAGCAGCCTTTTTCTTGAGTACGACATCGCAAATTTCGCGTACACCAAATTTCATAGGTTATTTCCTCCTCTTTAATGTAAATCTTTCATCCAGTCGTCTGGTTTATCATCGGGCTTACCGCCTGCCAGACGAGATTTAATATCTAAATCCCACCCAATATATAAGCCATAACGTTCCATAAGATCGTAAAGCTAATATACTGTTAAATTTAGACAATCATCTAAACTCATAGACGATAGCCCGACAGTGAGAATAGAAACATATCTTCCTAACGTGCCTTCATTAGATTGACCTTTTGCTTGGGCAACCCTGGCACGCGCTTTTAAAAGCTTAGCTGCAATACGTGCAGCTTTAGCTCCTTTGGGTTTAAACCCAGCATTTTGCCCACCAGTAGAATTATTCACACCCGAAAAATCAGCAATCGCTTGTTTTAATATATCAAAATTCGTCTCGTTAATCATTAAATTATGTTTAGTCACTGGATTATTTAAATAAATACCCAAGTTTCCATCCAAAATCTAAACGGTATAACCAGGAAGTAAGATTGTTAAAACATTGATTATCTATTCATGTCGAGTATGTTGTTCTTCTTCATCTAATGAGCTTATCAATGTCATAAATATTTGAAAATCACTCATGATGGATAGAGCAAAACTGCCCTTTGGATTTGCTGCCATTATAGCTTGTTTATCGAAACATAATAACTATAATGTCATAAAATATTCAATTTCACCCACATAAGCAATTTCCTTAATGCGTGGCTAATGCAATGTTAATTGTAGCGCCGGGATTGGAATATCCACGCCCGTTAAAAGAGCTAATTTATTCATTTAACAGGTAACTAATCTTCGACGCTAAAAATTGATTCATATTCTAATACTAATCCCACTAACTAATCATTCATTACTAAATTATCACAACCCATAAATTGTAATTCGCCTATACCAATAAATTTCTAATTATCTACCATTGAATCAATTTCTCCTGCAATTTTATAAGGCCGTAATTCAAAATCTCCTAAAATCCAATGATCAGGATGACATAAAATTGCAAATTCAATTGTACATGATCGAAATTTAGGATTACTAGTTTTTTCATAATCCTTAAATGAAGTCAATACATAAATAGGACAATCCTGCCAGATATTAATTTTAGGAGTAATAGCAAATTGTTTATTAATTAAACTCATTTTCTATTCAAAAGTTAAATCTGGCTTTTTTAAACAATTAGGTTCATGATAATATAATAATTTTAAAAGACGTTGATTTTCTAAAAATTTTTGAAAAATCAAACGTAAATCTTTTTCTGCATTTAAAAATGTCGAACGTGGGAGAGTAAAATCTTGTCCAACTTTCATCGCCTTTTACTCCTTTTAAAATAATGATTCAACCAATACAGTTTTTTCAGCATCGCCACGTTTTATAATATATGAACCACTTAATAAAGCAGTCCAAGTTACTTTTATCATATCACCAATAATTTTATAATCTAAAACATCAGTAATTTCTTTATTCTTTTCGGCGGGTAGAGTAATACTCCAATCTCCAGCTTGATAACAAGTAAATACCGCGGGCTCCATAGGCTTTACACTTATAGGACCATCAATCATCTATTCAACATTTGTATTTTCTTCTACTGGTTCGACAAACATTTCATCAGCTTCACATTTATAATCTTCTTCCGCCTAGATATCTAAAACACCAGGAGTACTGATAAAATCAGGTGCCTAAACTTTCCAATAACGACCATTAAATTCAAATCGTTTATAACGTTCAAATGTCCGACGATTTTGCTCAGTATCACGTAAATATAATTCTAAAGTTAAATTTGGAACATCAACTACAATACCTGCTTTTTGAATAACATTTAATTTAGTTTCTACTGGACCACGAATAACTGCCCATTGACTAAATAATTCATGTGTTTCAGGATCTCTTGCAGTTAAATAATGACATCGACGACAATTGGCTCTAAAATAAGCAATTTCAGTGTCTTCTGACTTTAAAATCATCCAATGACTACCAGTATCTTTACCCCATTCAAAAGTATCTCCTGGCTAAAATCCTGATTCAAAATCAATAGATAAGATCTTTTCATCATAATCAAATTTTACTTTATCTGGATTCATTAACGCACGATGCCATTCTGCATTTTCTTGCCGATCATTTTTCACCCAGCAAGCTTGATATGAATATAATAATGCACGGTGAAAACCACGAAGTTTATCCATAATCATACGATTATGTTGGCGATCATTGTTCGCGGCTTTCGCTCTTTTGTGCAATAATTCAAGATTTTCCATTTAATGTATTCGCCAAATCTGTAAGTAACGTAATCGCGCTAAATACAGTGGTCCGATAAGTATCAAAGTTTATGACTTCTTGCAATCCTTCTAATTTACTTATTAAAATAAGAAAATCAAGTTGATCGCCAAACATTGCATGTAAGCCATATAATTCGATAAGTACAATATCTAACTATTTTTGCCAATCCTCATTATTTTCACGCATTGGCAATAGCTTCCATATCTAATTGATTAAGCGCCGTAAATCAGATATAATGATTGAATCTTTAAATTCTGCATTATGGGCTCTCATTATCTACTGGCTCCCAATAATAACTACTATCTTCAGCTGCTCCTTCAACTGGTTGCCAAGTACCCCCGTCGCCTACTTCCTTAACAGGAGTAACAACAACAATACTTGGAATTTCAACCTATTCCATGGCCGCTTCGACTAATTTATCTTTACGGTCATCTGTAAGAGCACTTTGATTTAACACACTCCAATTGGACATAATACGTCCGTCGTGCCCCTAAAAACGGCGCTTATAGAGGCGTTGAGCATGTATATTCTCTCGATGATTCTCAGCTTTTAAAGTTAATAACTTCGCAAGATGATTAGCTTGCGAAGTAAATTTAAAATCTGAACCGGAATATTTCATCCGAGTATTTTCTACAGAATTAATTTGACGATCCAACCACGCCTATTTCATGCATAAAGCAAAAATATTAATCTCTTCAGGAGTTAAATCTACATTATATATACCTTTTTCTTCATCATAGTCATACAATGCAAAACGTGGAAATTCAAAATAAGGAATGGCATCAAGTAAGAACTATTTAGCATCTCGAATAGTATCTTCCTCAGTAAGTTCTAAATACATATCATCAGTAATCTTACCTAAGAAGCGATTAATAATAGTTCCAAATGATGTTGCCATTGTACTGCACTCCTTAGTCTTCTTTTTTACTTACGACATTATATTTAGGAGTTGTTCTGCGGCCAGTAGTTTCTTCAGCTGCTGTTGGCTGTACACGACGTGTAGGAGCAGCCTTGACTTCCATTCCACTGTCTGTCTGTCCAGCAGCTTCTGCTGCTTCTGCCGCAAGTTCTTCCTTATGCTTGAGCGCAAGATCTACCTTAAATCCGGTCTTTTCTTGGATTGCCTTAATCTTACGAGTATCGGTAATAGGCAAATCTACAGCATATTTCTTAACTAATTCAATAACGCCACCTGGTGCAAAATCAAGACAATCGAGTAATGCATCTACGGAACCATTCTTTAGAAGATCAATAACTCCCTTGTCATCTAAATAATATTCCGGTTCTACTTTCATTGGCATCTCTTTCACCGTTGGCGCATCCTGAATGAACAAACTATTACGAATAATATAGGCACCGCCAGCTTTCTGGCTTAAAGCCATAAGCTCTTCAACAGGAATCAATTTAGTTTCACCTGGAGCAAACTCGCGGCGCACATGCATATCGTCCACATGATAGATAACAACACGATTGCTTCTATTGCGAACCTGTACCTTCTTATTTGTATCCATATTCAATTAAACTCCTTTTTCTCTTACATTTAAGGGGGAGGGGATTACCCCTCCCCGATTATATCAATTATGGGTTTGGAGTGACTGGAGTCTTATCACCCTGATATACGTCATACTGACCAGCAAGTTCTGTATCAACATAAACGCAAATGTCAGGAGTCATCACAACGCCAACGCCAACCTTCTTATAAACCTGAATTTCACGGCTACGGTCCTTGTTAACATACTCGTCAACAATAGTAGAACCTTCCATAACAACCTTAACAGGCTTTACAGCACCTGGGAGGATATAGCAATAACCTGGGTCAATAACCTTGGTTGTATGAGTTGCATCAGTAAATCCCTGTGGAAGGATATTGAGCACATGGCCCTTGTAGTTAGCAAAACGGCCATTGTTCCAAATGGTATCCTTCATATTGTCAGACCAAGCATCCCACTTCTCTGGGAGGATCTTCGCGGCAAACTCTTCAGTGCAATAAATGGTAGGAGTACCATAAGCAGCAGAAATAGCGAGCAAACGATCGAAAGCTTGAGAATCGAAACCATCAACTTCAACAGTGTTCAAAGCTGGAAGCTGAGTAAGACCTTCCTTAAGAGCAGCACCGATTTCCCAATAAATGAGCTCATCAATACCGTCCATAACGATCTTGGTTACTTCTGCGAAGTCAGCACGACCATCAAGGAACTCTTCAAGACCAATCTGAGCGGCACCGCCGATAGCACTAGTCTGAACTTCGATTGGGGTATCCTTACCAAGCTTAAATACTTCGTAAATACCAGCCAAACCAACCTTGGTGATGAACTGCTTTGCACGCTGACGATCATGTTTACGCCAGAAGATAGTTGAATTACCCTGAGCAATAGTCTTCACTTCAGCAAACTTGCCATATTCTTCTTCAACCTTCTTAGGAAGAATATCGTCCATTGTCTCTTCAATCAAAGAGAAGATGGTGTTCTTATTTTCGCGATAAAGTGCGAAAGTACCCGCGAGTTCATTCATTTCCTTACGAAGAGTCTCATTAAGAGCATCGTAGGTAAGATTCTCGCCATTAAATGAGTAAGCAACAGGAGCAGAGCGATCAGCCTTTGCAGTTGCCTTCATCAATTTAAGAAGTTCATTTCTTTCCAACATGACTTTTCTCTCCTTTCCTTATTACTTAATTCTCATGACCTTAACGGCCTTCTGCATATCACCAAGATTATAAATCTTGACAACCTGCCACTGGAGACTACCGTCGCCAGATGCAGATAAATAACCATGAGCATTTGGTGAAAGAACTGCACCAAGTGCAACTGTTTCATCAGCAATAGTATTGGTAGTGAAAATATCACCCTCATGAGTCTTGAATACACGAGGAACCATCAAACCGGCCTTGCCCTGACCACCAATGCGATCTGGCTGTGCATATTCTGCCATCTGAGGAATGTTCAACTTTTCAACTTCATAGCTATTGCCAATTGGATAATGATTACGACCATAGTCTGGAGCTTCGCCAGCTGCATTGTTATGAGCATCTGGATAAATTTCAACCTGACCCTGGATCTTCTTCATCATATCCCAATCTTCAGAAGATTCAAAACCATTAATACGAACACCGTTGATGCCCTGAGCAGAACCCCAAGCAGCGGCAGAAGCGCCAACACCAACTGGGCTATAAACACGACCATTATAATCACGACGAATCATCGCGAAATCCTGATCGGTCTCATGATCTCTATAAACCTTAACTTCATTAAATACGAGCATCCACTCGCCAGCGCCAGTGAAGTTGCAAGCGCCATTCAAATAGTCATACTTGACGAACTGACCATTCTCAAGGATGTCAATATCTGCTGCAACAGGGAGCTGAGCATAAATTTCGCCAGTTCTCTGTGCACTGAGATGGTTAGGCTCGACCTGACCGAAGCCAAGAGTTACAAACTTAGCTTCTGGAGACAATCTTGTAAAAGCCATACGTAGCTTCCTCCTTTATTAAAATTAGTTCATTTCTTTGGCGGTCTCACGCACAGCCTTAATCCAGGCAGGCGCGCTGTCACCATCATTGCCATCCAACTCATAAACAAGTGGATTCTCTGGAGTCTTTTCTGACTCCTTCTTATCGTTATCAAGGTTAAAACTTACCTTGTTACGAACACAAATCACAGAAAGCTTAGCTTCGATATCATCGAGAGAATAAGTGTCGATGTTATCTACACAGTCCTTCTTTTCAGCATCTGAAAGCATATAGAAACTATTAATCATTTCCTGCTTAGCTTTACGGTCGGTCTCAACCTTAAACGCACGGAGAGGCTCAACCTCAGCCTTCAATGCTTCGAAATCCTTTTGAAGCTGGGCAAACTGTACTGCCAAAGTCTTGTAAAGATCAGAATCTGCGACTTCTTCATCAGTTAAAGAATGCTTCGCAGCACCCTTCTTCTTCTTTTCGTCCTCATCTTCTTCACCCTTCTCTTCTTTATCAGAATCGGCAGGTGTACTTTCATCATCTTTGCCCTCTTCATCCTTCTTTGGTGGGAAAGGATTTTCCTTCTTTTCCTCTTCCTTCTTTTCCTCTTCCTCATCCTTCTTCTTGAATTCGGTTTCAGGATCAGTTGGGTTATTTTCCAAAGTAGGATCGATTACCTTATTTTCATCCATTGAAGTAAATCCTCCTTTGCTCAAAGCGTTCTTTATATCTTCCATTAAAGAAAATAATTGGTTCTTGAAGTCTCCGTCAAAGGAGAATTGTGCTGCAATACCCGCGCCCTCAAAACAAGGCTCGACGTCTTCTCCAAGAATACAAAGCTTTTGTATCATTGCTTCGTTAATTATGAAAAATTTAGGAGCACCATTATCATCGAATGTCCAATGGCCATCTAATTTTTCTTCATCAAGTTCCATGGATTGATTATTGCCATGTTCTAAAATGCGCTTTGCTTCTTCATAGACGCTAGTCCACAAAAAACCTTCAGTCATTAAATACTCATGTTCTATGCCTTCATCATTAAATTTCTAGAACCAAATCTTCGCGCTTGAGTCAACAAAGCCATAAGCTTTAGTTTTATCAATAATTTTAAATTTACCATTGCCAACTTCAATACTGCGATTATGACCAGAAAAGTCTTGTGTCTCAGGATCAAAGTAGCCAACGATAGGACAACCATGTAAAGTTTTTGCCATTTTAGTGGCAGTTTCTTTTGTAATTACACTACCATTACGATTTGGCTGCTCACCAACATAACAAACTTTTACTTCACAATGCTATAAAAGAGGATTATCCGCAATGGGAGTTACGTTAAGTAACTCGACTGTATTTTCAATAGGAATACTAATATGCTTAGGCACTTAACTCACTCCTTTCCAGCAGATTCTCTATTAGCTATAGTTTTATCAGATTTCTATTCATTACTTTTTTCTGGTCTGCCCATTTGTTTTTCTTCTCCTATTGCCTTGCCCTATTGACCGGCAGCTTTATTTGCTGCTGCTTGAGCATTACCTTGTTGTCCAGGTAAAATATCTTTACCATTTAAAGTAGAACTCATAAGAGGCGGGATCATAATTTCTTGAAGTTTTAGTACTTCATTCTCAAAATGAGCAGTTGCAATAATAGAACTCTATGAATGTCCAAGTGCAATTTGAGGTAACATCTTGGAAAAACCAAGTTGTGTATGCTCTTTATACATCTTAGACAATTCTTTATAATTATTAATTGTGGTTTCTAACATGTTAAAATGTAAACACCACTTTTTATTCGCCGCAAACTTTCTACGTAATACACGACTAAAAAGTTCATTAAATTCAAATACTAAATCACGCACACTTGCTTCGTCTACTGCAGAAGCTTTTTCCAGAGCCAAATTGCTATTAGAATTAAATAAATTCTAAGAAACACCTGCTTCATTATAAACAGTACGTTCTACTTTTTCTAACTCGTCTCGCGTAGTAGTAGTATTCTTATCAGCAAGATCGGCAACATCTACATCAGCAAATGTTGTCATAACATCAACGCCAACTGCACGCTTTAACATCTAAACAGTATTATTATGAATATCTTTAGCTTCATCAACGTCGAAAATTAAATCGCCATTTTTATCTAAAGGTAATTTCTAAATAATAACTTTTAAAAGTTGTTGCAACATTTTTCGTTGATCTAAATCCTGAGCTTCATCCAAATCGAGGATTTTCGTAGTAATATTTACTAATAAAGGATAATCTCGCCCATTTAGATTAACCTTAAAGGCACACTCTGGATCTAGTAGCCACCAAGGCCCATTCTTATTTTCTGGATCAGTCCACTAATCAGAAGGAGTCTTATTTAAACGGCCCTATTTATACGCAACGTATGCTTTTGCAAATTCCTCTGGATACATTTTAAGGACTCGAAGTCTCATTTCAATGTCCGGGAACATGTCATCAAAAAATTTAGGATTAAATTCTACCGCTGGCGTATTACCCACCTTAAAACGACTACGGCAATATTGAATTGGTAATTCCTAAAATGTAAAGCCGTTTTTAGTGTCAATAATATAACCATAGTAGCATCCATTAACGATAACTTTTAAAGCAATATCATTACATAATTTTTTAATGCCACTTTCATCCATGTAATCTAAAGCATCAGCAAATGCACTCAATACTTCTTCATCTTTCGTTTTATCCTTTAAAATATATGGAGTGATATACCAATCATATCTATATAAACCAGCAAAATATTTACATAGCCGTTCATATAGGCCACTTACTTCAAAGAAATAATTAGAAATATTCCGTAACATGTTTACATCTTTACGGGCCATTGCTCGTAAAATAGAAACTTTACTATAAGTACGTTGATCTGCTTTCTTTAAAGATCCTAAATCCACAACGGCATCTTCAAGAGTCTAAAAGCCGACCTTAATTTTGCCGTAATCTACTTGTGAACCATAGATGTCTCTTAGTTCTGGACGTTGAACGATTGAAAAGCCCTTGGCATGTATTGCATTTTGATCGGCCAATCCAATCCCTCCTTAATATCCAGCTTTTTCCATAATATAATCATAACTAATTAAATTCTCTTCAGTATATGGAATTTCAATTAGATTATAATTATTTAGCGCACAAAATCTACGCTTATTTTTATCGTTAAACTATTGACGATAAAAACCCTACTTTCCACCATATTTAGAAGAAGGCTCATAATGCTATTTTCCCTAATATTCAATTAAGAAATCTACATTGCCATCATCATCAAAAACACAGAAATCAAATTTTAATGGGCGACCATTAGGACTATTTAATCCTTCAAATTCTTGTTCCATGGTGAAATTTAATCCAGCTTCGCGCAAGATTTCTTCGATTTTAATTTCTCCTCTTGATGCACGCATATTTGACACCTCAATTCATGAATAACATATCACTAAATCTCTTTTTGCGCTTTTTACGTTTTTTATCTTCTTCAAGTTTAATATAGTATAAACCGTACTCAAAGGCGGAGAATTTATCTTTTTTAATGCCTTTATTCGCTTGTTTCAAAATGATATTTACGCCTTCATTCTCTTCACGTAAATTCATCATCTCTTCTTTTAATATGGAAGTTAAAGTGAATGGTTTAAGATATTCTGCCCGTTCCTCAGGCTTCATATCTTGTCCGCGCTTTGTTCCCATTAACTTAACTTTCGCAACACGCTCATCAATCAACATCTTAACATGTCCAGAAGCCATCTAACTTTGCGCATTAGCATGAGCTTCAGTGTTAATGGGCGCATTAGCTTTAATAATCCAAAGCGCATTTTCTTCACAGATCTAAGTGCGATACTTTTTATACTCGCCATCATCATCATTATCTACACCAAAATCTGGAATTACATCTCCAGTATCAGGATCAGTCTGACCTTTTACCATATAATCTACTAACCCAATACCTAAACCATTACCATCAATCACAAGCTTTTTAGCCTTATACTTATAGTATAATTTTTTTAATTTAATTGCCTAATCTTCAAAATGAGTATCAGACATTGTATAAATATTTACTAAACTAATTAATGCTAAACCACTAGTTTGAGGAGTTACTTTAAATACACAAACTACTGTATCACAGCCTTTACGACCAACGTCGCAAGCCAATACATAATAAGCATTTTTAGTGCTACGACCGGAAAATTCATATTCAGGTTGTTTTAAAATACGATTATGATCAAATTGTTCGGCGTTAAAAAACGCATCTTCAATAGTGCCCGACCAAACACTTTCATATTCACGATCAAAAGATGATTCATTAAACGTTCCGTCCATCTTAAGATCTCGAATAAATGTTTTATCTAATAAACCCATTAACACAGGAATTCGCCAAGTACCGCCCATAATCATAGCACGGTCTGGTTTAATAATTTCCCATACTAATAATTGAATTAACTTATCATAAGCAAATGTATTTTTCCAACCAGCAGTTGTTACATAAATTTGACTTTTATTTAAAACTTCAGCATCGTCTTTATCGCCCCAAGCGCCTCGACGAGATACGTTCATTGTAGGAATAATAACTTCATTAAGAATCGTTCCATCAATACCGACGCACTCTTCCATGAGTCCACCATGACGGCGTTGTCCTCTCGAAGTTTCACGAGCTGCTATATTGTCCAGCACTGACCCGTTCTTAAATACATATCTAACATAATCTTTACCTTCCATCGTTTTACCTCTCCGCCAATCTATCTCTTGATAGAGTGCGGGAATAAGGTGACATAATTCTTGCACTTTAGCTTTTAAAATACTTGAAGCCTGTTCCTTACCACCAGAAGTTACAAATAACTTTGCCCCAGGATACAGAATGCAACGCAAAATTAATATCAACGCCGCAAGGAAAGATTTTGAGTAAGCACGTGGGAATACTGCATACGTATATTTATAACGCATGGCCGCACGCAAGAAAACTCTCTAATAATAAAATAAATGAAAATTTTCTGGATTATTTTTCTCGGTTAAAAAATCAACAAATAAATCTGGATACTCTCGCCAAAATGCAATATATTTTCGCGCAATCGGAATACAAGCAGTAACACGTTCTTCAGATAAACCAATTTTATCTACATTGCTCTTGAGATTGAGTAAATCTTGTAAGGCCATTACTCATCATCCTCTCCAAGCAATTCCCGCATTGTCTGTTCATCATCTTTTTGCTCTTGTTCAATAAATTCATAATGAGCTAAGAAATCGCCATCACTAAGAACTTCTTGTTCTACATTTTCCAAACTGAGATCATCCATATCTGTAGTGTCAGCGTCTTCTTCTTTTTCTTCTTCACGCTGCATAGTGCGAGCCGCATTCTCAATTAAGTTACCAAGATTCAATTCTTCAGTAACTAAACGATGTGTGTAGCCACGCAAATCAGCTAAGGTTTCATCGGGTTTATCTTGAGGTTTATCAACATAATATCGCGGGATAAATCCTTCACGTTCGCATAGAAGAATAAATTCATCAATCGCGGAAACATACTCTCCGCTTTCTGCTTTATTCTAAGCTGCGGTAAATTTTGCGGATTTCATAAGCGTGTCATATACTTTCGACATCTTTTGAAAACCTTCAATATCACCAAGGTCTACTAATTGATGACATTTTAAAGAAGTTTTACAAATTAACTTCAAATAGTCCTCATGCGCTGGTGTAACAATATCGAAAGCCGCCATCATTTCCTAATACAGCTTTTCGAGTTGTACCCACTCATAAGGACGATAGGCTTTACCCCACTTAATAGTAAGGTATTTCTTATCTTCTTCTGTTAAATCATCACTAAAGTATTCAGGCTCATTTAAATCGATTGGAGCCCCAACATTACTTTGAGCCTAAAATTCGGCAGGCTTTTCAGGCATTGTGCCTGTAGTAATCGCTGCATCAATTTCTTCACCGCTATAACCCTATCGCGCCATAACTTCTGCTTTCTTAGCATCAGCCTCTTCGCGCAAACGCTCGGTGTCAGCCCAAGTATAATTGCTGAATTGCTTCATACGCATCTTAGACAAATAGCGTCCAAGAATAGTCATACCAGTAACCTTTTTAGGATCCTTAGCATAACGTTCCAGAAGAGTTGTCCACTCTTCTTCTATATACGGCACATCAATTTCTTCTAAGATCCATGTATATGATTTTGGATCCCAGTTATCGACATGACGTGTTAAACATTTTTTACATTCCGGCAAGAATCCATCAGGATACTTGTCTGTCCGCTTGGTTTGATAGAACTAATTTTCATCCATAGTTCTATTGCAAGTTTTACAATATAATGTCTTGCCTTCAGCCATACTTAGCTCTCCTTCTTTTTACTATTACGACATTGTTTACAAATGGAATAGAAACCATCTTTGCTTGTCTTATTAATAGAAAAGAAGCGAGAATGAGCTAACTTAACTTCACCACAGCGCGAACATTTCTTCCACTTGCCTTTTTCAACAAATGTAAAATACCATAATAGCCATTCATCTTGAGCCTTTTGCGCAATTAATTTAGGAATCTTATTACGCCAAAGACTACTAATGTATTCAATTGAGTGAGTAAACTGAAACTCTTGTTGTAGTAATGCCTAAATTTCTACATTTTGAAGTTTATCCATTTTATATTCAATAATACGCTTATACATTGGATAATCTTCAAGCGCACGATTTACTAAGGGCATAAAATCCATGCATAAAGCCCAGGCATCACTATCAAATTTCCCTTCGGACCTTGCTTTTAATGCAGGATAAACTTGTAAAATTTCACTAATAACTTTATAATCTAAAAATGAGATACCTTCCCAACGAATAAGTGGATTATGTTTTTCATCATATTCAACCCATTCGCGCCATGGTAAAGGAATTGATGTCTTAAGCCCTCGTGTAATTTTACTAAAGATTATTGGTTGTCTGTAAGCATTCTTAATAATATATTGGTCTTTCCGCATTTCAATGAGTGTTCGTTTGACAATAAACGCTTCACGTCCGGTAACAGTTTTCTATAATTTTTCCCATCTTTCAATACTTTCCCGCAACTGTTTAAGAAACGGGATCTCTTCAATATCTTTTTTCGTAATTGTTACTTTCGGTTGAAATATTGTATTCTTTCCATTCTCACTAATTAAATTATAAATTCCATCTTCGCCATTCTCTAACTGTTCAACCAGACCCTCATAAGATGTTTCCCGCTTATTAATCGTTGCCATACGATTAGGCGTTAACAACTTATGCTCCTTTTTCTCTTGCTTCTCCATACAAAGAACAAGATAGTCGCCGAGGATTTCGAGATACTACTCGCTTGGGTCGGGAGTTTCTGCTAAAATCTAATTTACTAACTTTAAGCGTTCTTGTGGAGAATCGATTGTATAATCTAACTTAATTATAGCAATCTCCTCCTTTTAGAATTTAGTGGTTGTTAGTTCCACTTACTACACTCATTATACTGAAAAATTTTGCGTTTGTCAAGATTGGCTTTTGCCCATATTACTTGAAAATCTCAAAAATAAATGATATAATTATTATAGAAAGTAGGAGATGACTATGAAGTTAGAAAAAGTAAAGTACACTTGTCCGCAATG